GCCTGGGTCGTGCCGACCACGGGCACCTGAAGCGCCTGCGCCATCGCCTTCAGGTCCGACGAGATGTTCGAGATCTGCTTCCATTCCCGGCTGCGCTGGTTCGTGCGCCCATCGCGCATCAGGTAGAACCCGTCGACGATGATGAGGTCGGTTCCGAAGCGCTCCGCCTCCGCCGAGATGAGGTCGACCGTCGCACCCTTCGACCCGCTGCTCAGCTTCCGGTCGCTGAGGAAGGTCATGGCCGCCTTCTTCCCGCCCTCTCGCGCGCCGGACTTCTCCCAGTCCTCCAGGCCCTCCAGGGTGTCGAAGAACCGGCGCTCGTCCTGCGCGGAGAGGGTGCCACTCTTCACCTCCTCGTAGTCGACCTCGGCGATGATGGCTGCCGCACGCCGGACGAGGATCTTGTCAGCCATCTCCTTCGAGTACACGAGCACCCTGTACCCGGCCATGTAGGCGTAGACCGCGATGGCCAGCGCCACCCAGGTCTTCATCTGCTTCGGCCGTGCGTAGATGACGATGAAGTCCTCGTTCTGCATCCCCGCAGTCGCCTTGTTGAGGGGCGCCCAAGGGAAGGGGATGCCAGTGATCCCACCAGCCTCCTGCATCCTGTCGTAGTCCTCACGCAGGAGCTTGGCGGCGGTCGACATCATGAGGTGCTTGCTGGAGCTGCCCTGCAAGCCCAACTCACGTAGTTGGGGAAGGTATGCGCCGAGGATGACCTGCGGGTCCTCCCCCTCGTCGAGCAGGCTGTCCACCTCCTCGACCAGTGTGCGGATCTCGGCCTTCACGTTGTTGTCGATCACCTCCTTCATCAGGGCCTCGATCGGGTCCCTGGAGGGGTGGTAGTCGAACTCGGGGAAGACGCGCCGGACCCTCTCCAGGCTCGGGACGACACCAGGGGCCCGCGGGTCCGAGAAGGCCGCGGTGAGCCAGCGGTACATCTCCCGCGCCTCTTCCGTCTGCAGGTACGCCGCGTTGAACCCGGACCGCCGAAGTGACGAGAGGTCCCCATCCCGGATAATGTTCGAGATGAGGGTCAGTTCCGCATTCGGCATTCAGAGCTCCGTGTCGTCATCGACGTTCTGCGTGGGCGTCCCATCCTCGCTGGCGGCGGCCAAGGGAGAGACTTCGGTGGTGGCCAGACCGACGATGCCCATCATGTGCACGGCAACCTCGTGCATGAGGCCGGTCATGTCGTCCACCATCTCCTGGGGAAGCGAGATTAGGGTCTCCTGGTCTCGAGCCAGCACGTCGACCTGCTTCAACGTCTCGTTCACCACCACGACGTTGTAGCGGACGACGAACCCGGCTCCGTGCTGGGCCGGCGGGGTGAGCACGCCCGTCACCTGGACCTCGACGCGTACACCCGCGCGCATGCTACCGCTTCCGCCGGCCGAGGGCGGCCTGGTAGAGCGCCTCGGCGACCTTCACGGCGTCCTCGGTGTACTGGGACGCCAGAGCCGCGGCGATGTCGGACGCGCGCTCCACGTCTTCCTCCGACTGGTTGACCGTCAGCGAGACGGTGCAGTGCGCGCCGAAGCCGGCGCCGAAGTCCTTGTCGCTCAGGTCGAAGGAGCAGGTCACGCGGGCCTGTCCATCGCCGACCAGAGCAGCCAGCCTATCACGTGGCATGGGCACGTCCTCCTCGGTGATGTTCTTGTCGAAATAGCGGCGTTCCTCGCCGTGCACTACCGTGTAGTGCACGGCGCCCAGCATGACCACGGCGGCGCCTACTTGAGCTCGGGCGGGAGGACCACCGACGCGGTGCCGGTCTTGGTCTTCAGGTAGGTCTCGTACCGGATCCGCTGCTTCGTGGGGAGGCGCGCGATCTGGTGCGGCTCCACCTTGTACTTGAGAACACCGAGCTTGAGGAGCTCGTCGATCTCGCCCACCTCGATGGCCCGGTCGATGAGACCGAGGTCGTCGACCTCGGTCGTGGTACTCGCCGACTTCACCTCGATGGCGTGCCCATTGATCATGTGCAGACCCTTGCCCATCGGGCGGATGGCCTTCTTGACATCCTCCTGCAGCCCGGGGAGCTCGGTCTCGGCCTCTTCCAGCTCCCGGATCACGTCCGGCATCTGCTCGCGGAGCGCCGCCTTGATGGTGATGATGGTGTTCTTCCGGCTCTCGAGGGCGGCGACCGCTCGCTCCAGCAGGTAGAGGCCGTCGGCGGGCTCGTCGTTCTCGCTATTGCTGCGGCTCATCTCTTCTCCAGGAAGGAACGCCCGTAGGCGTTCCGGTGTAGGTTGTCGACCAGGTGCAACCCGTTCTTCAGGTCGCAGATGGTCTGGTAAGTCTTGCCCTTCTTGCTCTTGACCAGCTTCTGGTCTCCCTCGCGCAGGAGGTACGACGGAAGCAGGATGACGAGCATTGGGTAGCGGACGGGCGTACCCGTCACGGGACTGGGGATGCTGATGTCGTAGATCGTGCCGCGCTTGTCCGTGATGGCCACCGCCTTCCCCAGGAGGGCTGTGGCCGCGGTCTTGCCGGCAGCGATGATCAGGAGCGGGTCCACGGCGTAGATGGTTCGGTGCAGCCGGTCGAGGCACTCCTTGACCTCGGCCGTCGTAGGGGTGCGGTTCTCCTCGGGTCGACACAGGACCGCGTTGGTCCAGAAGATGTACCGATCGAGGTAGTCGCGGAGCTTCATGAAGAACAGGGAGTCCTCCTGGATCTGTGAGAGGTTGTTGAGCTCGTCATCTTCCGGCCACGCCTTCCGCAGCATGTCCATGAGGAGCTGCCCCGACTCCCCGAGGAAGGCGGCGCCCTCCTCGTCCTCCAACGCGCCCGGCGCCTCGCCGATCATGACGATCGGCGCCGTGCTGCTCCCGCTCCCGAACACGACCTGGGTCCGGGAATCTTTGAGATACGTGCACCGCTCGCACGCGTCGTACTCGTCCGAGAGGTCCTCGAGGGCCTTCCTGCCGCAGGTCTCGAACGGCATGTCAGCGCCTCGGTCCCATTCCCGGCAGGAGCAGCCCGGTGCTCCCCGTCATGACGCGGTCGATCTCGACCATGCTCCTGCACTGGCTGAGGTCGAGGTAGGCGTCGACGCGGACCACGACCTTCGTGGGCTTCTCGAACGGCCCGATCGGCAGCGGGACCACCGTCATCTCGAGGTCCTCGCCCGCACGTGGCCGGTGCTGGATGACGATCTCGTACGCGTCCTTGAGCGCGACGTAGCCCTCCTCCGCTGCGAGCGGGGTGTGCGCCTCGCGGTCGAGCTTGCCAACGTAGTAGTACCTGTCGGACCGGACTCCGACGAGGCCGGCTACGCCTTCCACGTACGGAGGGCCTTGGAGTGTTTGCTGTCCCATGTGTCTCCTTTGATTTTCCAGCCAGAGGTTCGGCACCATTTCAGGACGGACCGGAGCATTCCGAAGCTCTGCTTGACGCCGCGGTCGGAGAAGATGTCTACGACCGGGTCGAGCTTGCCGCGGAGCGGTCGGAGCACGCGCCCCACCGCCTGCACCCACTCAGTGGGTGCGTAAGAGTCGACCGCGAGCGGGGTGGTCATGACCAGTGCGCTGAGCGCGGGGCGGTTGTAGTTCTCCTTGCCGACGTGCAGGGTCGCGACCACTACGTCGTAATCGTTCAGCTGACGTAGACGCTCCTGTGCGTCCTTCTCGTCGCCGGTGATCCCGCCGCACCGGATACCCTCATCCGTGATCAGTCCGACGAGGGTGAAGACGTGGGCCTTCGAGTGGCTCAGGACGTACACCTTGTGCCCTTCACGAGTTCTTCTGACCACGACGTCCACGATCTTGCGGTTCCGCTGGTCGTCCGCCGCCAGCTTCCCGCGCAGCTTCGAGACGTTCGGCATGCCCTTCACGTCGCAGATGTCCGGGTCGTCCTCGGCTATCACCGTATCCGTCTCGTGCAGCCAGACCGTTGGCACGAGCGAGTCATCGGACGGGTCGTCGTAGAGCACCGGGCCTATGTGGTAGAGCACGATGCCCTCGCAGCGGTCCCGTCGCTTCAGCGTTGCGGTCAGCCCGAGACGCTGACCGTTCGTCAGGTCGGACCCGCGGGCGAACCACTCTGCGGCCTGGTGGTGCACCTCGTCGTAGATGGTGAGCCCGTAGTACGAGTGGAAGTCGTGCGGGAGCTTGCCGGCCTCCGCGCGCTTCACCAGCGTCTGGATGGTGGAGAACACCACGTCTCGCCGATAATCCAGCCGGTCTCCGAGCACCCAACCGACCTCTCCATCCATGTGGAAGAGCTCGCGAAGCTCGCGCTCCCAGTTCCGCAGGTGCGCCTCCTGGGCAGAGACCACGAGTACGGGCGCGCCGATCTCGCAGGCGTAGCGGAGCCCCAGCACGGTCTTCCCCTTCCCGGTGTCGAGGCGTAGGACGCCGTCCTGGCCATCCGCGGCGGCCTGCTGCAGCGCAGCCCACGCCGGGATCTGGTTAGGTCTGAACGCGAAGGAGTCCCGCACACGCAGGGTGCTGGCGCGGAAGGTCTGGGGCCGGAGATCGACTACCGAGTCGACCCCCAGCCGAGGCAGGTCCACTCGCCGCACGTAGTTGCGCGGTACCTCCAGGTGGTGCGGGTGCCGCCGTACCAGGATCCTGGGCTCCATCCCGGCCTCGATCCCGAAGGTGAGGGCGCGCACGATCGGCGCCTCCGTTACGGCACTCCGCGGCAAGAACAGCGACGCGCCGATGTAGGCCACGTCTGGATCAAGAATGGGCAGGCGGAGCCGCATCGTCAATCTTCCTCCTCCTCGTCCTCGTCGCGGTGCCGAGTGCTGCGCTTCGGCTTCCGTGCCCGTTCCTCGAAGACGTGCTTGAAGGGATCCCGGTAGGGCGCGCGCGGGATCTGGTCCATCGCGAAGATACCCTCGACCATGCCTGCGCGGATCCCTGCCAGGGCCCCGTTGAACATCAACGCCTCGAAGAAACCCAGCGCCTCGTCGTTCCGCTCCACGAAGCTCTCCGGGTCCGGCGTGACTGCGATGCTGTTCCCCGGGCCCTTTCGTCCGGCGGAGCGGCGGTCATCCCTGTCGTCCCGATCGTCTCGCCGACTATCCCGCTCCCGCTTGTCCCGCAGGTTGTTCTTGACGATGACGGCGCACGTCGCCTGCCAGCGGCAGTTGCGGCAGATGCGGTCGTTCTCGTCGTGTTCTCGTTCATCTCCGAAGCAACTGGGCCTGCGGAGCGTGTTTTCTTCATAGCGAGCCACTTAGTGCCCTCCTGGTTCGACTCTCTTATGCCGGGGTATGTTACGGTCTGCACATCGACCCCTTCCGTCGAGGTAGAGATGCGTGTTCTCGATGTTGCCGACGACTTCGGCGCCTTCCTCAAGGCGGCCATGCCGGTCATGCAGATGGGGCTGGTCAAGACCGCCGCCTGGCGTGAGCCCAGCGCGCTCCGACCTCGGGACGGTGCGCTCATCCTCATCGACACCGACGGCAAGGAGTACGTGAAGTACGCGTGCTTCGATCCCGGGAATACGGCGGTCTCCATGCTCTACCTCGAGCACGCGCGACCGCACCTCAACCCGGCCGCCATCAAGGTCGCGGCCACCACCCTCGCCGCGGCCGCGCAGGACTGGGGGCTCCCCGTACCCTCCGAGATCGCGAAGATGGCCAGCATTGAGCTGAGCCCGGAGGACCAGCGCCACGTCGTCGATGCACGGCGCGTGCATTACCACCCGCCGAAGGTGGCGGCCGCTCCGCGGAAGTCGGAGGGGCCGTTCGCGAAGCTCGCTGGCGCGAAGCTGCAGTGGGCCGACATGGACCCGTTCGCGCGGCGCGAGGTTGCGTTGGAGCTCACCAAGGCGGCGTCGGCCGTCCCGCTCTCGATCCCGGACCACTTCTACCGGTACGCCGGTGAGCGTCTCAGCGGGAAGTTCGCGTCCTACATGCGCGAGCGGCTCGACTATGTGAGCGACCCCGAGGTGGCCGAGGGGTACCAGACCTTGGCCAAGATCGCCGAGGCATGCACGCCCGACTCCGTCGTGCAGTCGCTGTACGCGCTCGACGAGCTCGCAGGGCTGCGCTGGGGCGGCGGAGACCGCTACGGCGAGAAGCTGGCTGACCCCGTGCGGTGCGTCTACGACTGCAACAAGATCGCCAGCTTCTCGTGGAACCACGGGGCCGAGGCCACCAACGAGAACGAGCTCTACGACATGGTTCACGACCCGCGCCGCCTGATGCGGCTCAAGGGCACCTTCACGGACGAGCTGTGTGCCCGCATCGAGAAGGACCCGGTCGGTACGTTCAAGGCCATGCCCCACGAGCAGAAGGTGATCCTGTCGCGCATGGCTCGCGAGGTGTAGGCATGCCGACGCTCGAGGCCCTACTTGGAGATCGAACTACATCTCCGCTGGCCCTTATGCGCGGTCTCACTGCGCGTTTCGGGCTTGACTGGCTGACCTGGGAGCCGGACGCCCTCCAGATGACCCTGGAGCGCGAGCTCGGCGTGCAGGTCCTGCCGGCCGTGATGAGCCTGGCCCTGGCCGGGGCCGCCGTCGCGCAGCACGACATGTTCTGGCAGAACTGGGAGCACTTCCACTTCCTGACCCAGGCGCTCAACGGGCAGGTCCCCGACTTCAAGAACCACCAGGAGCTCTCCGTCGGGCAGATGATGCGCGCCGTTCGCGTGGCGGAGCAGATCCGTGAGGACCTCGGAGGCCTGTCGTCGCAGGTCCCCTTCTCGGAGGAGGTCGCGCGGTACGTCGCTACGCAGGCGCTGCAGGCGGGTGTCTGGTACCTGCCTCCGCCCCTCGACTTCGCGACGCGCCATGCGAGCGGACTGCGCTACCGGTGTAAGGACTGCGGCACGGTCTCCGAGGTGCTGGTGGACGACGGCATGTGCGACGTCTGCGTCGACCGCTTCAACACCAGCAGGCTCGGTGCCTGGCGCCCGGATCCAGAACGACTCGCGAAGGGCTGGGGGAGCAACATCGAGTACTTCGAGGCGAACCCCACGGCCCCAGTCGCGAAGCGCCTGAAGGAGTTGACCGAGCACCCGGGACGCACGTTGCAGGAGACGCAGACGGACATCTGCGTGAGCCGGCTCCTCGCCGCGATAGAGTACGCCAACCAGCCTGGTGCAGGTTTCACATGAACGCTGACGTCTACAGGACCTGCTTCGCAGAACTCAGCAAGGCCGCCTCGCTGGGCGGCGCCGCCCGCGCCGTAGGGAACTTCGCCCGCGATGCCGGAGAACTCACACTGCGTGGGTTCACACCTTCCGGAATCCGGGAGGGCTTCCAGGCCGGTAAGCAGCAGCTCCTGCACGGGGACGCATTCTCGCGTATCGGGGTGGGCGTAGCGGTTCCGTTCACGGCATGGGACACGGCGAACACCCTTCGCACCAAGACGGACCCTGTGAGCGGCAAGCCCATCGGAGTGTTCGAGCGCGGTGCAACCGCCCTGGGGAAGGTCACCTCTGGGGTGGCAGGCATGACCGCGTTGAACCATGGAGGTCTTTTTCGCGGGCTCGGGGTCGCGATGGCTGCGGGGCTCGGCACGGACATGATTACGCGGCACGCGGGACGGTTCCTTGATCGGAAGTTGATGCCGACGGCGCCGCAGGGCGGCGCCGCGATCGGGCGCATGAGCAGTATGTACACCGCGCGCCCGACCGGGCGCATGGGCAGTATGTACGCCGCGCACCCAGCGACTGCCGCTGGCGGTACACCCGTCGCTCGGGGGGCGTGATGAGCATCGGTGTCCTCGGCGGCGACGCCAGCCGCTTCACCCCGCGCCAGGCCACGTCCTACTGGACGAGCCGCGGGTACGGCGTCCGCTACCCGTCTCCGTTCTTCGACGTCGCTCAACAGTTCCTCCCCGAGAACGTCCACCAGCTGCACACCTGGTGTCGGTACTACTTCCTCACGAACCCGGTGATCAACGTCGCCTGCCAGAAGATGGCGGAGTACCCGGTGACGCCGCTGGTCTGGGAGACAGACGACGACCAGCTCGGGAAGCTGTACCTCGACCTCGAGGAGCAGTTGAAGCTGCGGCAGTTCCAGGTCGAGATCGGCCTGGACTACTTCGTCTACGGCAACGCCTTCGCCAGCGTCTTCTTCCAGCTGGAGAAGTACCTCATCTGCAGACACTGCCAGGAGCGGGTGCGTGCCTCGAAGAACCGGAGCCGCTACAAGTGGCGCGGGGGCCGGTTCTACCTGCACTGCCCGAAGTGCGCTGTCGAGGATTACGCCGACCAGGCCGACAACTACCCGCGCAACGCGCGAGGGGCCCGCCTCGTCCGCTGGAACCCCGAGAACATCGAGATCAAGTACAACGAGATCACCGGCAACAGCCGGTACTACTTCCGCCTGCCGAGGAGCGTCGTCAACGATGTCCGGCTCGGCGACCCCGAGACGATCGAGACCCTCCCCTACCAGTTCCTCGAGGCGGCGCGCACGAACCGCGCGCTCCTGTTCCACCCCGACAACTTCTTCCACCTGAAGCGCCCCACCATCGCCCAGAAGGACCAGGGCTGGGGGATGCCGCTGATCTTCCCGCTCCTCAAGGACGCCTTCTACATGCAGGTCATGAAGAAGGCCCAGGAGAGTCTGCTTCTCGAACACGTCGTTCCCCTGCGCATCATCTTCCCCGGGCCCACCACCGGCGGCAACGATGGACCCTTCGGCGCGTACAACCTCGTCAACTGGAAGCAGAAGGTCGAGGTCGAGATGGCGATGTGGAAGCGGGACCATAACTACATCCCGATCCTCCCGATGAACATCGGGTACCAGCAGATCGGCGGGCAGGCGAAGGCGCTCATCCTGCACCAGGAGTTCCGCATTCACGCCGAGGCGATGCTGGCGGGCGCAGGCATCCCCGTAGAGTTCGTCTACGGCGGCTTGCAGTGGTCGAGCTCCAATACCTCGCTGCGCGCTCTCGAAAACACCTTCCTGGGCTACAACAAGGAGCGGTACAACCTCACGCGCTTTGTCATCGACAAAGTCGCCTCCCACATGGGGTGGCCGCGCATCCCCTTCCGCTTCGAGAAGTTCCGCATGGCGGACGACCTGCAGCGGGCGATGTTCTACTTCCAGCTCAACCAGGCGAGCAAGGTCTCCGACCAGCGTCTGCTCGAGGAGATCGGCGAGGACTTCGACACCGAGCAGGCGCGGCTCACCGCCGAGATGCGGAAGCAGGTCACGACCCAGCGCGCCACGCAGCTCGCGTCTGCCGACATCCAGGGCGCCGCAATGCTCCGTACGTCGCGGTACCAGGCCAAGGCGACCGAGATCACGATGAAGGCGCAGGCCTCCACGCAGATGGACATCCAGCAGGAGCAGGCGGCCATGGGGATGGTCCCCGGTGCCGCGCCTGCGGGCGATCCGGCGGCAGCGGCAGCCAGCGGTGCTCCCGCAGCTGGCGATCCAGCAGCAGGTGCGCAGCAGCCCGAGGCAGCCCCCGGAGCAGCGCCAGGTGCACCCGCGGGTGCACCTGGGCAGGACGCCGTGCAGCAGACCCCGGGGGTGCCCGAGGGGGCAACGCTCTACGACGAGAACGCGGCGACCCCCAACGCATCCCGAGGGCCTACCCCGATGGCGGGTCTCGAGTCCACGCTGCAGATGGGACAGGGCGGCTTCGACATGCGCTACGTCGCCCAGCGTGTCGCTGCCTACATGAACACGCTGAAGCAGCAGCCCGGCGGCGAGCAGCTGATGTACCAGGAGCTCAATAAGCTGCAGATGGAGAGCCCGCAGCTCTACCAGATGGTCATCCAGCTGCTGAACAGCAGCGGCTCGGCGCGGAACCCGTTAGACCCGCTCAAGTCCCCCATCACGCCACGGTCCGGTGCGCAGGTCGACGCAAGCCGGGCAGTGGGAGGTTAAATGTTCAAGACTGCCTCTGCTGTCTACGATACTTACGCTCTTGCCTACGAGAAGCTGGCTTATGGAAACGAGGAGCACGCGCAGCTCGCAGACATCGCGGCGAAGTCAGTGGGTAGCGGCGCTCCGTCGCCAGCGGTCGCGTCTACGATCCAGCGCGGCGCCCTGAAGGTGGATAGCGGCATTCGTCATCCGTGGCTGCCACATACGGATCCCTTGCACTCCTTTCCCGGGTCGCAGACGCGATCGATGGTCGGCAAGAATGTCGCGCAGAAACAGGACTTGGCAGTGCACGATATCGCCAAGTCCATCGCCACCAAGGGAAGTCCCCTTTCCGGTGCGCGCGCACACCGCGGTTTGATGAACCTTGGAGAGGGGCACCACCAGCTGATGGACATCGGGGCACACATGGAACGTCCCGAGCGGGAGGGCCAGGTGACACGCCTGCGCGGTGTCATGAAGGGGAAGGAGCACGGATACGGGGGCGGACTTATTTCCGGGCGGGAGCACCATCTCTCCGGGATGAAGCTGAAAAGGGACGGACTGCACGCGGATCTCGATCGGCTGCGCCCCGAGTCCTCCGCGGTCGATCGCGCGGCCCTTGCGCGTTCGGAGCGCTTCGGTTCTTCGACTGCTAAGAAAGTGCAGGCCCGCCTGGTTTCGCACCACGGCATGTCACCACAGGCAGCGGCGGCGAACGCCGAGCATTTCTTCCAGCACATGCAGGCCCCGAGCCTCCCCAGCCGAATCGCTGGGGAGGCATCAAGGACATCCCGCTATCTTAGGGGAGAGGCCTCCCGCGCAGGTGGCGCGCTGCGCGCCGCGCTGCGCAGCCTCTACTGATGAGGCGGCGGTCCCTCCTGATGAGGCGGCGGTCCCTCCTGATGAGGCGGCGGTCCCTCCTGATGAGGCGGCGGTCCCTCCTGATGAGGCGGCGGTCCCTCCTGATGAGGCGGCCGCCTCATAGCTCTCAAAACTGTTCTTATGGTCGAGATGGGTCCGGTCGTGAAGAACCACATCCACGTCATCAGGCTGTCCACCATTTCTACCTCCTGATTATCTTATAGCCGTGTTACGCCAGATATTGCTGCGGAGGTCGGACTCGCTCCCCTACCTGGGGGTGGCGAGCATCAAGACCGAGCTCTGGAAGCCACAGGCCACGCAGGCCCCGTCAGTCCAGTACGGCTCGATGTAGAACCCGTCCGTGCACGAGGAGCACACCCACGCGTAGTCGGGCGATCGCTCCTCCAGATCTGCCAACAGCACGGGGCACCTGCCGCAGTTCACGTCCCCACACATCCCGCCGCGGTTGTACCGCCCCGGCGGCAGCCGCCGGCGCAGGTACTGCGTTGCGTGCTTCAGCTTCGGGCAGAAGACCAGCGTCTCTTCACCTGCCTCACCAGGCAGTGTTGGATCTACCCGTAGTGCTGTCGGCGCCCGGCGTACTCGCGGACTCAGCTGATCGCGTAGTTCTCGCAGGGGTGACGCCTTGCGGCGCTCAGGCATACCTACTCCGTCTCTTCCTTCCAATCCGCGGCAACAGCCCGGCCCCGTACTCCGCGAGGCCGGTGGCCACCCCGCTGATGAAGGCGAACAGGAGCATCCACTCGAGCGTGCTCATCTACGACATCCTCCTGGGCCATCGGCCCCGATACCATCTGGTGTACCAAACTCGCGAACTCTGACAGGGTGGACCGGTGCGCCCCCGCCGTCTTGTCATGCAGCGCGCGCTTCCGGGGCGTGGTAGAACTTTGAGTCACAGGCTACCTCCGTCATGGCTCTTATGGCCAGTAGTGGAGCGCTCTTCACAGATGCCGAACCTTAACCCAGAAGCCGCTTTCGAGAGTCTCAAGGAGCGCGCCGCCGAGGCGATCCGCGCGCAGTTCCCGTTCGAGGGGGCGCGGCGGCGGCTGGAGCTGGCTGAGATCGTCTTCGACGACCGCGCGGCCATCTCCTCCGACATCCATCACGTCGACAACCTTGAGGAGCAGTTCCGCGCGCGGACGACCGGTATGACCTGGGGCGTGCCGGTCCGGGCACGACTGCGTCTCGTTGACAAGACGAGCGGTGCCCTCGTGGAGGAGAAGCTCGTCACGCTCGCACGCCTCCCGAAGATGACGCGCCGGTACTCCTACATCATCGAGGGGCAGGAGCGACAGCACGACAGCGTCTTCCGCTCGAAGCCCCGCCCCTACCACCGCATTGCGGGCAACGGCGACCTCCAGGGGCGCTGGAACCTGGCGCGCGGCCGCGGGTTCGACATCGGCTACGAACCCAAGGCCGGCAAGATGACATTCTCGGTGGGGACCTCGAACCTGCCGCTCTACTCCGTGCTTCGCACACTCGGTGTCACGGATGCGGAGATCGAGCACGCCTGGGGGAACGCCGTCTACGCCGCCAACACGAAGGCGGTCCACCTCGACAAGGACGTGGACAAGCTCTTCGCAGCGCTCGGGCTGCGCCTCGAGGACCGGTCGCACGGGACGCCGCAGGCGCGTGCCCAGCGCGTCCGCGAGTACTTCGACAGGGAGACCGAGGTCTGGCCAGACGCGATGAAGTCGGCGTTCGGCAGGGAGTCCTCCAACGTCAACGGCGAGAACCTCCTCGCATCCTCGCGCCGGCTCCTGGACATCCAGAAGGGACGCACGAAGGAAGACCCGCCGCCGTCCGAGCTCCCCGATGATCGACAGGCGCTGTCGGCCAAGTACCTGACCACGACCGAGGACTTCGTCGTGGAGGCCATCCGCCATCACGAGACGCTGCTGCGGCGCCAGGTGCGCGACCGGATCGACAAGCCCGAGTACGGCATCGACCAGATCATGTCGCCGAACACCTACAACAAGGTCGTCCTGGCACCGTTCGCCCACGCGCAGCGGCCCGACCAGACCAACCCGCTCCAGTTCCTCTCGGGGCACATGCGGACGACGATCCGCGGCAAGGACTTTGGCGGCGTCGGCAGTGACAAGATCAACCTCGACCCCGACAAGGAACTGAACCCCACGCACCTTGGGTTCATCGATCCGATCCAGACCCCAGAGGGAGAGGACACCGGGATCGCGCTGAACCTGCCCCTGGGGATCCACATGTCGCGTGCCGACGTGCGCGAGGGCTCGAAGAGCAAGACGTCTTCCGGCCAGGACCTACGCACAAAGGTCTTCGACACGAAGACGGGGAAGATGATCTTGGCCTCGCCGGCGGACCTCGAGCACGCCATCGTGGCCTACCCGGACCAGGTGCGCTGGGTGCGGGGCATGCCCGAGCCGGTGTCGAACGAGGTCGTCTGCTACGACGAGGAGCGTCGCACGTCGAAGCGTCCCTGGGCGAAGGTCCGGTACGTGCTCCCGTCGTCGAAGGCCCTGCTCTCCTTCAGTGCGAACCTCATCCCGTTCCTCCAGAACGACAACGGCAACCGCGCCATGATGGCTGCCAAGCAGCAGGAGCAGGCGCTCGCACTGGTGCACCGGGAAGCTCCGCTCGTGCAGGTGAAGACGGACGGCGCCCAGACCTTCGAGCAGGTTGTGGGCTCCTTCGTCTCGCACACGTCGCCCGTGGCCGGCGTGGTCAGGAAGGTGGAGCCGGGCGCCATCCATGTCCAGACGCCCACGGGCTCCGTGGCGGTCCCGGTCTACAACCACTTCCCGCTGAACGGGGGGAAGAACTCGCTCCACGCTGCACCGCTCGTGAAGGCGGGCGACACCGTACAGAAGGGCACGCTGCTCGCGGACACGAACTACACGAAGGGCGGCGCGCTCGCGATGGGGGCCAATCTGCGGGTGGCCTACATCCCGTGGAAGGGTCTGACCTTCGAGGACGGGATCGTCGTGTCCGAGTCCGCCGCGCAGAAGATGGCGTCGGACCACCTGCACGTCTCGGAGATCACGGTCTACGCGAGCATGCTCGGCGGCACCGGCGGGTCGAAGGCGCGCTGGGCGGACTACGCGACCCCTGCCGCGGCTTCGCCGGAGCACCTGGCCAAGCTCGACGACCGCGGGATCGTGAAGGAGGGGACGCCTGTACACACCGGCGACATCCTCGTGGCCGTCCTCAGCCCGAAGCAGATGAGCGAGGACGACAAGATCGCTGCGCGCATCCACAAGTCCCTCGCGAAGCCCTACAAGGACGTGTCGCTCCTGTGGGACCACCCGTACTCCGGGACCGTAGTCAAGATCATCGTCAACGAGACTCTGAACCGGCGCCAGATCGCGGTCCACGTGAAGACGTCCAAGCCGCTCGAGATCGGTGACAAGATGGCGGGGCGGCACGGCAACAAGGGCATCATCAGCCGCATCGTCCCCGACTCCCAGATGCCCCACACGAAGGACGGGCAGCACGTCGAGGTCCTCCTGAACCCCGCGGGCGTGCCCAGCCGTATGAACGTGGGGCAGGTGCTCGAGACGGCCGCGTCGAAGATCGCGGACAAGACCGGCAAGCCCTACGTCGTGGAGAACTTCGTGCCCGGCGTCGACTACGCCGCGCAGGTCAAGCGGGATCTGGCACGGTACGGGCTCTCCGATACGGAAGAGCTCATCGACCCGGAGACCGGACGCTCGGTCGGGCAGGTGATGGTCGGCAAGCAGTACATGATGCAGCTGCATCACCAGGTCGAGAAGAAGATGACCGGTCGGTCCTTCGCGACCGGCTACACGCACTCCGGGGAGGCCCCGAAGGGCTCCGGCGTCCCTGGCGGCGGGCAGAAGATGGACATGCTCACGACGTACGCGATGCTCGCGCACGGTGCGAACCAGAACCTCCGGGAGGCCTACACCTTCAAGAGCGACGGGGACCAGCACGCCGCCTGGGCCGCCGTGATCTCCGGGAGTCCGCTCCCGCCGCCGCAGCCCTCGCGTGGGATGACCAACTTCCAGCACTACCTACGCGCCATGGGGGTGAACACCGAGAAGCGTGGCGACGATACGTCATGATGCCGATGACGGACGCGCACCTGCTGGGCGACACGAAGCGCGGCATCCACGGCATCTCGAACGGAGAGATCCGGCTCCCGGAGAAGCAGACCGTCGCTCGCGGGGCGCGGACCGTCGAAGAGTCGGGCGGCCTGTTCGACCCGCGCGTCACGGGCGGCCTCCAGGGCAAGTTCTGGAGCCACGTGACGCTCGCCGAGCGCATGCCGAACCCCATCTTCGAGGGGGCCATCCAGAACCTGACGGGCCTGACGAAGAAGGAATACGACATGCTCACCAGCGAGAAGGGGCTGGTCGGCGGGAAGTCAGGGTTCCACATCATCAACGCGCGGCTGTCCGCCATCGACGTGGACAAGGAACTGAAGGCGGAGCAGGCGAAGCTGGCCACGGCGAGCAGGACCGATCTGAACCGCGGGCTCAAGAAGATCCGGTACCTCGAGGCCCTCAAGGCGCACGACATGTCGCCCCTCGAGGCCTACACGAACCAGCACCTGCCCGTGCTGCCGCCCGCGGTGCGTCGCGTGTCCATCGGGCTCGACGGCAAGCAAGTGACCGACGACCGGAATCCCTTGTACCTGAACGTCGGGTACAACAACGGCATCCTCAAGAACCTCGACAAGTCGTCGACGCACGCCGGGGCCCAGAAGGCACGCGCTGAGCTCTACAACAGCATCAGGGCGCTCCGTGTCGAGGGCATGACCTCTCCCGCAGGCACCGGCAAGCCGCGGCACATGCAGGGGCTCATGGAGCTCCTCTCCGGGAAGACGGAGGATCGCGGGGCTCCGAAGGAGAGCTTCTTCCAGGAGGGTGTGCTTGCGCGGCGCCAGGATCTCTCCGGACGCTCGACGATCGTCCCTGAGCCGACGCTTGGGCTCGACGAGGTCGGAGTCCCGCGCCCGATCCTTATGGAGATGTACAAGCCCTTCGTGATCCGCGAGCTCGTGCGGGGCGGGAAGACGCACATCGACGCGCTCAAGTGGGCCACCGAGAAGCGGGACCACCCTCAGGTCCTCGCGGCACTCGAGCGCGCCGTCGCGGACCACCCGGTGTTCCTCAAGCGCGACCCCGGCCTGCACAAGTTCAGCATCATGGCGTTCAACCCGAAGATCGTGGACGGCAGCGCCATCAAGATCCACCCACTGGTGACCAAGGGCTTCAACGCGGACTTCGACGGCGACACGATGGCCCTCTACGTGCCCGTCTCTCCGCAGGCGGTCGACGAGGCCCGGAAGGTCCTCCCTTCCAAGAACCTGTTCTCGCCCACTACCTATGGACTCATGACGGTGCCCGATCAGGACTCCCTGCTTGGGCTCTTCCAGTCTACCAAGTGGGGCGAAGAGGCGAAGACCCCCGCCGGTCTCACGGCCGAGCGGGCCGTCCAGATGATGCACGACGGGAAGCTGAAGCCGTCGGACGTGATCACGGTCGATGGGAAGAAGACGACTCCCGGTCGACTGGCCTTGGCCGCGCACCTTCCCGGCGAGATGGCGAAGCATGAGCAGCTCCTGCACGACCCCGCGTTCCGCCTCGACTCGGGGCGGCTGAAGGCGCTACTCACGCGCGTTGGCAAGGAGCACGAGCAGGCCTTCCCGCACGTCGTCGATGCGTGGAAGGACCTGGGCAACACCATGTCGTTCAAGAACGGGAGCTCCTTCTCGATCGACGACTTCCACGACGGCGCGGCGTTCCGCGACCAGGTCCTGAAGAAGTACCGGGAGCAGGAGAAGAAGCTGCACGCCACGCCGATGTCGAGCCGGAAGCGTGACCAGGAGATCGTCAAGCTCTACCAGGACGCACAGGCCGAGCTGAAGCAGCTCGGGGTGGTCCGCTACAACCAGGGTGACAACCGCGTGTGGGAGTGGGCGCAGGCCGGTGCGCGCGGCAACTGGGGGCAGTTCTCGCAGCTGACCGTCGCCCCCATCCTCGTCGACGACCTGATGAAGCGTCCCGTGCCGGTCCCCATCACCAAGTCCTTCGGTGAGGGACTGTCTGTCTCCGAGTACTGGGCGTCGATGCACGGTGCTCGCAAGGGCACCATCGACCGCGCGCAGGGCACCAAGGAGCCTGGTGCCGTGACGAAGGACATCGTGAACACCACGATGGGCATCCAGATCACGGGCGAAGATTGCGGGGCCACGGCCGGCAAGACGGTCAGCGTGGGCGCAGTGGACCTGGTCGACCGCTTCCTCGCCACCGACGTCAAGCTCCCGGACGGCCATGCCATCCCCGCGGGCACTCTCGTGACGCCGGCGCTGGTCTCTCAGCTGCGGAACGCTGGTGTGCAGGAGGTAGTGGCGCGCTCCCCGCTGTTCTGCCGGATGCCGCGCGGCATCTGTGCGAAGTGCTATGGGCACTCGGAGCGCGGGGCCCTGCACGCCGTCGGGACGAACATCGGGGTCATCGCAGGCCAGGCGCTCGGTGAGCCGATCACCCAGCTCACGATGAAGACCTTCCACACGGGAGGCGTCTCGGGGGCAAAGACCGCTGTCGACTCCTTCAAGCGCGTGAAGCAGCTGTTCATGCTGCCGGACAAGCTCCCGGACCGCGCCACCCTGGCCACGGTCGGAGGCGTGGTCGAGAAGATCTCCACGGACGCCCTCGGCGGATTCACCGTGGTCATTGAAGGCAAGCCCCACCGCGTGGTGACCGGGCACCTGCTCGAGCATGTGAAGGTCGGCGCTCGCGTCCATCGCGGCGATGCGCTCTCCACGGGCCCCACGGATCCACACGAGCTGCTGCACCACACGAAGAGCATCGGGCGCGTCCGGAACTACATCACGGACGAGGTGGCCACAGCCTACCAGGGGATGGTGCGGCAGCGGAACATCGAGACCGTCGTGCGGGGGATGACGAACCTCGCCGAGATCCACGATGCCCCGCACGCCAGCCCGTTCCGTCGCGGCGAGGTCGTGCCGCTGTCTGCCGTCGAGGCGCACAACGCGGAGGCCGAAGCCGAAGGGCACGAGACGGTCTCGCACGCACCGGTGCTCCGCGCCATGACCCAGGTCCCGCTCAGCGGCACCGAGGACTGGATGGCGCGCCTCAACTACCAGCGCCTGAAGGACACCTACACCGAGGGTGCCGCCCAGGGCTGGAAGTCCAACATCCACGAGCACCCGATCCCGGGGCTCGCGCACGGAGCGGAGTTCGGAACACGCCCGCCGCGTGCTATCTCTGCACCCTCACCCGCCGCTGGAGTACGTCGATGAACAAGGTCGCCCACGTCTACGAGATCTACAAGGAAGCGGGTTTCGACAAGGAGGCCATCAGCTTCGCGCCCGTCGGCGAGGCCGTCACCAGCGGTGCAAAGTGGGTGGGACACCAGGTTGGGCGCCTCGGCGGTGCGATGCAGCGCACGGCGTACCAGGCGAGCCAGGGGGTTCCTACGCGGGGCACGACGTGGCTCCACGAAGCGGGCCAGGGCGTGCGCAACCTCGGCAGGGGCATCGCGGCGAACCCCGGCACGGCCGCGGGCGTCGCGGGGCTCGCTGGCGCCGGCATGATCGGTGCCGGAGGCGCGGGCGTCCTCGCCGGCCGCATGACCGCACCGCGGCGCCAGCAGTAGGCCTGCATGACCACCGCGAGGCGGGCACACCGCGGGAGCTCCAGCAGCGGACCTCCCAGCGGCGCGATCATCCTGGCGGGGAAGATCATCGACGTCGATCCCCTCCGCTGGACGTGCATCGTCCGCACGGAGGGGACAGACGTCTCCAAGGTCCTGTACGACGTCCCGCTCGGCGGTAGCTACCTGCACCTGCTGAACGGGGAGGGCATGTATGTCATGCCCGACATCGGCGCGCTGGTGCAGGTCTGCGAACCGAGCGAGGGGGACTCGCCACCCTTCATCGTCGCGTACCGCCCCTATCCGAGCCGCTCCGTCGCCACCTCGAGCGACGAGAACAAGCCGTCGGCGACGAACAACCGCCCGCGCATGGGCCCCGGCGACATGGCCATCTTCGGCCGAGACCGGAACGGCCTGTTCGTTCGGCGTGGCCAGGTGACGGAGATCTTCGGCGGCCCTCTCGCGCGCACGCTTTACCTCGGACGCACGAGCACGATCCACTCGATCTGCCAGGTGGCGAAGCTCGACGTGTTCGGCGGGTCTGCCCGCTGGGAGGTCGACCGCCCGGAGTCGGACCCGGACGGTCACCAGGCGACGCGACTCGACCTGAAGATGAAGGAGTACGCGGACGACCGGGCCTACGCAGCGCGTCTGCAGGTGGGTGGGTCCCTCGACGCCACGACTGAGGGTGCGGTTGATGGAGAGGCCGGCGAGAGCGGCGCACCTCCGGACAGCGTCGAGCTCGCGGGCCCGGTTGTCCGCCTCCGCGTCTACGAGGACGGGGACGTCGAGGAGGCGGACCTCACAGCAGCCTCGTCCCTCGCGATCAACAAGGGTGGAGAGATCGAGCTCACCACGAAGGGCAAGACCGTCATCAAAATCCTCGGGAGCAGCACCGTCACGCTGACGGTCAACACCGATGGTACGGTCACTCTGGACGCGGACACCTCCGTCACCACCACGGCAGCGGGGCTGGCAGTCACGCACACCGGAGACAAGGTGAAGGTGGGGAACGGGACCGCGCGCGCTCTCTTCGACCTGAGTTTCAGCGCCGACGCAGCGGCTGCCTGGACCGAGGTCTCCGCGCTGGCGAAGGCGCTCGGCCTGCCCTCCACGAATATCGACAAGCACGCTGCCTCCCTCGGCGCGCAGGCCTACACCGCGCAAAAGCTGGAGACGGACTGATGGCGGTCAGCGAGAACTCCCTGCGCAAGGCGCTGATCGCGGCGATGGAGCAGTACACTCCGGGCTTCGCCGAGTGGAGCGCGGAGGAGAAGCGCCGGTACAGGACCGGCTATGCGCAGGCGCTCGCCACGTGGCTCTTCGACGCGATCAAGGAGGCGCAGGTCCCCGTGACCGCGGCCCCCGTGACCAGCGTGTTCAGCCGCTCAGGCGACGTTTCCGCGCAGTCAGAAGACTACGCCGAGTTCTACCAGCCCCTCGGGGAACCACAAGTTATCTACTACGCGAGCCTGGAGTGGAAGTCTGCGGACCTGTCGGCGCAGTGCGACGGAGCGACAATCACCTTCGACCTGCCCGAGACCCCGGCCGCCGCGACCACGGTGCGCCTGTACTGGAACGGACAGCGGCTGATCCCCGGGCGAGACTTCACCGTCGCCGGGGCGCTGGTCACGCTGGACGCATTTTCGTTCATCCCCGGCGCGGGGCAGGCACTGGAAGCCGAGTACGGGATCACCGGACCGAACGCGGTGCTGAAGTCGTCCGACCTGTCCGAGCAGTGCGACGGGGAGACGCAGGTCTTCGTGCTACCCGAGCCCGCTGTCACCGGTTCCATGCGCGTCTACCGGAACGGTCAGCGGCTCCTAACCGGCGTTGACTTCGCGGAGGCAAGCGCATCGACATTTGAGCTACTGGAGGGCTTGACCCCTTCCGCCCTGGAGAGCATCGAGGTAGAATACATCGTCGCCGTGACGTAGGAGTCGGAAGCGGCACGCTCGCTTTTACCCCTCACGCTCGGAGCCTACCGTGCCTCTCCAGTTTGTCACCGACCAGTACACCGACAGCAGCGTCACCACCAGCAAACTCGCCGACGCCTCCATCACGGGCGCCAAGCTCGCCGCCGACGCGAAGGCCAGCGCACTCCAGTCGAAGCTGGTGGGCCGCTGGGTCCAGGTCGCGGAGCAGGCGAGCCCTTCCGCAAGCACGATGAACGTCAAGACCCTGCTGGGCTTCGACAGCGCCGCGGGCGTGGACCCCGAGGGTGTCGCCAAGGGCAAGGATGCTCTCCTGGAAGCGGCGAACGGCAACGAGTTCAACACCACGACCGGCAAGGTCGGTGCGAACGCTCGCGCCCGCAGCAGCAAGGTGCCCATCATGGACGCGAGCGGCGATGCCATCGTGGACAGCGTCGGTCGCGAGGTCTGGGGCGTGATCTCCTGTTCCGCCCGCACCACGGCGGGCAGCTACACCCTCCGCTTCTTCAGCGGCGAGTTCGGCAGCGGGACCGAGATCGCCTACACGATGGCATCGCCGTTCGTCTTCGCCTACGCGCAGATTTTCGACCTGAACGACATGCCGGTCTGGGATGACGCGACCGTCGCCATGGTTGACAAGTCGGCCGCGCAGCTCGCCGCCGGGCAGATCGTCACCAGCCTCCTGGCCGCCGACGCCGTCACCAGCGCCAAGCTCTCGTCCTCCGCTGCCGATGACTCCGCCCGCGCCGTGTCCACGAACCACGTCAAGGACTCCGCGATCTCGTCCACGAAGATCGCGAACGGCGCGGTCGTGGCCGGGAAGTACGCGGCGGGTAGCATCGCCAACGCCGACATGGCCGACTCTGCCGTGAGCGGCGCGAAGATCGCCAACGGCGGCGTCAGCGCCGGGAAGTACGCTGCGGGCAGCATTGCCACGGCTGACATCGCGGATGACGCGGTGGACGCGGGCAAGCTGAAGGACAGCGTGGCTACCGATGCCGACCGCGCCGTGACCACGAACCACATTCGCAACCTCGCGATCACGAACGATAAGATCGCCTCGAGCACCATCGGCGCGGGTAAGTTCGCGGCTGGTGCCATCGCGACCGGCGACCTCGCCAACGACGCCGTGACCCTCGCCAAGATCGGTGCCCGCGCGAAGGCCGAGTCGCTGGACGGCGGCAACGCCACGAAGCACGCGCTGGTGAACGTGGTCCCCGCCGCACACTACCCGGGTATCCATGCCTTCCGCAACGGGCAGCGTGCCAGGTTCGTCACGGGCGTCCCGGCCAGCATCGACGAGTACCGCGTGATCGAGGAGGGCGGCGCCACGAAGATCGAGTGGGGCGCGTCTATCCCCGCCGGGCAGACCGTCCAGATCGACTACATGGTATAGCGCGTGGTCGCCGTCCGTCTGCGTGCTCCGGATGGCACCGAGAGTGTCCAGCTCGCGGAGAGCATCGGACCCTGTCCGTTGCTCTCCGACAACGTGCTACTGCGCGGCATCCAGGGGGTCGTCGAGGAAGCCTTCCCCCGGCTTGTCGTGCGCGATTGGAGCATCCGCCGGTCGGTCGTTGTCTCCTACAGCGTGGGCGACATGCTGCCCCTGCGCATGAGCGTCCCCGGCGGCTGGGAGCCCGGCGGCCCAGAGGCCCCGGGATTGTCGCCCGGCGTGGAGACCTCCACGCCGGGCGCCCCCGTGGGCATGAATACGCCCGTGCAGGGAGGCACGGGTGAGAAAGGCAGACGCCGAGAACGTCGCTGACGCGCGTAGGATCGTGAGCAACTGACAGTACGGGCGCGAGTGCCCGGCGTGGTCCCGTCGTGGGTCGCGACGCTCGCGGATCACATCTCGTCGGGTAGGATGGGCGTGGAGACTGCTTTGACCCGCATCGCTGGGGCGAACCGTTTTTCTGGCTCTGCGCGCCTGTCCAGGAGTAGTCCCGTGCTGATCGTCGCCTTCCTTGCTTGCGCCCAGCGTTATGCCGTTCGCGACGCGACCACCTACGCGACCGAGATCGCGGCACTGCGGGCGCTATAGTGGGCCGCCTGACCCTGACCCTGAAGACCGGGGAGGCGATCCTGTTGACGGGCCCCGACGGTCGCCTCGTGGAGGTCTTTGTCGCGAGGGCCGACTCGGGGCGGGTCTCGCTCGCCGTGACCGCGCTCGACGACGTGAAGATCCAGCGCCGACCCGCGCCCCAGACCGAGCCCGGGAAAGGATAGGCGACCTGCCATTGCCGCCCGGCGATCACCTTCCCTGAAAAAGTGAACCAGCTCGGGGAGGTCGGCTACTACTCCAGGGTGAGCACGGAGGCTCATATGGAACTTGAACGCGATGGCATCGAACTGTGCGCTGACTGCATGATCGCCGCCGTGAACGGCGACTTCCCCGTTGTCGCCGGGGAAGTCGCCGAGGGCACTGCGGGGCTCCAGCTCCTGGTACGATGGGCGGGCGGGTGAAGGAGATCGTCCAGAACGCCGCCCTCGTCCCCGCCCTGGTGTGAGCCAGAACTGCCCCCTCCTGTTATCCTGCTGCTTGCTACGCGAGGTCCCTCGATGCATGAACCCCTTCTGATCCAGCTCAAGACCTCCGACGACCTCTTCGCCACGAAGGTCGCGTCGGCGATCTCGCGTATGCCGGACGACGAGAAGAAGTGGCCCGCGCACATCTTCTCCGAGCTGCAGAAGGAGAACCCCTTCCTCACGCGGTACGACATCGAGATCGTCCTCGACCGGATGGACCCCGAGGCCGGCGGCGCGCTGGGCTACGCGCAGGTCCAGAACCGCACGATGTCGCGCCCCCAGGACAACCTCCCGAACGCGGGCAACGTCCTCCGCATCCCCATCGTCGTGGAGAACCGCCGCCTTCAGAAGTTCTACATCTTCGAGGCGGGCGGCCAGGTCTACCCGCTGACCGAGGAGCGCATCCAGCAGGCCATGCTGAACCCGGCGATCTTCGACACCGACGCCACCAGCATGCCGAGCTCGCCCGGGCTGCTGGACTCGCTCTACCCGCCCTACCAGCAGCGCAACGGCTTCGGCCGCGTCACCGAGCCGGCGATGGGCCTCAACAAGATCAGCGCGGCGCCCATCCCGCTGGCTGGTGCCGCCACCAAGGTCGGGGGGCCGGCACTTGTAGGTACGCCGAGACTCGTAGGCTCCATGACGCGCGAGGAGCTGCTGGCCGAGAAGGAGCGTGTCGAGCAGCAGCTCGCGAGCCGCACGGCGACGCTTCCGGGGGCTGCGGGAGGCGCCTTGGGGATGGGCATCGCCTCTCACTTCGGTCCGCGTCTTGGCGCGGCAGACCTTCCGATCGCTCTCGGCTCGATGGCACTGGGTGCGGCCGCGGGACACTATGGGTTCAGGTCAGGCTTGAAGTCTCGACTGGGGCGGATCGAGGAGCGTCTTCGAGAAGCTGGGCCGGAGAAGGCCGCCGAGCACACCCCGACCCCCGTGCCGGACGCCGTCGCATCCTCACTGGCCCCCGTACTCTCGACGCTCTTCGCGCTCCACCAGCTCTACTACTTCGCCCACTGGACCAGCCAGGGCGAGGCGTCGTACTCAGACCACCAGCTCTTCACGCGCCTGTACGAGGGTGTGCGGGAGGAGTTCGACAGCGTGGCGGAGCGCATCGTCGGGCACGGTGGCAACCAGAGCCTGGACCCCGGCACGATCTTCGCCGAGGCCTCCGCCCGCTCCCAGCAGTGGATGCAGGGCGCGGGCAGCATCTTCGAGGCGGCGCTCATCGCTGAGGGAGAGCTCCAGGCAACCCTGTTCGAGGCCTACAGCTCCCTCGACCAGGGCGGCGGGCTCTCCCTTGGGATCGACGACCTGCTGATGGGCATCGCGAGCACGCACGAGACGAACCAGTACCTACTCAAGCAGCGCGATCCGTCCGCGGCGGCCCCGCCTGCCGCCACGCAGGAACAACCAGTTCCCCAGATCGCCGATGCGATGCAGCCCGCACCGACCGCTCCGGACCCACAGACGGTCCCGGCAGCGCAGCCCATGCCGATGTCACCGGCGATGCCCGCTGGCGAGAAGGGCGCCGCGGTCTTCGGAGCCAGCCACCCCGGACGTGACTACCTCGCCTCTGCCGCAGTCAGCCAAGGTGATCGGGAGAAGGCGGTCATCGACTACGGCAGGAAGAAGGCGAAGGAAAAGCAGACTGATCTCGGTACCGCGCTGACGACCGGCGGGGGTGTCGGCGGTGGACTCGGCCTCCTCACGGGAGCTCTCGCAGGAATGCACGGCGGGCGCGGGCACGGGCTCCGCGGGGCCGCGCTGGGGGCTGTGGTGGGCGGTCTCGGCGGCGCGCTCATCGGCGGGGGCATGAAGGCATCCGATGACGCGGCCATCGCAAAGTGGAAGCGAGTCAACACCGCAGGACCGGCGGCGGAGAGGGACGAGGCACACCAGGCGATCCGGCATGCGATCGAGGGCGTCGCTGGCGAGGAGCGGCGCCACCGGCATGCTCTCCAGGCCGCGGTCATCTCCAACGCGCTTCGTCCTGCACGGACGGAGCACCACCACTACGGCGACCGCTCGTCGTCGTCGTCGTCCCCGGCCGCCCCGCAGAAGTACAAGTGCGCGTACTGCGGTACGGGTACTGTCGGGAACACCGGTCACTGCTCGAGCTGTGGGGCGCCCATGTCCGAAGCATCCAAGATGGCGAGCATCCGTGCCTTCTTCGTGAAGGAGGCGCTCACCGGAGCAGAGCTGCAGGCACGGGAAGCGGCCCGTCGTGCGGCCCAGGCGCCTGCGGTTGCCGTAGAGAACTCGCAGAGGCTGGCCCCGGCGCAGCTGGCGCGTGCGCAGCAGGCACAAGCAGCGCAGGAGGCGCAGGCGGCGGCACAGCACAACGCTGCGCAGGAGGCTCGGCGTGCACAGGTCTCTCGAGCTGTGAACGAGTGGGGGGAGCATGTAAAGAAGAACCCTTCTCCGGCGCACATCAACACGGGTCAGGACATCGCGGCTGCCTATGACGGACATTGGACCGCGGAGCCCACGGCACCTCGACCGGCTGCACCGACGCCAGCCGCTGCGACCCCGCAGATCTCTCACGCACCAGCGGTGCAGCAGGCCGCGGATGCGGGTGCCGCGCAAGTCCGGAGGGGCAAGACGGTCATTTCCGCGAGGGAGCTAACAGGTAGCGCGAAGGAGCTACGTGCACACGCCGCCGCCGCTGCTGCCGCAGGCGATGCTGACAAGGCGCAGCGTCTGAACCGCGTGGCCGATCGATACCAGAAGCTCCAGGACCGTGTCCACAGTCGGCAGCCGGCTGCGACCCCGCAGATCTCCGACGTTGCACCTGCAGCACCGTCTGCGCCTGCAGCAGCACCTCCGAAGCCGGTACCACCGCCTGCAGCACCCGTGCACACGCCTGCGCCCGTTCACACGCCTGTGCCGGCAGCGGCGGCGTCGCACGCGGCCCCGGTTGTTGCGGAGGCCGCGCACGCGGCGGCGCCTGCTGCAGGTGGGTTCGCCAGGCACCTGACCAGGCGCAATGCCGTGCTCGGGGCTGGGGTCGCGGCTGCTGGGGCTGCCGGGGCTCTTGGCATCCGTCACTTCCTCAAGAAGCGCAACCCCGAGCCCGCGCCGCAGCCGACCCTGGGAGGTCGCTGATGTCCGAGCTCACCACGGACCAGCGCAACAACCTCGGTGAGGGTGCCTTCGCGCTTCCTGGGCGGCGCTACCCCATCCATGACGCGGAGCCGAGGGTTATCATCTCCATGACTTATGGAGGTGGTCGATGTCTGGCGACTACGCAGTGGTCAAGGCATGGCGGAAGCAGAATCCCGACAAGGTCGCAGAGCAAGCGCGTAGGTACCGAGAGCGCCACCCGGACAAAGTCAGGGCTGCTCGCGATCGACACCGGGAGCAGAACCAGGAACGAGTTCGAGATCTCGATCGGGAGGCGCAGCGTCGCCGCCGCTCGGCCGACCCTGAGGGAGCACAACGCCGGCAACAGCAGTTCAAAGCCCGGCAGGAAGCGGCGCGTGTGGCTCTTGCCGGGCGCCCGCGTCCAGCCGCTTGTGAGCTGTGCGGAGAGTCCGGTAAGGTCGTGTTCGACCACTGCCACGCAAGCGGGACGTTTCGTGGGTGGCTGTGCAATCGGTGTAATCGGGTGCTCGGGTCGATCCGAGACAGCCCCGTGCTGCTGAGGAAGATGATCGCGTATCTGGAGACGTCCCATGGATCTGACAACGCAACAGCGGAATAGCCTCTCAGATGGGGCGTTCGCCCTCCCCGAGAAGAGGAAGTACCCCGTGCACGATCTTGCTCATGCCCGCAACGCGCTCGCCCGCGTCGCGCAACACGGCACACCCGCGGAGAAGAAGCAGGTCCAGGACGCCGTCCACGCCCGCTTCCCAGACATCGGGAAGGAGGCCTCTGCGGAGGTGGACAAGCACGCCGGGATCGGTAGCTTTCTTACCAGGAAGCTCATGGAGAGCGAGGCCCCCTCCGCCTACGTGGCCCAGGTCTCAGCCGCCTCGGGCATTCCGGAAGATCAGGTACGCCCCTACGTCCGCAACATCCGTCCGCACCGGTTCATGGTCGACGCCAAGCAGTTCGCCAAGGATCTGCACCCCGTGTGGGAAGTGAAGGAGAAGAAGTACAACCCGTTGCAGCAGCAGTTGATGCGGCACGCGGAAGGCTCGGCCGAAGAGAAGGCGTTTCTGCAGCAGCACAGCGCCGAGCTGGACAGGCACTACATGAACTGGATGCACGGACAAGCCGCGATGCGCGCAGCCTACTGCGGCGGAGACAGCGTTGGGTCCTGGGGCCCTCTTCAGCGTGCGTTGGAGCAGCAGCACGGTCCGGACTGGCACCACAAGTCCGTGATCGGCCACATGCCCCATGCGTACTCGGAGCGGCAGAAGGAGGCCTCCGCCGGCACCATCGCGCTCACCAGTCTCGGGGGCTCCACGCTCGGGGGCATCGGGGCGTACCTCAAGGAGCGTGAGCGCCAGCACGTCGGGCGCATGGGGATGGACGACCTTGTCCAGCGCGGCCTCATGAAGAAGGAGGACGCCGATCGCAGCAAGGAACTCGGCAACCAGCTCGCGCGTCACCGTGCACTCGTCGGTGCCGCGAAGGGTGGCGTGCTTGGTCTCGGCGCCGGCGCAGCAGCCCACTACGCACCTGCCGCTCTCGGGCACCTGGACGACTTCATCAAGACCCGCGCCAGGATGGTCGGAGACGAGTACGCCAACGCCACGGTTAAGGCGCTGGCCCCGCACATCGCCCCCCTCTCCCGAGAAGTCGGGAAGAACATGGCAGACGCCGCGGTTGCCGCAGTGGCACCTCACGTGACTCCCTTGGCGCAGGAGGCAGGACATGCCGCGGTCGCAGGTGGTATGAGCGCGGCGAAGTCGGAGGTCGGTGCTGCACGTGACCGCGTACTGTCTCCGTTCCGTCGTGCAGCCGGCCACATTCGAGACTTCATCGTCAAGGAGAGCTCCGTGAACCTCTCGACCAAGATCGCCGGCACCGTCCGCGCGAGCGACTTCGCCGTCTTCGAGGAGATGTACAAGGACGCGGCGGTCGCTGACCTCCTGCCCATCTGCCCCTCGACCATGGCCGCGCTGAACAAGATCGCCTCGAAGGGCGTAGGCACCCGCATGACCGTCCAGGGCGCGACGAAGCTCGCGTCGCGTGGCCGGTTCGACGTCGTGCAGGTGCGCCCCACCGAGTTCGGCTACCTGGTGAAGTGGGCCGCGGCGCCGGATGGCGTGCAGCCCCAGCAGCAGGAGATGTCGCAGGCGCAGGCCCAGCAGACCCTCCCGCCCGAGGCCCTCCAGACCGCCGACCAGCAGGGCGTGGCCACGATGACCGGTGTCGAGGCGGAGCCCGACCCCCTCGAGGAGCAGGTGCAGCCCGTCGAGGGCTTCGGTACCTACAAGGTCCACGAGGCCAGCACCGGCAACGAGCTCGTCGGCTACGTCATCCCGACGCTCTTCGACCCGCGCACCGGGCAGACGACGCCGACCAAGCTCTTCACCAACGGCAGCGCCTTCGCCCTGCAGCCGGACATCGCCGGCGTGCTGGTGGGCGTCAGCTACAACCTGCCTGGCGGGCAGTCCGAACCCCGCGGCCTCGGCGTCTTCTACAAGACCGACGGCAAGGGCATCATCGCCACCATCCCGTTCACGGTGATGACCGCGGTGAGCGTCGAGGGCGTGCGCTACTACGCCGCGCAGACGATGGAGGGGATGGAGGTCCAGATCACCCCGAGCGACGGCATCCGCCGCCCGATCGCGACCAGCCCCACCGAGATCGCGATGCCGGCCGACTACGTCTGGATGCCCCTGAACGGGCAGGTCGAGCTGATGGGCGCAGGCGCCGATCCGATGATGCCCGCCAAGATTGCTTCCTTCTCCAGCTCCGCGGTCATCCGCGCCTGGACCGACGGCTACGGCGGGCTCCAGGGCGCGAAGCTCACCGGCCCCGTCTTCGAGAAGGTCGGCTCGGGCGACTACGGCGTGCCGGACGCGATCTTCTACCTCGCGGCCGCGGGTGTGCCCCAGAACCTCTCCGTCGCCCTGATGGAGAAGGCGGCCATGACCGGGGAGCCTGTACGTATCTACGGCCTGCGCACCCTGTCGCCCGACCCGGCCATCGTGAAGGAGGCCTTCGCCGACGCGGTGGCGGACATCGCCACTACCAGGGGGCCGGTGCCCAAGCCGGTGTGCCTCCTCAAGGAGGCCATGGCCATCGAGCTGTACAAGGAGGCGAAGGCCCTGGCCGGCGTCGACTCGCTCGACACCCTGCTCTCCCTCGGCTTCATCAACGCCGAGAACGTACAGGACTTCGTCAACGCGATCCCCGAGCTCGAGGAGACCCAGAGCAAGCTCGCCAGCTTGGTCTTCGCTACCCAGCTCGGCCTGCAGTCCATCCCCAAGACCGCCGCGGTCCGCGCGATGACGTCCCTCGAGGAGGTCATCACCGGGCTCAAGGGGCTCAAGACCTACAAACTCTGAGGAGGTTCACCATGTTCAAGACCGCCAGTGCGGGAGTGAACCCGGTGCGCGCGGCCGCCACCTTCGGCGGACTCGGTGCACTCGCCGGTGCCGCGTACGGGGCCGCCACGGAGGAGAAGGGGCACCGCCTCCGCGGCGCCCTCACGGGGGCCGGGATCGGCGGGATCTCGGGCGTGGGAGGCATTGCGCTGGGCCGCGCGCTTGCGTGATCCTGCCGGGCGTGTGTACAGGAAGTAGCCATGACCAACAACGTCTTCGTCCACCCCGCAACCTACTACGCCAGGTACCTGGTGCTGGTGCTCGACAACCCCCGCGAGGAGTTGAATCCGGCACTTGGGCGCTACGGGGTGGCGGAGCTGGACGACGCGCAGGTCGAGGAGGCGATCGCGAGCGTGCGCGAGCAGCCGATCGACTTCCGCCCGTGGGACGCGACCCATCTGCCGTCGTCTCGGTGGCTCCGCCAGCGGAAGATCTACTCGGTCCTGCACCAGGACGCGGCGACCACCGAGATGATGGCCATCGTGGCCCACCGGCGCCTGCGGGAGGCCGTGGAGCGCCTGCTCATCGGCAACGTGCCGCACCAGGAGGTAGCCTTCCGCCTGCAGGAGCTGGGCTACCGGGTGAACGAGTCGGCGGTCGCGGACTTCCGGCACTACTTCTGGAACACCGAGATCATGGGTGCGGGCGACTGGGCGCACTACTACCGCAGCGACAACCGCGGCCGCACGCGCGACCTGCAGGAGCAGTACGACGCGGCGCGCATCTCGGGCCCGCAGTTCGCGCTCTACCGCACGGGCATCCGCGTCGAGATCGACCGGCGCAAGACGCTCGAGGAGATGCACCGCGAGCTCTACTTCACCTTCCAGGAGGTGCGTGCGCTGCCTCTCTCGGACAAGAAGGTGGAGATGCTGTCGAACATCTCGCGCAGCGTCGTGCGGATCGAGGAGCGCCTCGAGGCAGGCGACACCGCGCTGGCCGACGTGCTCCGGAAGTTCGAGCGCTTCCGTCTTGTCTCGGCACCCGGCGAGGTGCCGTCGATGCGTGACCTTGCTCCCACCGGCACGATCAGTGATAGGGGGCGCCAGGTGGCGCAGATTACTGCCAAGGAGACTGCATGACCCCCCAGACCGCCGACATCTCGTTCACCGACAAGGATCGTGCACGCCTCCTCGGCCAGTTCGAGCGGGGTCTCGAGTCGTTCAACCGCACGCAGTTCGCGATCGAGCCGCGGGAGGAGTTCGAGGGGAAGTTCTGCGACATCACCGTCGTCTTCCGCGAGAACGGCGACGTGGTCTTCCAGATCTTCCCCAAGAAGAAGTGGCCCAGGGACGTGGGGGACGGGCGCGCCTTACTCACAGACATGGTCATGATCTACTTTGGGGGCCTCGATCGCTTCTCGGCCTCGTACATCTCCGAGCTCTCGAGCTGGGGGCTGATAGCTCGCGACCTGACAGGGATGATCAGCTACGACAAGGAACATCACGTCGCCGGGTTCGCTCGCTTCGTCAACCAGGCGCTCGCTGACCTGTAGGAGCTCTTCATGGCCATCCGTACCAACACGTTCCCCCACGCGCACGCGCTATCCACCTGGCTGGTCGCGAACGACATGGGTCCCGAGGACATCACGATCTTCGGTGGGTCGAACCAGTCTGGCCACATCGACATCATGTACGACGACGCGGACCCGACCGGCATCGCAGCCGGTGCAGGAGCGGCCAACGTCGACCTCGCTGACGGTGCACGCCTCCACCGCATCCGCGTCACCGCCTCAGGCGGCAACACCACTCTGAACATCCTCAACAAGGGGTCGTTCACCATCCTCAGCGGCGACACCTTCGAGATCGACTGGGAAGGGCGGTACGAAGGAGACGGCACCGCGACCGCGGCGAACCGCATCGCAATCGGTGCGAACAGCCTCTACTTCGTGAGCTGGCTCGCCCGATAGGGCTAAGAGGACCGCCTCCTACGAGAGGGCGGTCCTGCATGCCTGCTTCCGGTGGTGCACGGTGAGCCCGTGCTTCCGCAGGGCTGCGATGTGCACGCTCGTCAGCTTCCCTCCGCCGGCGTACCCCATGTTGTTCGTCCAGTCGTACTGCGGGTACTCGCTGGCCAGGTCGCGCATGAGCGCGTCCCGGTAGACCTTCGCGATGATCGACGCTGCCGACACGACCCAGTAATCGGCGTCTGCCTGCGGGATGACGCGGCACTCCCGTACACCGGGGAGGTCGCCGACGCCGACGGACCCGTCGACGATCAGCAGGTCCACGGGAGCCTCCGCGGTCAGCACCTTCAGTGCGTCCTGCTTCGACCAGAGCAGCGCCTTGCTGTACCCGTACTGGTCGATCGTCGACGGCGGGATCTCTCCGATCCCCACCGACGCGTGCTGCTCGACCAGCCAGGGCATCAGCCTGGACATGATCTCCGCGCGCTGCGCCGGCGTGGTCTTCTTCGAGTCCCGCACGCGGTCGACAGGCCACCAACGGCGGAGTCGCTCGAACGACAGGTCAACGTCGACCGCCACCGCCACGGAGACCAGGGGCCCTGCCAGGGCCCCGTACCCGACCTCGTCCACGCCGGCGTACCTCACAGGAGCCTCAGCAGACGCTGTCGCGCCTGCTCGGTATCCTGCTCCGACGTGCCGAGGAGCAATGACCAGAGGAGGCCATGCCACTTGGTCAAGTCCGCGCGAACAGCCTCGCGATCTGCTGGCGCGAGCTTCGCGATCAGATCACGCAGGTGAGCCTCGCTGTCGTTGTGGGAGTCCTTCATCTGGGGAGATCACCCGGTAGGAGGAGCTCGTCCCCGACGCGTACGATGCGCATCGGCGGTGTGCTTACGTGCGCCTCGATGCGCCGCCACTCGAGCGTCTGAAGCCAGACCTGCCTGGCGTGGGCCATCTCAGCGGCGAATCTTGGGTCGCTGATGGAGTCGACGGGCCGCGTTGCGAGCTGCATCGCTGTCCTCCTCGTAGGGGTTGATCGTCTTCTCGGGGCCCAGCCCCTTGATGAGTATGAGTGCAGACCATGTCGTCGCAGGGGTACCGATACCCGCGCGGTCGAGCACCGCGTCGTTCGCTGCGCACCAGGCCTCCAGCAGACCGCGCATGACTTTCGAGGTCATGGCGGTCCACTGGAAGCTCGTGGTGAGGACCAGAACCCACTGGAGAGGGTCGGTTCGCTGACTGATCTTGGCGTCGAGGATGTCACCATCCAGGGCTCTGTTCGCCGAGGCGGCGAACAGGGGTACCCAGCGCAGCGATGCCGGCAGCTCGGTCACGCCGTACCGACCTTCAGCGGCGCCTCAGGGAAGGCCCGGTTGTCGAGTCCGGCGCCTTTGACCGCGGCGCCCATGATCGTGTCGGGGGCCACGATCCCTTCCAGGTAGTAGTGCGGCGTGGGGTCCTTCCGGACGTGCACGGTCAGCGACGAGCCGATCCTCGCCCGGTCCTGCATGCGCCGCACGATCTTGGGGAGGAACACCGTCAGCGGCTCGTCGTCCTCCACAAGCCGCGTCTTCTCGTCCCACGGAGCCATCCAGCGCACGGGCACGACGATGGGCACCTTCCGCCCGTCCTCGAACTCCTCGTAGACCAGCGTGGCGTAGTACGGGGCGAGGAAGACCGCCCGGTTTCCCTCGACGTCCCGGGTGTCCTTGCGCGTCTCGAGCCCGATGCCGAGTCCCACGACGGTTCCCGTCACCTCGACCACGTCGTACCCGTCGCTGAAGATGTCCTTCGGAGGCACCCACAGGTGGTAGTCGCGGAGTTCACCGCCGGCACCGCGCAGCCTGCCGCAGACGTAGCGGCCCTGCACACGCAGGTCGCGCCCGTCGAGCGGGAACGCGCGCGCCGCCTCGTGAAAGAGCGGGCGCAGCCCCTCCGGGTTCTCGCCGCGGTGGACGAGCCCCGTATCCGTGGACCACATCCGCACGACACCGCGGGGATCGACCCCGCCGAACACGGCAAGGATGGTCCAGTGTGCCGGGATGAGGACCGGCTGGCCGTTCACCTCCTCCGTGTGTTCGGGGAGACGACGGCCCTCGAGGGCGAGCGTGAAGACGGATTTCATGGTAGGGAGCCTCTTGGTGGTAGAACTGGCGTGTTTCGCCAGCAAGGGTCTTATGGCGAGGCAACGTGAATCTTTCAGATCGTCAGGATCCCCTCGACGTCTTCCGCCTCGTCAAGCAGGAGTGCGAGGACACGACGCTCCTGGACTACGCGGAGCCCTGGGACTACGAGCCTCCGACCCCTGACGCGGCGGACTGGGAGTTCAGCGAGGCACTGAAGGAGGCGCGCTCCCTCCTCGCGGTCTCGCCCTCGCAGTTCGTCGAGACGTCGGTCATGATGCCGGACGCGGAGACGAAGTCCCTCAGGAGCTTCGACTTCTCGGAACGTCCCTACCTCCGTCGGATCTACGACACGCCGCACAAACGGATCCTGTTGAAGTGTGCGCGGCAGGTCGAGAAAAGTTGGGTAGAAACTACCTTTCTACGAAGCGCTGATGGGACCTTCAAGCAGGTCAAGGACGTCGAACTCGGTGATGAGCTCGTGTGCCTCAAGACGGACGAGGCGGAGCCCGGCGTCGAACGTGGGTATGGTCACCGTACGACAACATCTGAGGTCACGTGGAAGTCCAGGCGCTATCAGAAGCCCTGCGTCCGCGTGCGCACGCGCCAGGGCCACGCATCCGAGATGGCGACCACGCACCCCGTGCGCGTGTGGGCCGGTTGGCGGGACGCCAGCGACGTCCGTGTGGGCGACCGCATCGCAGTCGTGCGCCAGGCCGGCGTCTTCCTCGCCGAGCCGCAACCCGAGTCCCGCGTGAGGCTGACGGCGTTCATGATCGGGGACGGTTCCTGCGCCGCCAAGGCCCTCCGCTTCACGAACGCCTCGTACGCCGTGCTCGACGACTTCGACCGCGCTCTTTGCGACGAGGGCATGAGCTATACGTTCCAGGACGACCCTCGCTCCAGGGCCGTCGACTTTCAGCTCCCCCGCTACAGCGCTCAGAAGCTCTACGACTGGTTCGACGAGGACGGCCTCCTCGGCACGAGTTCGTACACGAAGTTCGTCCCGGACTGGGTCTTTCAGCTCTCCCGCGAGCAGACTGCGCTCTTCCTGAACCGCCTGTGGTCGACCGACGGCCATGTGAAGATGAACCACGCGACGAAGTGGTCCATCGAGTACTGCTCGATGTCGCAGAGGCTCGTCCTGCAGGTGCAGTCGCTGCTGCACAAGTTCGGTATCCCCTCGTGCATCCGCGAGAACTGGCCGAACATCTACAAGAAGCGCGGGGAGAAGAAGCTCGCGTACATCCTGCGTGTGGAGACGCAGGAGGGCATCCGCGCCTTCGTACGCGAGATCGGCGCGCTGGACAAGATCGAGTGCCAAGAGCTCGAACCATGGGAGTCGAACTCGAACACCGACACGTACCCACCCGAGGTCACGCAGCTCGTCCGGGAGGTCTACGCGGCGGTGCAGCCGAGGAAGGGAGACCGCACCCTTCGGTCATGTGGCATCGCCCGTCTGCCCCCTGACGAGTACTGCCTCACGAAGGACAAGCTCGCGCAGTTTGTCGAGTTCTTCCGCGGTGACGAGCGATATGACCAGGCCCACGTGGACCTGCTCGAGGCCCACCTCGACTCCGACGTGTACTGGGACGAGGTCCAGGCCGTCGAGGACCTCGGCGAGCAGTGGTGCTACGACCTGACCGTCGCGGACCACCACAACTGTGTCGCCGGCGCGATCGTCACGCACAACAGCACAACGCTCGGGAACCGGATCCTCGCGAGCAGCTGCCTCATCCCGCACTTCCGAACGCTCTATGTCTCGCCCTCCGCGCAGCAGACGCAGGAGTTCTCGAAGACACGCATCCGCGAGACCCTGGAGACCTCGCCCGACCTGCGGAAGTGGTTCCCCATCCACCTCACCGACAACGTCTTCGAGAAGAAGGCCATCAATCGCAGCACGGTGACGCTCCGGTACGCCTTCCTCAACGCGGACCGGTGCCGCGGGCTGCGCGCGGACCTGGTTGCCCTCGACGAGATCCAGGACATCCTCCTCGAGAACATCCCCGTCATCGAGGAGGCCGCCTCCCACTCCCCATACAGGTACTTCATCTACTCGGGGACGCCGAAGTCCAACGACAACCCCATCGAGCACTACTGGTCGAACTTCTCCACGCAGAACGAGTGGGGCGTCCCCTGCGAGCGCCACGGCACGCCGAAGGACCCCGGGTCCTGGCACTGGAACATCCTCGGCGAGTTGAACATCGGCAAGCTGGGGCTCATCTGCGACAAGTGCGGCGGTCCGATCGACCCGGCACACCCGCTCGCGCAGTGGGTTCGCACGGGCTCTCCCGACCCCACGCTCAGTGTGTACGAGGGCTACCGCATCCCGCAGCTGATGGTGCCGTGGATCGACTGGAAGGACCTGTACACCAAGTACAACGACTACCCGCGCGCCATGTTCTTCAACGAGTGCCTCGGGCTCTCGTACGACAGCGGCCAGCGCCCGTTGACGGCGGCCGACATCCAGATCAACTGCGACGAGCAGATGCGCCTCCTCCCGGAGATCGTGAAGCTCTGGCGGGAGAAGCTGAACGGCATCCCACTCTACGGCGGGATCGACTGGGGGCAGGACAGCACGAAGTCCCACACCGTCATGAAGATCGGCGGCTACTACCAGGGGCGGTTCCGCGTCATCTACGCGTACCGCTTCATCGGAGCAGACACCGACATCCGCGTGCAGATGGACAAGATCTGTCGCCTCATCGACACCTTCCAGCTCGCTCGTGTTGGAGTCGACTACGGCGGCGGGCTCCACCCCAACGACGAGCTCCTGCGGAAGTACGGCTCGCAGCGTATCGTCCGCTTCCAGTACTCGACCCCCAGCGTCTTCATGAAGTGGGACTCGCAACTGGGCCGCTACATCATCCACCGCTCGGAAGTGATGTCTGCGATCTTCAACGCCATCAAGCGCGGCACCGTCTACAAGTTCCCCGCCTGGAAGGACTTTGCAGCTCCCTACGCCGCCGACATGCTCTCGATCTTCTCCGAGTACAACGAGCACATGCACATGACGCAGTACAAGAAGTCGTCGAACAACACCGACGACTCCTTCCACGCGCTGCTGTTCCTCACCTGCGTGTCGATGCTGGACACCCCGCGCCCTGACATCTTCGTGCCGAGCGCGGCGATCGATCGGAGGCTCGAGAGCTAAGCGAGCGGCCGCGGGAGAGAGGGGTTGCCCCCATCTCTCCCGCGATGCTCATGGCCATCAGGCCGCGGCCGCCTCCTTCTTCCCGCCCTTCTTGGCGGGGACCGCCTCGTCGGCGGGGGCCTCCGCCGGCATCACGGCGGGACCGGTCTGGACCACCGGGGCCGCGACCGGGGCCGGGGCCGCCACGACCGGGGCCGGGGCCGCCACGACCGGGGCCGGGGCCGCCACGACCGGGGCCGGGGCCGCCGCGGCGGCCAGCTTGGCGACCTGCTCCTCGAGCGCGGTCACCTTGGCCGCCAGCGGGTTGACGTGGCCCCCGCTGATGAGCATGGCCGCCAGCTCCCTGACCTCCTCCGGGGACTTGCCGCGGAGGAGGGCGTAGTCGGCAAGGAGCTGCTCGTCGGCGAGGAGCTCCCTGCCGAAGCTGGCCCAGGCGTCCGCCTGGGCCTTCGCCACGGTGGTCTCGTCGTTGAGAACCCACCAGATGCCCTCGACCATGGCGACCGTCGCGATGGTGCCGCCGATGATGGCGGTCATCGAGAGGACCATGGGCGACCCGCGGAAGTACATCGTCACGCGGGGCACCCCCCAGGTCAGGATGGACGCCGCGACGGCGCCCTCCGCCGCGGGGCGGGCCACGGCGGCGAGGAGGGAGGTGAGCCCGAGTCGGAACTTCGTGACACTGGACTTGAACGACATGGTTGACTCCTGGTAGTTGTGGACACACGGGGGCTTGGGAGCTTCCGTAGGCTCCTTATGACTGGGAAAGTGCCTGTTTTTAGGGCATTCTGGCCTGCGCCTACCCGGTGCTGCGCACATAGTGCACGTGGGTCGTGCACAGCCGGTGGAGATCGTCGAGGTGCGTTCGCATGACGCGGAGGTCGTCCCGGAGCTCCACGTTCTCCGCCTCGAGCGCGGCGACCTTCGCGGCCAGGCCCGTGTCCTCGTGCACCTCCCGGGAGGAGGGACGCCGGGTCGGTGCCCTCTGCCTCGGGTTTTCCGTGACCGGGGGTGCCTGTACGGGCTTCCCCTTCCCGCGTGCGGCGGCGTCCACGCCGTCCGCCGCTGATGTGCCCCGGACGCGTTGGCTGCCCCTCTCTCCCTCATTCGTATCCATGGAACCTCCAGCAGGTTGTTGACTGCCGAGGTTCTTATGCCGTCCTTAGGTCTACTTTCGGCGTGCCCGCGCTACCAGGGCCTCCCGCACCGAGGTGGGTGTGTCGAGCAGGGCCGCGCGCTTCAGCTCCCGTTCCATCTCCCTGCCGTACATGTCCTCGTAGCAGAGCGCGGCGATCCGGAGTCGACGGCGTGCTTCTGTCAGTCGCCGGTGCATCACCTGGAGGTCGAGCGACGTCTTGTAGTCTGGACAGCCGTGCACGTAGACGATCAAGTCCACGCAGAGGCGCAAGAGCACACTCCAGGGGCGCTCTCCTGCCTCCGCAGAGATCACGTGGAGGTCCTCTTCGTTGATGCGGAGGAGCACCTCCGCCCACTGGGTCAGCTCGTCCAGGGCCCAGTTCGTCTTCCGGAGCCCCGCCTGTGCGCTCTCGTAGATCGTGTGTGCACCAGCGGCGTCGAGCCGCAGCGGCGCTTCGTGGACGTCGAGGATCCGGAGCACCAGGTCCATCTCGGCCCGCAGGCGGCGGACCGTCGCGCGCAGCTCAAGGGTCTCGCGCTTTCTGGCACCGGGCGTGGCTGCGCAGTGCTCGATCTGATCCTTCCGGAGCTCCTCGACCTCTGCAGGGTCGAGCCACTTCCGGCGGCTACCCTCACCCTGCCGGGTAGACAGGAGGTGCTGCGCGATGTAGGAGCGGATAGTTCTCGTGCTCACCCCGAGGTGCCGAGCGCTATCTTCGATGGTCATCAGGGTCGTAGACACTTACTCCTCCCGTGCGCAAGGTCGAAGAAGGGTATATTCTTGCGCAAGCACCCCTGCAGGTACTCAAGATGCCACACTTCAGCGAAGTTACTGAGACCGACCTCCGCGCCATGGCTCGCGAGGCCGCGTCTTTGTACCGCGAGAGTGGGGGTGATCTGTCCGCAACGGACGCGGTCATCAAGGTCGCTTCGACCTCGGAGGAAGGGCTCACCAGCGAGCACATCCAGCGAGTCTGCGAGATGGTCTACCACGACGTGTTCGAGCGCGCGTTCCGCGAGAACCCGGGCCCGGACCGCCTCGTCAGTTTCGATCCACCGGATGCCGTGAAGGCGGCGTCGGCCGTGCGCGCGCATCGCATCGAATCATTCAGCGCGAAGCTCGCCAGCGCTCCGCGCGGAGGCACCTCCATGGACAAGACGGCAAGTCACTCGGTGTCCCGGGGACCTCCTCCTGCGCAGAACGCGTTCGTCGCTGCCATGTCGCGGACCGTTGCGGACATCAGCGGGATGAAGAAGGAGGCGCGGTACCAGCTCCTCAGTACGCGGGACACCCTCAAGGAGGCCGCGCGCAAGCTCTCCCTCGACCTGGGGTCTGCCGCGGGCGCCGAGAAGATCGCGTTCCTCGAGCTCCTCGACGGGGTGGTCTCCTCGGTGCGCCAGGGCGTGGCACCGCTGCACGCCGTCGAAGCGTGTCTGGAGTTCGGGAAGACGGCCGACGCCTCGGACAACGTGCTCGACACGATCGCGACGGATCTGCTGCGTGCGCTCCCGCGCCGTGGCGTCCCCCTCGACAACGAGAAGCTCGCTCACATGGGTGGCTACGGGCTGAACGTGCGGCACCCCCTGCGGGCCCAGGCGGTCAAGGTCGCCGAGCTCCGCGAGTACCGTGTGCATGGAGGGGTCGCGCTGCAGGACATCCAGACGCAGCTCGGCCGGGTCGAGCGGGAGCTTAAGGATGCGCTCTACCAGTAGTCTGGGTGGTCCGCTCACCGAGTGGTGCAAGCAGGCCGGCTGGCTCGGTACCACCGTCAAGGCCGTCGGGCAGGGAGTCGGACTACTCGGGAAGGGCATCTGGCACGGCGCCGGTGTCGTTGCCCCGAACCCGATCATGCGCGCCGGACTCCTTGGCACGATCGGGGTCGGTGCAGCTACCCAGGTCCCGCAGATGGCTGGTAGGCTGGCGCAGGACGAGCGCTTCGTCCGTGGTACTGGACCCACCGTGAGAGGTTTCTGATGGATGCAGTTCTCGTCAATGTGCTGGAAAAGCAGGCGGCTGGGAGGATCACGCCGGCGGATACGGCGTCTGCCGTGAAGCTCGCCGGGCTGCTTGGGATGAAGAAGGAGGCGCTCTTGGTGCCTCCGGCCGTACGCAATGCCCTCGGGCGTCTCACGCTCAGCCCGGCGACGCAGCAGGCCATCACCACCGGCCTGGCGTCGAGTCTCGGCATCGGTCTGGCAGGCCTCGGCGTGCACGGGGTCGCCAGCGGTGCACGTGCGATCAACGAGCGACTCTCTAAGAAGAAGGACCTGGAGCGCATCCTCGAGGTGTTCCCGCGCCTCAAGGAGTACCCGCCGAACGAGATCGAGCTCGCCTACAACTCCATCCGCCATATGAATCCGCACATCGCGAAGGACCCCCTCGCAGGTGGGTCGCTCCTCGGACAGGTCCTCCGCCAGCGGGACAACCTGGACCCCAAGACCATGCGTATGGAGACCGATCTCGCCGGCAACCTCCTGCGCCTGCGCCCGGAGGAGCGGCATACCGGCGAGGAAATCATGCGCGACGCCATGTCGGTGGGCATGGGCATCGGCTTCAACGAGGCGTCCAAGCTGCGCAGTGCGCAGCATCAGCAGAGCTGGCAGGCGGCGCAGAACGACGCACAGATCGCGCAGCGCAGGGATGAGCTGGCCGAGGCGAAGGCCGAGCGGGTGCGGAAGGAGCGCGGCGAGGAGGCCAAGGAGCTGGACGCCTATTTTCGCCGGCAGCAGGACCTCAAGCTCAAGCGCCAGGAACTGGGCATGAAGGCGCGGCAGTTCTATGCCAGTCGCCGGGACCGCGCCGACGACCGCCACGAGAAGAAGCTCGACCGGGAGGCGAACGACCGCCGCGTATTCGCCCAGGCGATCCTGCGCGACGCAGTCAACCAGGAGTACCTGGATCCCGTGACGGGGCAGAAGACCCCTCCGACCATCGGTGACGTGCTGCATCTGTACCCGAACCTGCGCCGCCACATGCCCTGATGGACAAGCACTTCCAGCTCCACGGGAAGACGGCCGAGGGCCGTCCTCTCATCCACCTGGTCGAGCCGAGCACCGGCTACGGCCTGGGTACGTCCGCGGGACTGGACAAGGTCGCGAGTGGCGAGCACCTGCCCGAAGTCCTCGAGCTCATCGAGTCGATCCAGCCCCAGCCGGGGCGGCTCTACCTGGTGAACTCCGCTCTCGGCGCAGGGGAGTTCGTTGGCTTCAACCTCCGGGGCGACTGGTTCACCGAGCGCGGGCTGCTCCACACGCCGCCGGGCTGGGACACGATCCCGGTCTGGGACATCGAGGGACGTCGGCGAGCTGCCAGCACCACGGAGACCGTCAAAGACTGGGGCTCCCTCGCGTGGGGGTACCCGACCTTCTACAACGCGCACCGTTTCCGCCACCACGTGAACAAGGACCCGGAGCGCGCCTACGGGTACATCCTCGGGGCGTTCTGGGATGCGCGGATGCGTCGGGTCGTCCTCGTCTCGGAGCTGGTACGGGACCTCTGCGTTCGCCTGGGTGCGGTCGACCTCTACGATCGGATCGCCGCGGGGGAGTTCCCGGACACCTCGATGGGCGCGAAGGTGCCTTACGACCGCTGCTCGATCTGCAACCACTACGCGCGGTCGCCCGAGCACTACTGCGAGCACGTCGTGCGCGGGGCGCTTCCTCCGTTCGGGATGCGCGCCATCCTCCCCGACGGGAGGATGTGCGGCGTCTACAACGACTACCCGCGCTTCTTCGACGACTCCTACGTCTTCATCGGTGCGGAGCGATCGGCGAAGGTGATGGCGAACGTTACCTCCAGGGTACGCGGGAACCGCCCGTACACGGAGAGGCTCTTCGCCCCCGGCGGTATTGGTCTCTCGACTCGTGAGGTCTCGGCCGACGCGCCTCTCCTGCCGCTCGACGAACGGCATGCGCGTCTCGGGAACGCAGTTGCCAATGTCCTCAACTCCCGCGTGCGCGGTCCCGCGGAGTCCCGCGTCGGCGCGAACATTGCCAGTGTGCTGTCCGCGCTCCCTGCCGCGCGTTCGGACGCCGAGGCGAAGGCGATGGAGCACGCGCAGGAGACGTTGCGACGTCGCGCCGGCGTGCGAGACCGTACGATCACGGACGAGGAGCAGCGGTTCTGGGAGGGGCGGAGCGGGCAAGATCTGCACGCTGCCTCGGTCACGCCTGCGCAGCAGGACCGCGCGATCGCTTTGCTTACCAGCCGCATGAATGCGCTGCCGGTCGGGGAGAAGCTGGGCTCTCTGGCCAAGTGGGCGGAGCTCGTGAAGCGGATTCCGGCTCCGAGCGAGCACCAGCGGGCGCTGCTGAGGGATCACATGGGGCGCCTGGTCCCGGTGCTGCCTCGTGAGATCTACGACGAGTGCGGTGCTGGCCCCTCCAGCATGCACGACATGCTGTCGCACCTGGGCGCCCTCGGGGTCGTTCTCCGCCCAGAGGAGTTCCAGTACTGCTCGTTGAGCTCCATGGGGCAGTCGGCCAGGGCGCAGGAGCTGGCTGCGGAGGGCAGCTGCTTCGAGCGTACGCCGCTCGACCCCTACCACGAGCCGCGGTGGCTGCCTGGTGCCTTGCGCGGCGACACGATCTCTCGACTCGTGAGCGCACTCGGCCCGGTGCTTCTCGGGCGGTCGTTCGCACCCAGGGCCGTCGCGATCCGCATTACGATGTGTCCCGCTCCGCAGGACGGCGGAGTCAGTACACTGCTTTCCGACCCGCTTCTTGACCAGATCTCGCAGCAGTACAACGACTATCGGACGGGGCTGATGACGCGTCCACCCGATTGGAGTTATGTGCCCGCGATGTCCAGGTCTGCTACTCTCTTCAGTGACAAGACCGCGGATGCCCCGAACTTGATCTCCTCCCTTCTTCTCCACCTTGCCTACTGGTAGGACTACAACATAGGATAGAGTCCTCCCTGCAGGGCGAGCGGCGTCTTCATAGAGTCCCCTCGGACCTCCCACTTCATTGCTACCTCCAACGGAGCCCGAATCGCATGTCCATCAAGCTCGCCGAGACCCTCGCCCAGCACAACGTGACTCCCGAGGACCTCGAGAAGGCCGCCAGCGTGCGTATCTTCCAGAAAGTAGCCGCGGCCGAGAGCATCGACCTCGACCTGCTGGCCCCGGAGCAGGTCGAGGAGCTCTACGCGCACTTCGAGGCGAACGTGCTCCCCGCGTTGCTCGACGCACCCTCCACCGAGCAGAAGATCGCCTCCCTGACCCAGGAGCAGGCCTTCGCGCTCTTCGACAAGCAGGCGAGCGCCGAAGGCCTCGACCTGTCGGGCGCCACCGACGAGCAGCTCGGCGCGGCGTTCGAGTACTTCCTCGAGAACGTGCTCCCGGTGATGGCCGAGAACGGGTTCGAGCCGGTCGTCGTCGACGTCGAGAAGCAGGCCCAGGTCGAGGAGGCCCAGGCCAAGCTGGCCGAGGCCGACATCCTCGGACGGCAGATGGCGCGCAGCTACGTGGACGAGATGGGCAAGCTCGGGGCGTGGAACGACACCCCCGAGGACTTCGTTAGAAGGCGCCACCGGAGCAGAGCTGCAGCCGCCGCCGCCGCCGCAGTACCCGTCGCCGCAGTACCCGTCGCAGCGCCTGGGGAGCGGGCCCTCGCGCTCATCCCGAGGAAGGAGGGGCTCACGGACCGCATCTTCGGCGCGGCGCGCGCGGCGGGTGGCAAGATCGACTCGAGGGCCCTGGACCTCGGCGCCAACATCGCCCACCGACTGGGGCGCGGACCGATCAGCGACCGCGCCGCTCGTGCGATCGGCTACGGAATCCCGGTGGCCGGAGCCACCCTCCTGGCGGGCGGGGCCATGGCCGCCAAGAAGCGCATGAGCCGTGGCACGCCGCCCGAGAACGACGGCGAGAAGACCAGCAGCGCGATCGACCTCACGGTCGACGACGTCCTGATCCTCAACAACCTCGCCGCGGCCGGCGATGCCGAAGGCCTCCAGAAGGCGGCCAGCCTGATCGTCGAGGCGGCGCTCGAGAAGGAGGCATCGGTCCGAGAGACGCTGATGGACTTCGCGTCGGCCGCGGGTCAGCGCGGCAAGCAGCTGCTCACCGGCAACGAGTTCAGGCGCCGTACGTCGCTCGGACTCATGGAGGCTGCCCGCGGCTCGGGCCCGTACGCAGTCGAGGCCCGCAAGATCCTCGGTGCGCGCGCGGTCGCCGCGGCGGGCACAGCGGGCCTCGGCTTCGGTGGGTACAAGGGCGTCAAGGCCCTGCGCAACCGCAGCAAGACCGCGGGCAGCGAGAAGAACAGCAGCGCGATCGCCCTCACGGGCGAGGACGTCCTCACCCTGGCCGAGCTCGCCAACGCTGGGGACGGTGCTGGGCTGCAGAAGGCGGCCAGCATGATCGTCGACGCGGCGATCGAGAGGGAGGAGGGGGAGGAGAAGTCCGCCGATGCCGCGCTCGACCTGCTCGTCCAGGACGCCGCCGAGGATCTCGCCGCCCAGTGGCTGATCGACAACGGATACGCGACGGCCGAGTGAGGAGCCCGTGATGCCGAGAGCCCAGCTGGAAGCGTTCTCCGAGGAGCTCCGCAAGCACGCGGCGTCACTCGGGAGGAACCCGGCCGGTGCTGCGGCCCATGGCAACGCGATGCGGAAGTTCCCCTCATCCCAACCGGCAGCCGGGTCTACCCCCTCCATCTCGCAGGCCATCAAGGCGACCTCGCCGGCCTCACTCCCACCTCCCAACATCAGCGCCTGAGGCATCACCCATGTCGGTACAGCACATCATCGACGCCGCGCTCAACAAGGCGCGTGCTTCCGCCGGGGGGACGAAGACCGCGGCCGCCCCGGGCGGCGATCTCGTGAAGCTCGCACACGAGTTGGCAGACGCCAACGAGTTCATCGCCATGAGTGCCGTCGACGACGGCTCCGTCGCCGGGGCAGTACGCCGGAGCGTGGTCGAGCAGTTCTTCAAGGGCGCCGACACTTCGGCGATCCCGGGCCCGGCCCGGAGCGTGGCACCGACCGGAACCCAGGCAGTGCCGCCCCAGTCCGGCTCGAAGAAGATCCTCCCGACCGGCCATCCCTGTGGCGAGTCTCCTCCGGAGAGCGAGGCCCCGACTGGTACCCAGGCCACCCTGGACCAGACCGGCACCAAGAAGGCCGGCGCCCCGATGACCCTCTTCGACCTCATCACCAAGCGGGCGGACACCAGTGCGATCCCGGGTCCCCAGCAGAGTGTGTCCGGCGAGAACGCCGCCGCACCTCCGGCGAGGAACGAGAACACGAACATCGAGATGCTCCGCTCGGTCCAGGACATCGTCAACGCCACCAAGCGCGAGGCGAAGCTCCCGACCCGCGCCCGCCTCGCGCAGCTCTTCGCCCACGCCGATGACACCGGTGCCTCCCGCGCGGCGGCCGAGGCGGCCTTCCCGATGGCCACCGCCAAGGGTGGGCTGAAGGTGGCCGACGCGGGCGACCCTCCCAAGCACGACTGGTTCGGCGGCGAAGCGCAGATGTCTCGTGGGAACACGCAGATACGCGCAGCGCGGGAGTCTCTGGGGATGTCGGCGCCCGAGCGGGAAGACCTGCTGCGTCAGGGACTCCAGAACCGCGCGGAGGGTTCCGACAGAGCACGACGTGGCAACACCGCGCTCGGCTCCCTCGTCGGCGCCTACCCGGGAGCAGCCGTTGGTGCCCTGCTCGGGTTCCAGCACGGTATCGCCCGCGGGGCCGCTCTGGAGGCCGCCCGGCGCGCAGGGCTGTCGGGCGCCGCCGCTGGCGCCCTGACCGGTGGCGTACTCCTGGGCGGGACGACGTACGGACTGAGCAAGCTACGTGCACGCCTGGCCCGCGAAGAGGCGGCAGACCCTTCGGCCCTCCACGCCGACGTCGCGAGCCACCTGTACAACAAGCGGCACATGCGGCAGGAGCACGCCGCGCTCGCCGACCTCGTGGCTGCGCGCGAGGGGCGTCGCGCTGCCGGCAGCGGCATGTTCAACGTCAACATCAACAAGGGCGGCTCCCCGTACAACGTGGACACCAAACGCTCGCCCTTCCTCCAGGAAGAGAAGCGCGCGTCGCTGGCTGACTACGCGGCGCTCGCCGACCTCGCCGCCGCCGGGCAGCTCGGCGAGGACGCCCTGAACGTCATCCGCTTCGCCGAGGAGCTGTCGGTCTGATGCGCGAACTGGTCGCCATGATCGAGAAGCGTGCCTCCGTGTCCGAGGATACGCGTGCGCGTGCGTTCAAGGCATGTGCGACCTTTCCCAAGACCGCCACTGTCGACGACCGATCTGCCGAGACCAGTGAGGAGGCGCGACTGCGTCGCGTGGGCGAGTTCCTCCGTCGCCGTGCCCCCTCCAGCCTCGAGAACGGTTCCGCATCCCCCACCCCTCCGAAGGACGCCACTCCATGAGCACCAACATGAATGACGGCGTCGCCGCCGTCGCCGCACAGTCGGCCGCGACCCTGCGCCAGCTCGCGACGAAGCTCGCAAGCACCGAGGCCGAGAACGTCCAGCTGCGCGCGAAGGTCGCCAGCTACGCGCGCGCGGACGAGGTGCGGGCCCTGGCTCGGGAGATGGAGTCCCGTGGACTGTCCCCCGAGCTGACCTTCGAGGAGAAGGTCGCCTCGGTTTCTCGATATAGCGACCTCGGCATCGTCCGCGAGTCCATCAAGCTCGCCGGTGGCGGCAAGCTCGACCTGGCCAAGGTCGAGGAGGGAGCCCCGCGGTCCGATACCGATGTCAGCACGTCCTCTTTCGAGGCGTTCTGTCTCACGGGCCACTCCTCGTAGAGGCTCTCCTTCTCCAACCCACTTGACCCTTCGCGCATCGCAAGGGCAGAATCTCCCTCCAGAGGAATCACATCATGGCCGGCAAGTACGTCACCATCCTGAACCCGGGTTACAGCCTTCTCGTCACCCGGGATCTGCCCTACACGGCAGGGTCCGGCGAGTCGGGCGTGAACCCGTTCGACCCCAGCGACACCCGCGCCCTCGTCGAGGGCGAGTTCCTCGAGCTCGTCTCGAGCGGGTCCTCCGCCAAGTACACCCGAGGTGGCAACAATGCCGTGGCCGTGGAGGGCACGCCGGACGGCGAGGGCACCAACCCCGCCTTCATGTACTTCCTCGAGGAGGGGCGTTACGACGCGCAGATGTCGCAGCAGGCGCACTGCATCCGCGGTCCCCTCGGCTTCGAGTTCCGCACTAAGATCTGTCGCTCGTCCGGCCTCTCGGTGAACAGCAAGGTCTCCGTGTGGGACTGGGACGGCGGCAGCAACGCCTGGGGCAAGGTCCGCCGCGCCCTCGCCGTCTTCAGCGCCGGCTGGGTCGTGGGGCGCGTCTCACGCATCTACGGCACGGACGATATCAGCGTCATCTACGGGCTCCAGTAGGCGTCCCGGGTACCCCCTCTCCTACTCCACCCACCTTCTCAAGGATCTGTCATGAACACGATCGACGGCAGCAGCGCCCGGGATCTCAACGCAGGGTTCGTCGAGCGGCTCGAGACCGACGGCACCACTAAGACCGCGGCCGAGTCCCTCAACTTCATCCGAGATCGTATCCGTGAGGCCAGCTTCACGGACATGATCGTCCCGAACGAGCGCGTCGTGCGCGGCGATCTGCAGCGGTCGGTCGAGCACGACACCCTCGTGAAGATCGTGGACATCGAGCCCGGGTCCCGCGCGATGGCGTTCACCTTCCGCGGCCAGCCCGACGCCCAGTACGTCACCGGCAAGCGCTTCGCGATCGGCTTCTTCACTGTCTCGAGCCTCAAGTTCGAGATTGTGGAGCAAGAGCTGATGGCCTACGAAATGCCGGTGACGCGCATCATCGAGGAGAACAGCCTCAAGGACATGGTCGAGGTCAAGGACCGCAACTTCCTCGTGCACACCGAGACCGCGGTCGAGGCGATGCAGGAGGAGGCCAATGGCTCCGTGGTCGGCTTCAACACCACGAACGTAAATGCCGGCACCTGCCTCGAGGTCTCGAAGGTCAAGGGCTCGCTCGCCCTGCAGCAGGCCTCGGACAACTTCGTGGTCAAGGCGATCCAGCGCCCCGACATCGTCAAGATCAAGCGCCTCCTGAAGCGCGTGATCACCGACGGTTCGGGCAACGTGGTCCGCCAGGGCCGCTTGCGTCCCGAGGTCATGCTGGCCTGCGAGTCGGACATCGACGAGTTCGACTCCTGGACCCACGAGGACCTGGGCTCACGGCTCCAGAGCGAGACCGCGGTGAACGGCTGGTCGTACAACAAGGCCGTCGGCCTGCGCATCGTGAAGACGATCAAGAACGACCTGCTCCGCGAGGGCAACGTCTACGTCTTCACCAGCGCCCAGTACTTCGGCCGGAACTACACGCTCAACGACGTGAAGTTCTACATCGACAAGATCGCGAACCGGATCTACTGGCAGGCCTGGATGGACATCGGGCTGGGCATCGCGAACATCGCCTCGGTGGTGAAGCTCGAGCTCTACTCCGGGTCCGTCACCGCGGGCGACACCGACTCCGGCTACGCGGCCGGCATCCCGGTCGAGATCGAGGACATGGGCGGCGTGAATAATAAGGTCGCCGAGGGCCTGACCTTCCCGCACATCTCGCTCTTCTGAGACTCGCGGGCCGACAGGTCCACGGGCCTCCCACCCTCTGTCGGCCCCGGTCCACAAGATCGGGGCCGACCTGTTTCAGGAGCTGCACATGCGCCTTCTCGTCATCAACACGGTCATGGACCCTGGTACGGCGCGTCTGCGCGCCAGGTTCCCGGGCAAGGTACTCCAGCGGCCGACGATCGCCGGGCAGCCCCTCCCTCCCCGCGGCCGCCGCGTGATGCCTGTCGATCTGCTGCTGCCGGCGATCGTCGACCAGCTGGAGTATCTGGTCAGCATCGGCAACATCGAGGTCCGCGAGTTCGGGTCCTCTCGCCAGTCGGTGGACTTCGCCGAGCTGCGCGTGCGCCTGGGCATCACCCCGGGTCCCGAGGGTGATGCAGCAGCGCAGGCCGTAGCAGCCGAACCGCCGACTCCTCCCGCCGACACCAGCCCTGCAGTTCCACTGGGGGGCGCGGAGGGGTCGGTGGTCTCCCCTGAGGGCGATGTCACCCCCGAGGAGGAGGCACCGCCCCCGGTCGAAGCGTTCCTGGACCCCGTGGCCGAGGAGCACACCGATCCCAAGGCACCCCCGGTGGCCGACAACGAGACCTTCACGCTCCCGCTCGACATCGACGAGCTGGTGCGCGATGCCAAGAACAAGGTGCTGGGCGGCGTCCTCGCGCTCTTCGAGAAGCCGTGGCTGGGTAAGAACAAGGCCACGCTCATCGAGGAGGTCAACGAGTGCCTCTCCGGTGACCCCGACCCGGTCATCGCCAACCGCGCGGTCGCTCTCCTGCGGACCGAGGAGGTCTGATGGGCAAGATCCTCGTTCACAACGTCTCCGACCGGCCGAACACCCCCGGTGAGGGTGTCGCGGTCAAGATCGGCGGGCAGAGTGTACGCCCGGGGCAGTTCGTCGAGGTGGACTCCTCCACCATTGGCGCGAAGCACCGCGAGATGCACGGCACCCTCCTCTGGATCGGTGACCTGCCTGCTCGTTTTACGCGCACGAGCAAGGCGGGGCTGCGCGCCGCACGTGAGCAGGCGGAGGCCACGGCCCCCACCGCGCTCACCCTCGAGCAGGTACGCGTCTACCTGAACGACCTCACGCTCGAGCAGGTACAGAACCTGGCCACTCGGGCCCTGCCGTCGATCAGCGTGCCTGCCTCCAAGGCGGCGGCGGTCATGCGACTGAGCCGCGCGCTGTTCCAGGAGGGTCGCGAGCTCGACCCCGAGGCGTTCTTCTGGCTGGGGCGCTGGACGCGTACCCGTGGCGGCTTCATCCCGACGGAGTGACCTGTGGCTACTGCTCTCCCATCAGCGTCGGCGCGGATGAACGAGATGATCGCGTACGTGCGCCAGTACATGCGCGACTACCCGGAGTTGAACCGACTGACGCAGGGCTATGAGAGCTCGCCCCGCATGATCGCGTGGGCCATCGTCGACGCGCTCGATGACTGGAACACGACGCCACCCTTCCTGGGTACGACCACCATCGACAACTTCCCCTCGAAGCACCTGCTGTGCCGGGCGGCCGCGATCTCCCTCCTGGAGAGCATCGCCATGCTGCAGATGCGGAACCATATCTCGTTTAGCGACGGCGGGATCTCCGTCTCCGTGAACGACAAGGCGCCGATGATCATGCAGTGGGTGAGCATGCTCAAGTCCGGTTACGAGGACAAGAAGGTCAGGATGAAGTCCTCGATGAACGTGGAGGCAGCCATGGACGGGATCGGCGCGACTTCGGAGTACTTCGTCATCAACGGCGTCTACCTCAACGGGTTGATGTGATGGAACCGCACTGGGACGTCCGCACATCCGCGGCCCGGCAGGCTGCCGCCGCTGACCTCTGGATGGAGCTCACCGGGCGGAAGCAGGCAGCCGCGTTCGAGATCGCCAAGGAGGCGATGGAGAAGCGTGCCTCGGTAGTCGGGGGGCTTGTCGGTGCCGGCGTCGGTGCCGGCGTCGGTGCCCTGACTGCTGGGAAGGGCAACCGTCTGAAGGGTGCGGCTATCGGCGCCGGCGTCGGCGGACTTGGTGGTGCTGCGGTTGGCCACCTCGCTGCACCCTCGATCGCTCGTAGGACCCGGAGTGTGGTGGGTGATGCGGCCGAGGCGTTCGCGAAGCAGCATGGGCGCGTCGCGCACCCACAGGAGCTGCGCGACGCAGGGACCCTTGTGTCTGGTCTTCAGCACGGCGCAGTCGGAGCTGGTGTGGGTACTGTGGGCGGAGCCGCTGGGCTTGCTGTACGCGGCTCAGGCCAGAACAAGGCTGCTTCGGCTGCTGGTGCAGCCATTCGCGAGTACGTGCGTGCGCACCCCGCTGCAGCTCCGGCCATCGGCGCGGTGCTCCTGGGTGTACCGGCGGCCGCTGGTGGGTACCTCTACGAGAAGAGCAAGCTCACGCGAGGTGAGAGCGGCAAGTCGTCTCGTGAGATCAAGGAAGAGGCAGCTCGCGCAGCTCACCAGGTCCACGCAGCGCACAGCAAGGACACGGCCATCCAGCGGCTGAAGACGAAGTACCATGACATGCGGGCAGAGCTTGCCGCGGAGGGCAGCGAGAACCCTCGGCGCTCGGCAGCGGTGGCGGCACTGCCTTACGGGATTCTCGCGGGGTTGGCCGCAGCCGGAGTCGTACCGCGCGTGCTGCGATGATCTCCATCACGCAGGTCCGTGTCACGGGGTTCGACCGCCGGTACCTCGACGTGGACTGGGAGATCGCGCCCACCCACGACGACATGCAGGAGTGGGAGTTCTTCGTCGAGCGGTCTGAGTCCGAGGCCGGGCCGTGGGATGTGATCGCCGGGCCGATCATCGACCGCTACTACGTGCGGGACAACTCGACTCCGCAGTTCGCGTTCAACCGCGTGCTCATCTACCGCATCCGGGCCGCGAACACGCTGCGCAGCGTCGAGGTCGTGTCCGGGGTTGCCGATCGTGAGGGGGAACTGGACCTCATCGGCGCCGAGATCGTCAGTCTGGAGCATCTCCTCTTCACCGAGTTCGCCGGTACACGGGCATGGCTCTTCCCGCGGCGCACCTTCGGGCAGCGCTGTCCGCAGTGCTGGGACGACGCCCTCGCAAAGCGCCTGGACGACTCCTGCACGGTGTGCTGGGGGACTGGGTTCTCGGGGGGTTACCACTACCCCGTCGAGTGCTTCATCCAGTTCGACCGGAACCCGACCGTCGAGATCTCGTCCACGTACGACCACTATCAGCAGAACACGCTGACCCTGCGCACCACGGCGTCGCCGCGCATCACCCCGCTGTCCTTGATCATCGACCACCGGAACCAGCGTTTCCGAGTGCTCAGCGTCTCCGCCACCACCCGCCTCGGGGTCTCGGTGCATCAGGAGGCGCAGGCTGTGCAGCTGTCTCCCAGTGCGATCGAGGCGGCGATTCCGTTGCAGGTCGACCACCGGGAGGTCACGCACGCGGCGTCGCGCAACTACACGAACCCACACACGATCGAGGCAGCGAGTTCGACTCCCGCGGACGAGCTGGATCGGCTACTCGGTCGGTACGGATACCGCGATGATGCGTGACCCTGTCGCCGAGATGAAGAAGCAGCCCGGGTACCAGGAGTACCAGGAGCAGGCTGCGCGTACGCCCCCATCGTCGTACCCCTGGGGGTTCGTCCTGGCGAACATGGGCGGAATCGCGGCTGCACACGCGCTCGGGTACTACGCAGGGGTACCGGTCGCCGACGCCCTCGCCCGTTCCCGGTTCGGTGCGCGCTTCGCGCGGCTCCACCCGGACGTTCAGCGTCGGGCCATCACACAGGCCGTGGGGGCTCTCGGCTCCGTGGCCACCGTCAGCGCTGGACTCGCGCACATGGCCGGTCAAGTCCGTATCGCAGAGGAGGTCTCTCGACTGGAGAAGGAGCGCAAGGCTGCTGGGTCTGAGAAGGTCGCCTCCATCTACGACGTGTACCACCAAGCCCTCCTGGAGCTGTCCCGTGAGTGAGGTTGCCACCCGCTCGCGACGCGTCTCGTTGGAGCGCGGGGACAACCCGTTGCTCTATGCGCAGAAGCTCTTCGTCCGGTTCCTGCAGGGACTCTTCAACTTCAACGCAGAGGGGAAGTTCCACTGGGAGCCGGATGCCGAGCGGACGGAAGTGATCATCCGCGCCGAGGCCCCGCTCGACATGAAGACGGTGGGCAAGAAGCCTGCGGTGACCGTCGTCATGGGCCCTGTCCAGTACCAGGGGCTCGGTATCGACCAGCTGATGTACATGAACCTCACCACCGGGCGGCGGGTCCACGCGGACCTGATCTCCGGCCACTTCGTGGTGTACTGCCTGGCCGAGAACGACGTCGTCGCGCAGTGGCTGGCACACCTGGTCGTGCACGGGACGTACGCCAACCGCCGCCTCCTCGAAGGCTCTGGTGGGTTCCATCAGATAGCGCGCCCGGCGGCCTCGCAGAACTCCCCGAGCCCACCGGGGGCACTGATCCACGGCGACCCGACCGGGCTCTTCATGGTGCAGGTCAACCTCCCGTTCTCGTTCCAGTGGACATGGGCAGAAGAGCCCACTGCTCCCGCAAGTGCTCGGTCGATCGACATGATCAACCAGGAACGACGCGCCTCGGACTACCTCTACTCTTCCCCCAGCGTGCTGGAGAAGGTACAGTTGGCGATGTCTTCGGCGCCCGTCGTGGTACGTCGGATCGGCTCACCTCCCGAGACCCTCCGAGAGGCTGAAGTCCTCCTCGAGACGGTTTTCACCTCCAACAGCTCTGACGAGGCCTGAACATGGCATCCAGCAACCGCCCCGGTGTCGAGATCACGCAGGAAATCGCGTCGAGTTCTTCCACGCCCTCGTCTCCCGCCCTCGTCCCTCTCGTCATGGGCGTCTGTCGTCAGATCATCGAGGTCCTCGACAGCGACGGCGGGCTGAACAGCGATGCGAAGTACCCCGACGCACGCTACAACCAAGCGTCGATGTTCATCCCGCAGGCGGACTTCCCGGACCCCCGCGAGAACATCGACGAGCTCAACATCGACGAGGAGACCGTCGGGGTCTCGCTGTACTTCGGCGGGAGTGTCCGCACGCTCGACCGCGGCAGCAACGACTCGTACGGCTCGGCGTTCCTCAAGCTGATGAACAAGTGCCGCGCCGCGGCGCTGCGCACCTCTGTCGGCGACTCGTTCGCCTTCGACGCCACCGTGGGGGACGCGTTCACGTTCGCCTTCGACGTCGTGAACCCCGTGAACGTCTCCTCCGACATCACCGTGACCTTCGTCGGGACCCTGACGGCAGAGGAGGTCGCGGAGGCAATCAACGAGGCCGTCGGTTCCGAGGTCGCCACGGTGGTCGACGTCAGCGGCTCGGACAAGGTGCAGCTCACCTCGCCGACCTTCGGCGCAACCTCGAGTATCACCATCCGAGCCGGGACCTCGGCCCTCACCATCCTCTTCGGCGCCTCGTTCGACGCCTCCAAGGAGTACCGCGTCGAGGGCGCGGGCTTCCGCGGACAGGACGACGAGGACAGCGACCTCACCACGCCGTGGCTCGAGTTCTACCGTGGCGGCTACTTCGAGGACGACAGCGAGCAGCTCTCCTTCGACGCGGCTCCCACCGCCAACCTCCTCTGGGCAGGCCAGGTCGACCTCGACGAGACCTTCAACACCTCGAAGGCGGCCGCGGTCACCTACACCGGGACGTCCGCCACGGTGCCGCTCGCAGCAGCAACGGCGGCGAAGCCCGGAGACCAGATGTGGGCCGACGGCTCACAGGTCGGCAGCGGGGAGATCACCAAGATCGAGGCCAGCCGGTTCAAGATCGGCAAGCTCAACAGCAGCCTCTCGACGTTCGACGACGACGGGAACCCCACGAACCGCGTCTACGACACCATCGAGGTGAACACCGAGAACCACGGCACCCCATTCGCGCCGAAGTACGCGTACTTCCGGGCGCAGGCGCTCGAGTACGGCTCGATCACCCCCGAGGGCGAGGCCGCCACGCTCACCGGTTCCAACCAGGGGCTCGCGTCCCGCTCGGCCTACGTGCAGAGCACCGGCGCCATCGCCGCCTCGCTGAGCCTGGCCAGCCTCACGCTGATCTTCCAGGTGACTGAGGACGGCGTCGAGGGCGAGGAGGTCACCTACACCTTCGCCGGCGGCCCGTACACGCGCACGGAGCTCAAGGATCTGCTGGCCGCCGCAGACGAGTTCGGCCAGCTCACGATCAGCATCTCCGTCGACAACCGTCTCGTGCTCACGACCACGAAGGCCGGCGCAGACCAGTCTGTTACCGTGAAGTCCACGGGCACGGCCAACACCGCGCTCCTGTTCTCGACCACCGCCGCGACCACCGACACCGGCAAGGACGTCGAGTTCGCGACCCAGGCAGCGCTCACGAGCGACTTCTTCGCCCTGCCCATGGTCGACCTGACCACGAAGGTCTACGAGCTCACCATCGAGGACTCGAAGGGCACCCACACCGTCACCACGGCGGCGGTGTCGCTGGCGACGGACGCGGGGACGCTCGCGGCACTGACCGATAAGCTCTGCGAGGCCTTCGGCTCCACCGATGGAACCCTCGACCCGACCATCTACGACGGCGGCATCCCCATCGCGACGATGACGAACTCCGGCGGGGCGGACACGACCGGCACGATCACCATCACCACGATCGAGGGTGGCGCGAGCGTGACGCTCGCCATCACCGCTGTGGACGAGACCGACGGGTTCCGATTCCTCGGGTTCCACGACGATACTGGCGACGCTCCCGCGCAGCTCGACTCTGTCGGCGGCGTCACGGACTTCAGCGGCCTCGGTGGCATCCTCACCGTGGGAGCCACTTCCGGCTTCGACTTCTCCACGACCGGCGTCGCCGGCGGCAACCCCGCCGCCGTGGTGATCTCGCTATCGACCGGGACGGGCCTGACGCTGAACGAGCTCGCCGCCGACCTCGAGACGCAGCTCGAGGCCGCGATGGTCGGCGCCGGTGCCGCGTCGGGCCTTGTCTCCGTGATCTTCGATTTCGATGACGAGCAGTTCGAGATCACGGTCACGGGCGCGGCGTCGATCACGATCGCGGACCGTACTGGCGGTACCAACTTGCGCGACGTTCTCTTTGATTCCGGCGCGTCCGACGCGCAGGCCGTGGCCACGTGGCTCGGTGGTACTCCCAGTGGTATCACCCCCGCAGACATCGTCTTCACCTGGTCGGACGACGGTGGCGGCACCACTACCACCATTACAGGCACGGCTACCTACGCGATGGCCGGCTCGGCAGATGCTGAGGAGCTCACCGAGCTGCTCAACGCGGCGGCGAACTTCAACGGCATCACCGCCGCAGCGAAGCGTCTCGTAGAGTGGTTCAGCGCCGACAACGACGTCGTGTCCGTGCGCACCATCGACGGTGGGGTCGTGATGGAGCTGGAGGCGGCCGCACTGCAGGCCGGCTTCACAGCGATGGGCTTCGACGTCGACCCCGCGGCGTACAACGACGCGGGCGCAGCCAACGGGACCAACGCGGACGACGGCGGCGCCGACGCTCTCAAGAGCACCATCCTGATCTTCAACCTCGATGACAACCCGTACGACTACGAGATCACGTTCGCGACGAACTCGCTGCAGGCCGCCATCGACGATATCAACGAGCTCGTCGATGGTGCGGAAGACGTGGCTTCCGAGGACACCCGCAAGCTGGTCCTGACCAGCCTGCTCGCAGGCGCCGCGTCGAAGGTGGCGATCGACTCCACCTCTACCGCGGACACGGTCTTCGGCATCACCGGCACCGACGAGGGAGCAGGGCGCCCGGACCCCGACTTCTACCTGGACGGGGACGGTGCGGTACACATCGGCCCCAACATCCTGCGCAACCGGAGCTCTGGCATCCCATTCTCGCTCGCCTCGGCCCTCGCCGACGTGTACATCCCGTACACGGCGCTGCGGAAGGACGTGACGGCCTCGGCGGAGGACCCGGCGCTCCTGACATTCGAGAGTACCGAGATCCTCGAGGCGTCCATCGGACCGATCAGCATCAACAACCCGCTGTGCCTGGGCGTCTTCCTGGCCCTCGCCAACAGCCCGACGCAAACCATCAGCGCCCTCGGCATCGACGAGGAGAGTGCGGCCGCGCCCTACGGGACACTGGACGGATGGAGCCGCGCGATCGAGTACATCGAGAGCAAGGAGGTCTACGCCATCGCGCCGCTCACCGCCGACGAGTACGTGCAGGGGCTGCTGTCCACGCACGTCCAGGCGATGAGCGCCCCCGAGGAGCGCGGCGAGCGCATTCTCTTCATCTGGGCGGCGCTGCCGGACCGTGCGGTCACCGTCACCGTGGCCAGCGGCGAGAACGGGGAGAGCAACGGGACCGAGAACTCGTTCACGCTCGACGTGAACCCGGCGTCGGACCTCATCGAGAACGGCATCGACCCCTCGGACGAGATCTCGGTCGACGACAACCTCTACCTCGAGCTGGTCGTAACGACCCTGGGCGTCTCGGAGCTCCGCCGCTACTCCGTGCAGGAGGTCAACGGCGTGGTCATCGCGCTGCGCGTGACCTTCGCGGACGGCGAGAACACGGACGGGTTCTTCACGACCGAGACCCTTGACGAGGAGCTGTCCGCCGCGGACTGGACGCTCAAGATCCGCGGCGACAGGCTCTACGTGACCGGGACCACGATCCCCGACCTGGCCGCCGAGGCGTCTGCCGCGGCGTCGCAGGCCGCGGCTTTCGCGCACCGCCGGGTTTACTACCTGGCGTGCGACTCGGTCGACACGAGCATCGACGGCGTGACCCAGAACGTGGAGGGCTTCTACCTGGCGGCGGCCATCGCCGGTATGGTGGCGGAGCAGCCCCCGCAGCAGCCGTTCACGAACTTCCCGGTCGCGGGCTTCACCCGGGTGTATGGGACCGACGACACCTACAATGGGAAGCAGCTCGACACCATCGCCGACGCCGGCCGCTACGTGATGGTCAACCTGGGCGGTGTGCCGGTCGCGCGGAAGCAGCTGTCGACCGACCCGACCAGCATCCAGACCAAGGAGCTGTCGATCACGAAGGCGATCGACTGGCTCGCGAAGGGCCTGCGGGCGACGAACCGCGTGTTCATCGGGCGGTCCGTCATCACTAGCGGCTTCCTCGACCAGCTGACCCTCTGCAACGAGGGCTTCCTGGACTACGCGGAGCTGCTCGGCGTGGTCCGCAAGGCCGAGCTCACGAAGCTGCTGCAGGATACCGACGCGCCCGACACCGTCCTCATTGATGTCTCGGTCGAGCCGGTCTACCCCTGCAACAAGATCAAGATCACCATCGTCTCTTGATACACTTCAACTGCCTCAATCTGCGGAGAATCCTCCCATGTCGACCGACTCCAAGGCCTTCTCGAGCGTCACCAACTACGAGCGCGTGAAGGAGCAGCTCACCCTCCGCAGGCACCGCGTGCTGGACGAGCGCGATAACGCCATCTTCGACGCGCTCAAGATCATCGAGGCGCGGTCCGACTCCTACTACCCGGCGGTCCAGTCGCTCAGCCGGGAGATCGGGTGGCTTGCCCTCATCCAGCACCAGGACCTGGTCATCACCGGGACCAACCTCATCGACAGCGCGACGAAGTCGACCGGGACCCAGGCAGACAGCACCGGCCAGGTGACCTTCACCGCGGTGGTCCCCGGCGAGCAGACCATCACGGTCACCATCGAGGACACCAACGCGGCCCTCGCAATCACCGCGGACGCCGCGGCCGGTACGATCGAGATCGTGCACGGCTCCGACGGTGGCGGTGCGGGCGGGGCCTCGACAGCGGCCGAGATCGTCGCGGCGATCAACGCCGATGCGGTGGCGAAGTTCATGGTCCAGGCAACCGTGGGCACCGCCGGCGACATCGACGCCGACGAGACCGTGACGGTCGACGGCGGTACGGGGAGCCTCCCCGTGCTCCAGATCGACACCGTCGCGGTCGACGGCTCCGTCTCGAAGACCGGCATCACCATCTACACCGACACGGCGATCACCTTCGACTTCGATGCGACCGCGCTCGCCTCGGGCAAGGTCTACATGCTCCGCCTGTGGGTGGACGACGTACTCGCCTACGAGACCGCCCTCGTCGCCGACAGCGAGCCCTGGGGCGCCATCGGCGGGAGCTTCTTCTGCAAGTCGTACGACTTTGAGCTCGACGCCGCCGGCACCTTGCCGGCACCCCTCGCCAAGGACCTGCAGACCGCCAACATCGCCGGCGACTTCGTGGCCGATGTCGCCGGCGGCGTCTGGGCCCTCACCCACGACGGCACCTCGGAAGCCCAAGCCGGACAGCTCACCTTCGGCGACCAGCTGGTCTTCGACCCCACGAAGAACCCGATCTTCGAGGCCCGCCTCAAGATCAACTTCGACGGCGCCACCTTCTCCGCCGACCAGCGCGCGGTCGTGGGGCTCTGCTCCGCACACACCAACGCCGAGGACGGGCTCGACGCCGTCGTCTCGAACCTCTGGTTCCGGGTCGAAGGCGCGAACCTGAACATCCTCATCGAGTCCGACGACGGTACCCTCGACGACGACGACAACGACAGCACGCTGGACATCGTCGACAACACCTACACGGTGTTCCGCATCGACGCGTCCGACCTCAACGCGGTCAAGTTCTACGTCAACGGCGTGCTGATCACCCAGACGCTCGACGCCGGCGCCCTGACCAACTCCAACATGCTCCAGCCCATCTTCTGCATCCAGCGCGACGCCGGGGCCGAGGCCGAGGTCATGAGCATCGACTGGTACCGCGTCCGCGCCGCCCGGTAGTCGGCTGTAGGTGGCCCCGGTTAGACCGGGGCCACCACTCTTTCACCACGCACACCTCCTCTCCCTGCGGAGTACCTGATGGCAACGCTTTCCGAATGGAGCCCGTACGATCAGTACGTACAGGGGGGCATGGTCGACGGTCGCTTTCTGAACGCGGCCTTCACCCTGATCGCGGCCGGTCCCCCACGTCTGGCGAACATCGGCGGCCCTTCGTTCCTCGCGGCCGCGCTCTCGGCGGGCAGCAGCAGTAGCGACCAGATCGCCTACCCGGTGGGCGTGGTCCAGAGCTTCCAGCTCGGCAACAACATGCAGCTGGCCCGGTTCTTCGAGATCGGGTCCGAGCGCAGCTACTTCATCCCTGGCCGCGTGATGGGCAGCCTCTCGCTGTCCCGTATCATGTACCACGGGCCCTCGCTGCTCCGGACGCTCTACGCCTACTACCAGGACCTGGTCCCGCCCACGGTCGTCCCCGCCGTGTTCCCGAACATCGGGGCCTCGACGGTGGCCAACCCGCACGACGTCGTCATCCCTCCCGGCTACGAGAACATCTACCTCAATCTGGCCAGCGACCTCTTCAAGCAGCCGATTGGCATCCTCCTCATGCTGAAGGACAGTAACGAGGACACGATGTGCGCCTACTACTTCGAGGCCTGCTACGTCCCCAACCACTCCCTCTCGACCGACGCCATGGGCACGGTCCTGCAGGAAGGTGTCGGGATCCAGTACGAGCGGATGCTCCCGATCGCCACCAGGGTCGTTGGCCTGATCAGCGGTCTGTAGGGGAAGCACCGGATGTCCATGCGAGAGCGGCAGGGCTTCCACATCTTCGTCAACCTGGGGCAGAAGCTCGCGGCCGCTGTGGGCTCGGCCCTGCAGGCTGGCGTTGAGCTCCGTCCGCACCAGGAGGACGCCGTCCAGAAGGCCGTGCGGCAGAACGGCAACCTCATCCTGAGCCACCCCGTCGGTTCCGGGAAGACCGTCACCGCGATCGCGGCGTTCGATCGTCTCCGCCAGAACGGGATGGCCGACCGCGCGCTCATCGTGACCCCGGCCTCCCTGCGGAAGAACTTCACCAACGAGGGCGTGCACAAGTTCACGAAGGACAAGGCCGCGGTGTTCGGCAACGCCGAGGAGGTCGCCAACGGCACGGGCCGTCATGTAGACGACCCGGACCCGTCTGCGCGCTACCACGTCGTCAGCTACGACCTCTTCCGCACCAACCCCGAGAAGTACATCAAGTCCTCGGGGGCGGACACCGTCATCTACGACGAGCTCCACAAGATCAAGAACATCGGGATCACCGGTAAGGCGCTCCGCGAGGCGCGGAAGCATCACCGCAACTTCATCGGGCTGACGGGCTCGATCGTGAGCAACACGCCGGCGGACCTGGTCCCGCTCGTCGACGCGATGACGGACGGGCAGCACCACCTCGGTACGAAGGAGAACTTCGAGCGGCGGTTCATGACCGAGGACGGGAAGCTCCAGAACACCCCCGTCGTGCGCCTGCTGCTGAACCCCTACATCCACCACGTCGACGCCTCGACCGGTGGCGGCGCGATGCCGAAGAAGACCGTGGAGACGGTCAAGGTCGACATGACCCCCGAGCAGCAGGAGCTCTACCAGTACGTCGTCGGGAAGATGGACCCGGTGACGGCACTGAAGTTCCGCTTCGGCTCGTCGAAGCTCAAGACTAACGATATCAACAACATCTTCAACAAGATGACCCAGGCGCGCCAGGTCTCGAACGCCATCCACACCGTCAACAAGTCGGTGACGCTCGCGGAGTCCGCGCAGCGCTCCCCCAAGATCAAGCGGGTGCTGGACGACGTGGAGACGCACCTGAAGGAGACGCCGGACGGGCAGGTCATCATCTACTCGAACATGATCCAGGGTGGGGTCGACGTCCTCAGCCAAGGCCTGAAGGACCGCGGCATCGCGCACGGCATCTTCATGGGCAAGGGGCAGGCGGGCTCCACCGAGCAGAGCCGCTCACAGGCGGTCGCCGACTACCAGGCGGGGACGAAGAAGGTCATCCTCCTCTCCTCCGCTGGCGGCGAGGGACTGAACCTGGGCAACACCACCTTCGTCGCCAACGTCGACGGGCACTTCAACCCCGAGAAGATCCACCAGGCCGAGGCCCGCGGCGTGCGCGCCGGCGGGCAGGCGCACCGTCCCGAGGACCAGCGGCACGTCCTCATCCGTCGCTACGTCACGCGCGTCCCTCTCTCGAAGACGCAGGTCGCGAAGGACACGATGAACCTGATCGCGCCGTCCGGCATGCTCAGTCGCGTCCTCGAGGGCCAGCCCGTCTTCTACAACCCGCTGAAGCGTGAGCGCTCGCCGGACGAGTGGGCCTACGAGGTGGCGTGGAACAAGGACGAGCGCAACAAGCAGCTGCGCGGCAACCTCGACAAGACCGCCGAGGCTCCCTGCGACACCGTCGAGGACATGCTGGACCTCCTCGAGGACGGCCTCGCGGCTCGCGCCGGGGGTGGCGCCACCAAGATGGCAGGGAGTCGTCTACGTGCAATGACTCGGGTGGTCTCTGAAGTAAGCTCGGTGCATCCAGATCGGACACACTGGACGCTCCTGGTCGGTGGGAAGCCCGCTGGGCGGATGGTGACCCGTGATGGGCAGATCATGGGTACCGAGATCGAGAAGGAGTTCCGGAACCTCGGGCTCGGAAGGAAGTTCTACGGGGAGGTTGCGCGTCGTATGCCTGGCGCGTCCCTGAAGAGCGACGGACAAGTCTCTCCGGAGGCCACTCGTCTTTGGAACTCCCTGGGGAAGGGCGGCCACGGGTGGAAGGTGGAGCAGGCGCCTTGGTCGCACCAGTACGAGCACAATGGGATGCTGAGGACCTCACAGCGGATGCCCTGGGAGGGTCTCACTCCAGAGATCAAGGCGCAGATGCTGAGGGAGGAGCGCCCGTGGTCCTACCGCGGGTCCCTCCCAGAGGCGGCGGCGATCAAGACCGCAGCGGACCAGAAGACGAAGGAGCGCCGCCTTGCAGCGCAGCGCCTCCCCATGCAGCCTTACCGCCTGGTGAAGTCCGACAGGCCGATCATGGAGGCCTACATGAAGGAGTTCGCCCCTCACCTCGAGGAGGCGGTGGACCCCACCAAGGTGGTGCTCCCCAAGGAGCTGCAGGAGCGTGAGCAGGAGTACGTCGAGGCATTGCGAGCCTACTACCGGGAGGCAGCGAAGCCCGGGAGCGGAGACGGCCTGGTGTCGAAGGCCAAGACCGATGACGAGCGCAAGAGGGAGATCCTGAAGCAGACGTTGGCGGTCGGAGCACTCGGTGCGCTCATCACAGGCTACACGCAGGTAGTCACCGCGGCCGTCCAGAGCCTGAAGAGCGGCCTTCCGATGAAGGATGCCCTGCCACGCGCCGCGGCGATTGGTCTCCTGGGTGGCGGTGTTCTGGGAGGCATGAACGCGTGGTCGAGCTACAAGGACCCGAAGTTCTCCACGACTGGGGCACGTGCGAGGCGCTCTGCCCGCCTCACGGATGAGCAGATGATCCACCTCCTGCGCGGTCTCGAGGTACAGCAGGAGGAGAAGAAGCTCCACCGGCTCGCTGTGGGCTCGAATGCCCGTGCCGTCTCAGTGAAGTAGGAGTTCTCCATGTTCAAAACAGCCGCAGAAGTCTACGACGTGTACGCCCTCGCTCTCGAGAAGGTCGGGGACGAGGAGCACGAGGGCGATCGGCCGTTCTGGAAGAGGCATCCAGTCGCCACAGGCCTGGGTGCCGTTGGCCTGCTGGCCGGTGGCGGCCTCCTTGCGCGCCACACCCTGCGGTCGAGGACTGGAACCTCAAGCCTCGCGGCTGCATTGCCTACGCCCGACATCAAGGTCACGGTGAAGCCCGCGATTGCAGATCCCAAGGAACGCATGCAGCAGGTCCTCGAGCGTGCCAAGAAGATGAACGCCACTTCTGCAAAGACCGACGCAGGCCTCGACAAGGCCATCGGCGACATGTCCGTCAGTGAGGTACAGGCTAAGCTGAAGGACCCGAACTACGTCTGGGAGCTCTGACTGATGGGTGCGCGTCTATATCGACTCCTCGCGGGGCCGTTGACCAAGGAGGCGAGCATTACCGAGCTCGCAGCAGAGACCGTCCACTGGACCAGCTTCGGGGACGAGCTCCAGAAGCTGGGTGCGGACCGGCAAGAGCCCTCCACGACCGATGATGCCGTTACGGGAGTTGGAGCGCTCGCAGGTGGTGGCGTGCTCGCCAAGATGTCGGTTCCACGGGTCACAGGACGGCAGGCGCTCTACCACGGCACTACGGCGGAGTCTGCGGCACGGATCCGCGAACAGGGGCTCTTGCCGTCAAACCGGGGTGGCGCCGCCGGCGTTATTAACAAGGGCAACTTCCCAAAGGAGTGGGCAGACAAGGCGTACGTGACGACGTCCAAGAACCTGAAGGCGCCAATGTACGCCGCTCAGGCCGCTAAGCTCCGCCCTGGAGAAGGCGGAGCCGCTACGGTCAAGATGTCCGTACCAACCTGGAAGATTCCGCTACAGGAGAACCCAGAAACGGCAGGCGGGTTTCACGCGTGGAGGCAGCGTACGTTAGACCGTCTAAAGGGCGCCCATTTTCTCGACTTCAATGCACACCAGCAGGCAGCGCTGATCAGGGACAACGAGCTCGCTGCGCGCGCACAGCACGGTCTCCAGTCATATGCCGAGCACGCGGTCGACTCCATACCGACAGAGTACATCAAGGGCTCGAAGAACTATCGAGGTGTCGGTCTGCGTGAGATCGCGGAGTACGCACGTGCGCGTCCTGGTAGGTTCGCCGGTGGGGCTGCACTGGCGACAGGAGCCGCGGCCCTGGGCGGCTATGGCGTCAAGAAGCTCTGGGACGCCGTACATCCTGCAGTACCGCAGGCCCCGCCCAAGACGGCCGGAATCTTCCACGCCGCCCACCACCTGGGCGGCTATGGCGTCAAGAAGCTCTGGGACGCCGTACATCCTGCAGTACCGCAGGCCCCGCCCAAGACGGCCGGAATCTTCCACGACCGCCAGAACCACGGCAAGAAGATCGCTGGCTGGACGCCGGTAGAGCGGGGCATCGTTGGAGGGATGGTCGGGCTGGCCTTGGCGAAGGGCCTGTGGGGACATGCGCGACGAGCACAGAAATCCTCCGGCGTGCTGTCGTCCCTCGAGAAGGTCGCCATCTCGGAGGAGGCAAAGCAGAGGGCCAGCGCCCTCAACCGTCTCGGGTTCTCGCAGAACTCTTCCAAGACTGCAGCCAATGTACTGTCGTCCCTCGAGGGACTCGTAGCTACGCCCCTACGCGCACGCATTGCTGGTGGGCTCGGGTTTGGACTTGCAGGTGCTGGAGCCGGTGCTGCTCTTGACAAGAAAAACCGTACTCGCGGCGCTCTTGCTGGAGGATTGCTCGGTGGAGTACTCGGAGCGGCAGTTACCCCTGCGGCGCTCGCAAGGACGAAGTGGGCTGAGCCGGGGGACACCTTCTTGCTCGGGCAAGCCTTGGACAACGAAGGCCCAGGCATCTACTTCAAGAATGGACGAAAGGCCGCTGGTCCCGAAGTAGAGGAAGCTATCAGCAGTGCCTCAGTGTCGGCGGGTGCTTCTCCTGCGTACAGCTCGACAGAACAAGGGGCGCGGAGGTTCCCTCGCGTGCGTGTAAGGCAGCGGGGGCGTCACATGTACGCTGAGGTGATACCTGACGAGCTCGACGTGGTTGGCCGTGCAGCGCCAGTGGTGGTCACGCAGAAGGCACGTTTCGGGCAGTCCTCCGAAGAGTTCGCACGACAGGCACATGCACATGCAGCACGTGTTGTACCAGAGAGGTCGTTCGGGGTCCTCCAGAAGACCGCGGGGAAGTCCAACCTCGCAGAGGTGCCTGTCGGCTCGGCCGTGCTGTCGTCCCTCGAGAAGGTCGCCATCTCGGAGGAGGCAAAGCAGAGGGCCATCGCCGCTCGGTACGACCGTCTGCAGCGCGGAGCGGCCGACGCACTGAAGGCGAGCTCTCCTGAAGAGGCCCTGCGCCAAGGCGCTGCCGTGAAACGGCTGGCCTTCCGTACGGAGCATCAGATCCACAACGTCCTGCAGAACCCGGGCAAGGCCCCCACGGTCCCGTGGGTGGGCGTGGAGCGTCCCCCTCGCCCCGTCGTGGACCCCGTAGCTGCACAGCGGTCGAAGGATCTGGCCGCGCGGATCCCGCACTTCGACGCGCAGGGGCGCGCACGGATCGTGACGCCTCCGCCGCCCGCTGCAGAAGCGGCTACCGCCAATACTGCTCTGGCTGTACGGAACACCGCGGCGCATGCCGATGGAGGAGTTGGCAGTGCTCTGCGGAGCGGGCTCAATCGTGTTGGCGGGTTCGTAGCCGGGAACAAGGGCAAGATCCTCCTTGGGGCTGGTGCGCTGACAGGGGGAATCGCGCTGAAGGCGTACGCCAGCAAGCAGCAGACCCCGATACCGACGCAGCGCCCGCCGGCGCCCACCCTGCAGGTGGCCTCGAGTCCTTGGGCCAAGCAAGGGAGTGTGAAGCTCGCCGCGGAGCTCCCTGGAGTGGGAGACGAAGGGGAGCGGCCGCGCGTGCCTGGCATGAAGCAGCCGCGGCTCGCCGCCCCTCGCCTGAACCCGGATCAGGGCAAGCACATCCCGATCAACCCCTTCCGCGGCAACTGGCAGAAGCTGGCGGGGAGTCGCCTGCGTCGATCAGTGCAGGTCGTGTCCAAAGCGCACGAATATCTTCCGGGGTTGGTCGACCATACTATGCATCTGAATGGGCGTCCGATCGGCTATATGGAGACGTTGAACGGTCGTATCGTTGGTACCCACATCAATGACGAGTTTCAGGGGTTTGGTCTGGGAAAGAAGCTGTATGGGGAGGTCATGCGGCGCTTGCCGAATCAGGAGCTAAAGAGCGGTGAACAAGTGTCGGAGGCCGCTCAGCGGGTGTGGGGTTCACTGGGAAAGACACAGGGTTACACCATTGATAAGGTGCCTGGTGTCGTGAAGACTTATGGGAACCGTACTGCACTTGAGGCGGTCCCGGGGAGAGAAGGACAACCCCTTTTCACCGGCAAGCTACCGCTCGCAGCTGCAATAAAACAGGCGAACCTCTACGACATACTGCACTATGCCTTCGCGTCTCCAGAGGCGCTGGCTGCCACCGCAGGCATCGCCAAGGCACACCTCCTCGGGCGATATGGGACGAAAATCCCAGGCCTGAAGCAGGTATTCCGTCCGTACTACGAGGGGGCAGCGCATGCGGGCCTGGTTGCCGGAACCAGGGGCGAACGCGGCCTGCACCCCGTCAGCAAGGGGATCTTGAGTGCGTTCGACCCCCATGTCGTCGGGCACTACGAACAGGCGCAGGCACTGGGTGCTGCAGCACGTGAGCGCGGGATCCACGGACTGCCGAGCGTGGACGATGTTCGGCAGTCCGTGGGGGTGTTGAAAGCACACGGCGTGCAGGTGCCCATGGGCCTCGCGGAGCACTCTGAGTATGCGGTGGACCCTACGCGTCCGGCAAACCGCATCGCCAGAGCGCTGACCAAGCCCATCGAGTTCCCGAAGCTGTCTCGTCCGGTGCAGGCAGGTGCTGCGCCCGCAGCCACAGGGGTGGTGAAAGCGGCAGGTGCGGAAGACATCCTGCGCGAGCTCGGTACACACTGGAACGCTATCCCTGAGAAGGTCCGCTACGGGGCGCTCGGTACTGGAGCAGTGGGCCTGGGGCTGGCCACCCTAAAGAGAACCGCCGACCAGGCGGTCAATCCTCGTCCCGAAGGCGTTGGCTTAGGTGCTGGAGCGCGAACCGCCCAGAAGGTTCTGAGCCTCGGACTCTCTCGCTCTGGCTCCGAGCCCGTGTACTACTGAGCGACGCCCCGGTCTCGGGGTCGTAGAGTCCCTCGTCCGCGATCGCCAGCTCCACCAGGAGCTCGAGGACATCCTCCGGCTTGAGGCGTCGGCCCGCGTCCCGTGACAGGATGCGGGCTGTGCGCTCCAGGTACCGCTCGGCCTTCGGTGAGACCTCAAGACGCACGGCTGCGCTCTTCGTTGTGGAAGGTGAAGAGCCGCGTGCGTAGCCTGCGGGCTTCCTCTTCTGCCTCCTCGATCGTGTCGTGGTAGCCACCCCAGTACTGCTTGCGGTTCTTCACCACGGCCACCCTGAAGCGGTCGCCGTACCGGTAGATGTTCCTGTACCCGGTGGCTCCGGTACTCCCGCGGTTCTCGCTGTTCAGGATCAAGGTTCCGAGTCGAAGGTTCCCGCGCGTGCAGTTCCGGCGGTCCCCATTCCTGTGGTCGACTTCGTCCCGCTCTGGTGCGTCGAGGATGTAGCGGTGCAAGAAGACGGTGTTCGAGGTCGTGCCGTAGACGTGCGCAGCGACGTAGCCCTTTGCCGCACGGTGCCAGCGGAGACGTAGTACACGATCGAGATCCTCGAGAGACACGCGAGCGAAGCCCTGCGGACTACCTTCGCGGTCCACGAGGATGATGTGCGCCTCGTCATCCACGACGACGTAGCGGTTGGGCTTTCTGCGGTCCTGCAGCGGTCTGAGCTCTTGGCCTTTGCGCTTCTGGGCGTAGTGCCCTCGGCACAGGCCACCGCAGTAGTCGTCCTTCTCACACTCAGGAAAGGAGCACATTCAACCTCCCTTCCTTAGGTATCACGCGTATACCTTGAACGCAAGCTCGTGATGGGGCTTCACACGTCCCGCCTCCACCGCGCGTCGGCGCGCCGTCTGCGCCAGTCCAGGTACAAGAAGAGGGCCCGCACGGGCGCGGTGAGCGCCGTGTGCAGACACCCCTTCAGCCGACTACCCCTCGGCGTGCCCACGCTGGCTCTGCAGGTACGCCTCCTGCTGCTGCTGCAACTCGAAGGCGGCAGCCTTGGTCGACTCGACCATGACTCCGACCGCCTGGTGGAGCTGGAGTCCGCAGTACCGCATCGTCAGCTGGATCAGGGCCTTTACGCACTGCTCCACCATGACTGCTGTCAGGCGTGCCGGGCCGAGGTTCTGCTCGCGGTTGCCCACCACGTTCGCCATCACCGGTAGGTCGGTCAGGTCGCCACCGTCGAAGGTGACGGTGGCGAAGAAGAAGTTCTCCACTTTGGACTTGCCGAGCAGCTGGTACAGCTCACTCTGGAAGACGTCGTAGTTACGGGTGTGCATAGAACTCCTGTGTGCTACCAGAGCACGTCGCTCGAAGACATTCCTCTCGTAACGAAGCTCGCCAGTACGAGATGAACGTCTTCGCTGGTGATGATGACACTGCCGGACCGCCCGCAGGCGCAGCAGTTGACGTGAAAGATGAGGTCGCCGCCGTCGACCTCGCACCGGCTGAACTCAAACTCGGTGTGGTCGCACTTCTCGTGCTCCGAGCTACTACTCATGTACGTGTCAGTCCCTTCTGGATGTGGGCAGACGCGAGGATTCGCACCGCCTTGGGGAGTTCCTTGGCCAGGTCGTCGAAGGTCCCGAGCATGCCATAGCCGCCGGGCCCGAATGCCATGTCGTACTGCTTCACCGCCTGCTCCAGGGCGTGTCCCTGGTGCTGGATGGCCAGTACGGAGAGCGGGATCTTGCTCTCGCGCATCTCGGACAGCACGGCGTGCAGGTCCGTGAGCGGGTTGCCCGTGCTATTCCGCGCCCGCACGCTCGTGGGCCACCCGTCGGTCACGAGCATCACCGCTCGCTTCATTGGAGCCTTCTTGCCCCACTTGTGCGCGACATCGAGCGCCTGTACCGTGCAGGTCGAGCCATAGAGGATCCCGGCCGTCGTCGGCGACCCAGGCTTGTCGAACATGTAGAGCTTGTCAGAGAAGCCCCACATGTACGCCTTCGACCGGATGGCCTGGACCGCGAAGACGGAGTCGGCGATCGCCCGCTCGGAGAGCGCCATCGCCTGGCCCATCGTCATCGACCCGCTGACGTCGAGCACGAAGAGGAGCTCGAACTGCGGGACCCGGACCAGCTTGTCGTACAGCGGGCGATCGAGCTCGCCGGCGCCGATCGCCGAGAGCAGCCGCTCGGTGTTCAGCTCGCCGTCGAAGTCCTTTTTCCTCCGCTTCTGCATGCGGAGCTGCTCGAGGATGCGCCGGTTCTCGTAGCCCACGTGCGTCGGGGGCGGCAGATCCCGCTGCGCCTTGACGTGCACGATGGGGATCCCCGCCTCGCGCGACCAGCCGAGGTGGGCGGCCGCGTTGCTCTCGTCCGGCGTGTCCAGCCGACGTAGCATGGCGGCCCGTGCAGCCTCGAGTCGCGCCTCCATGCTCTCCCCGCCCTGGGCCAGAATGAGGCCGAAGGGCGTCATCCCGGACTCGTCGGTCTCCTTGTCGTCTGCTCCGAGAAGGCGGTCGATGGTGACCAGTCGCCCCTCCGTCCTCTCCCGCCGCAGCTTCTCCCGCTCCGGCGGGTCGGCGATGTCCGCGTCCCCGATGCCCTGGCCCTTGTCCTTCAGGGCGAACTGCCCGCTCCTGGGCACCGCGCCACACAGGAGCTTCAGCAGCCGGAGCGCCTGCTGGAGCTTCTGCTGCTGCTGCTGCGCGGGAGACGACCCCTGCCCACCACCCCCACCACCGGGCGGAGGGGGCGGAGGCGGAGGATTGTTGTCCAGGAGGGCGTCCCCGATCTCGTCGATGAGGCGCGAGGTGATGGCCAGGCAGGCCATCGCGTCCACGCCCTCCACGAGGTTCAGGGCCCGGCGCATCGCCTTCTTGCAGTCCTTGAAGGCCTGCGGCACGTCCGGCTCGTCGACGCCGACGGCGTAGGCGCCCAGGCAGGTCACGAGGTTCTGCTTCAGCGCCTCCTTCGGTACCTCATGCTCCGAGATGTCGTGCCACCGCTGCTGCAGCAGTGCCCCTCCGCCGGGGTACAGGCGGGTCCACGCCCAGCAGCACCGCCAGTCCTCGAGGATGTTCCACAGGTGGTGGACGATCTTCCCGAGGTGCTTCTCGTAGGCCAGGGCAGCGTCCGTGCCCATCTTCAGCCCCGCGGCGTTCAGCAGCCGGCTGGAGATCTTCTCGACGACCTTGGTCGTGGCGACGCAGTCGGTCTCAAAGAGCCAGTGGGAGAGCTCGTGTTCGGTGACGAGGTAGCCTTCCGGGTCCTGCATCGGCACCCAGATGGTGCTGAAGCAGTCCGTCTTCCCGCCCTCGGGGAAGCTGTCGACGAGCTTGATCTCCGGCACGTCGAGCAGGCCCGCGAACGCGCGAACCAGGTTCTCCGCACGCTGGCGGATGTACTCGGGCGGGCCTGTCATCGGTCCGAGGTCGAGGGGTGGACGAGTCGGCGCTACGCCGAGTCCCTGCGTGGTCATCATTGCAGCCGCTCCTTGAGTTGGTGGAAACGCGTGAGGAAGCGCGTCTTGGCGATGGCCGGTACCCACGGGCGAAGTGGCTCCGGGAGCGGGGGAGGGAGCGCGGGCATGCGTGGGTCAAGTGGGTAGAACTCCACTACGTGGCTCGTGCAGATCCAGCCACCGGTGCGGCCGTTCATCACTTCCCCTTCTTCCACGGCGCGTAGCCGAGGGTCACGTAGGCATGGTCGAGGTAGAGGGTGGTCCTCCAGATCGGCTCCTTGCGGAACACCACCACGAGCGAACCTCCCATCGGCGCCGTTCGCCCGCCGTTGGGGTCGATGAACGCAATGCGCGGCGTGAACCGCATCTCGTCGGCGTGCTCGAAGCAGTAGTTCGCCCAGTCCGTGTCCGCCGTCCCAGGCAGGAGACACACCACGTGCTCCTTGTTCTTGGACTCGCTGTGGGCTCGTACTGTCCAGCGGAAGAGCGTACCGCCGTCGGGCGAGTAGGACGGGTTGAGGAACGACCGCAGCCCGGGCCAGGAAGGCCCTCCAAGGGAGTCTCGTCTGGTCGGATCCGGATGATCGAGCCCGAGCCAGTCGCTGCACTTCGCGGACCCCCTCTCGGCCGCGGCGTCCAGGTCGAAGTCGAACTCCTTGTCCAGCTCCTGGAACACGTCTCCGGGCGTGCCCCAGAAGTTCTTGGTGGAGATGCCGTGGCGGAGGACTTTCTCCCCCTTCCTCGACGCTGTCGTTGCGTCGTAATCAGGCATCAACGCTCCTCCTTATCGGTAAGATCCGGTACTGGGCCGACGCCGATCTGTCCGATCCACCCGCAGTTGGCAGAGATGCACACGTAGAACGCGGGCAGGTACGTGAAGTCGGTGGCCAGGAGCATCACCGGCTCACCGCACTCGCCGCAGAAGGGTCCGTCGTCGGGCCCGTGCCGTTGGCGCCAATACAGGCTCTTCGGCTTCTTGATGAGATCGCTCACAGCAGGGTCACCTGCGTGAGGTCCACGCTGAAGACGCTCTTCACGCGCGCCTGGAGGTCGTTGGTGTACTGGGAGTCGAACTTCCCCTCGAGCATCTTGAGCGCCAGCGGGAGCGACAGCAGGGACAGGTAGTCCTCGATCACCTGCTCGAGGTCGCGCAGCGAGAGCGCGTACCCGTACTTCCCGCCGCGGGTCTCCTTCGCCAAGGAGCGGAGGTGTCGGATGAACGCCTCTTCCGCCGCCGTGGGCTTGCTCGGGAACTTCCCGTGGAGCACGGCCGTCTCCTTGGCGTCGTCCATGAAGCCGACCTCGATGAACTTGAAGCGGGACCGGAAGTCCTCGTTCAGGTCGTAGGTGCCGCCGTACCCGGGGTTCATCGTACCGACGACCCAGAGCTGCGGACGATCCGAGAGGGCTTCCCCCTTCTTGACGACGGCGTTCAGCACCACCTCCGGGCGGAGGAGGAGCGTCGCCACTTTCAGCTCATGGACCTCCTCCTCGAGCGCGTTCACGATCACCAGGGAGGTCTGGTAGTCGTTGATGGCTTCCAGCTCGACGACCTTGCCGTCGAAGGGGGACACCTCCTCGTCGTTGAGGCGGTACACCATGCCCACGTGCGGCAGGTCGACCTCGCGCCGGTAATCGGCGATGGAGTTGACGACCTTCTGCGCTTCCTCGTTGAGCGCGTTGATCTCCTCGAGGACCAGAAGGCACCGGCCCGTCTGGTTCGCTACGTCGATGGCGGTGGAGAGAACGCCCAGGCTGAAGTAGCTCTCGGTGAAGCTCTTGAGCGTGTGCGCGCCCAGCAACTGACGGTCACCGGTGTCCGCGGTGCAGCTCTTCCTAAGGAAGGGCACCTTGTTCTCGTAAGCCCACTGCTCGACACCGAGCGTCTTGCCGGCCCCCTTCGGACCCTTGAGGATGAGCGGCGACTTCCACGCCAGCTTGCCGAGGATGTCGAAGAGCCCGGTCTTCTGGTATGTCGGGAAGTGCCGTGCGCGGAGCAGGGCGGTGTCGATGCGGCGGATGTCCGCGATCTCGTGCATGTGAGAGCACCATGTAGTTGTATAGGTTGTAAGCAAACAGAAACGGCCCCGAGTCGCCTCGGGGCCGTCCTGCTGTGGGGTGGATGTGGTCTACGCTGCCGCAGCCAGGTTTCCGTAGCCACTGGCGAGCGGGGTGTAGTTCGGCTGCCCTCGGACATCGAAGTCGACGAGGAAGAGTACTGCCTCGCCCGTACGAAGGTTGACGCCGAGCACTACGCGAGTGCTGAACCACGTGAACATCCTCACTCCTCCTTGGAGTCCTCGGCGTCGTCGGTCCTCTCGTTCCCGCCGGACGGTTCCTCTTCCGGCTCGAACTCGATCGCTCGGGTCGCCTCGTCCTCGGAGCAGAGACCGAGGACGTAGCGGAGGCCCATGGCCGTGCCGTGCGCGTTCCGCTTCTTCAGGTTCGCCGACGCCTGCTCGGCCTTCGCGAGCATCTCGGCAATCTTCTTCTTGCTGGGGCGCGGCACCCTGTCCGGGTCGCCGGCGGTGGTCGCCTCTTCGAGGGTGATGAGCTTCTCCGCGTTGGTGCGAGCCCTCTTCACCCGCTTGTCCTGGTCTTCCTTGGACAGGTTCTTCGCGAGCTCGTACGCCGCGCTGATGGAGATGAGCCCCTCGCGCAGGGCCTGTTTGAGCTCGTCGCTGCCCTTGCGATGCACGGTGAGGCGGAGCGAGACCCACTGCCCGCTACGGTGCATCCGCTCGGCGAGGTCATCCTGGGTCCGGCCCTCTTCCTCGACCATGTGGTAGAGCCAGGCGCAGGTGTCGACCTCGTCGACGTTCTCGCGCTCGACGTTCTCGACGCCGTTTAGGAGCTTGGCGTCCTCGAGGGTGCCGGCGAACTGGGTGCACCGCACCTCTCCGGCGCTCCAGTCCGGGTCGAGGTTCTCGCGGATCCAGCTGATGGCGCGCATACGCCGGGCGCCACACACCAGCTCGATGATCGCCTCTCCGCTCTCGGGGTCGGTGGTCGGCATGACCACCAGGGGGTTCAGCAGTCCGTCGTGGAAGATGCTCTTCGCGAGCTCCACGGTGCTGTCGTCGTTGAACACCGTTCGGATGTTCTTGATGTTCCGCCCGACCGCAATCGTGTCGAGGGGCAGTTCCACGGTGGTGTGTTCGATTTCGTACGGCACTTCGTCACTCTCCGGGTTGGGTGTACGCTGGCGGGGACTGGTCCCTATGGCAGGTCTACGCATAGTTTTCGTGCAGGATCCACTTCCAGTCGACCACCAGGCTGTAGTTGAACCGCTCGTTCTCGTCGCCCGCCTCGAAGACGACGAGCCACCCGGTACGGTTCAGCAGGACATGACAGTCGAGGACCTGGTGCACATTGCGGGAGATAGCATTGACCAGTTCCTGGACGACGTCCGGCGGTGGCGGCGTCTTGCGGCTGACCTTCATCTTGTGCAGGCGGGTCTTGCAGATACTCGAGCAGAGCTCGCGGAGGTACCGCATGTTGGGCGAGAAGTAGGGGTACTTCACGGCCTCCTTCGCGCGTGCCGCGAATATCTCCCTGGCGTCGATGACCCTGTTGCCCTCACCCATGTCGGCCTCCCTTGCGGCGCTCGGCCCGCTGCTCGAGGTAGCGAAGAACCTCTTCATCGGTCCACACCTCGAGCAGCGCTGCGGCGATGTCTTCATCTGGGACGGCGTCCAGGATCCCGGGATTCAGGATGGACACCTCCTGGATCCCTCGGGCGACCAGGACGCAGGCCCCGGACCTCTGCAAGCTGATCTGCACCAGCTCCCCCAGACGCCCCCGGAACTCCTGCGGGGAGGCGGCGCTGAGGTCGATGGGCTGGGTGGACATGGGCAACCTCTACTTCATGTGTACTCACATCGTCAAGGAAGATGTGAGTACATCAGCTCCGGATGCGCCCCTTGAGGATGTGGATGTCCGGGTTCCAGGCCATGTCTTCGTCGTGCTCATAGAGGCGCTCCATGAGCGTGGTGACCATGTCCCGGGCCAGGGCCTGTAGGATGTCGGGGCGCGTGGTACCGATGCTGACCAGCAGTGCGCCCGGTGCCTCGCTCAGAAACCCGATCGAGACGAAGTCCACATACGGGAGCGCGAGGAGGCGGGTCTCGAGGTCAGCGCGAAGTTGAAGCTGTGGTGAGGAGAGAACGGGGCGTTCGTCGGTGCTCATCTGTGGGCTCCGGTACAGGTTCGGCGGCGAGCTCGGTCGCGTAGGCCTCGATGGACTGACCTGGCCGCCAGCCGACGAGGCAGTCCGCAGGGAAGGATCCGAACTCGCGCACGACGTCCACAGTCCCGTCAGCCCAGTCACCGATCACGATGTAGCGCGCATCGTCGCCCGGTACGTAGACGACTTGGGCCAGCTGGGGCGGGGTCAGGTCTCCCACGTCCAGCTGGCCCAACTCCTGCTCCAATGTCTTGAGCGCGGCGTCGATGCGCCTCTTGGCGAACAGCGAGAGCTCCCGGGTCTCGACCTCTGCGATGACGCGTGCACGCAGCAGCATACGCGCGTGCTAACACGGGCACCGTCAATAGGCGATCCTCTCGATTCGAAACTATCCGAGCTCAACCTCGAGGAAGTCCAGGCGCACCTTGTTGTCCACGTGCTGGTTCTGCCACTGTGCCGTGATCTGCAAGGTCTCCGGCTGGTCGGCGGCGAACGTCGGGGAGGCATTCTGCACCGCGGTCCTCGCCACCGGAGACGCCCCGGCCCCGGCCTCCATGAGCTGGCGTAGCGTGCGCGTCCCGGCGGTACCGGTGCTGAGCACGTGGCCGCAGTAGTCGATACTCCAGACGTTGTTGGCGTTGGCGTTGAACTGGAGCGTGAAGAGAACGGCGTGCGTCGGGCCCGCCCCTTCGAGCAGCTTGATGCGCAGGGTGACTTGCTGATTGCCGTCGTTGCCGTTGGTGTCGACGACCGTGCCCGCCGCACGGATCTTCAGCTTCCGACCCGGGACGAAGGTGTTGGCCGGGAACTGCGGGCACTGCTTGTTGAAGGCTGTCTCAACCGCGGTGTTCTGCACGAGGGAGGAGACATCGTCGTTGGCGTAGACGTATCCACCGATGTATGCCTCCACGCCAGAGGCGACACCAAGTTTCACGTACGCCGTTCCATCCACGTATAGGCCCTGCGCCACGTGGACGTTGTACGAGCCGAGCGTGATCCTCTCTGACCCACTCAGGGTGCTGACCTTGATGTAGCTGTCGTTGGTGAGGGTCTTCTTCACTTCCCAAGCAGCTGCGTTGTTGTTGGCGATCGCGAAGGCTGCTGACGACGCATTGACGATGTAGTCGTTCGTCGTGGCGTTGTAGGTGAAGTTGCCGGCAGTCTGAGAGTAGGAGGCACTCCCGGTGAGCGTGAATGCGCCATTAACATCGACCGGCCCAGCAAAGTCCGTCGGTCCGGTCCCCAGGAAGAAGAAATCAGGATTCGTGACGGCGTTACCGAAGCTGATCGCCTCGGTCCCATCGGTGGTATTGAGGGCGAGGTAGTTGTCCGTTCCTTGCTTGATCGTCAGGGGAGCAGCGACGTTGTCCTTGATGTTCCAGGTGTGAGAGGCACCGGTGGTAACGAGTGTGGCTGTGGAGTTGCCCACCGTGACGGTACGTGTACCTGCCGTAGCGATGTTGACGGCTTGATTCACCGCGTCGTTAGCGATGTTGATGGCGCCGGTACTGGAGTTCAGCTCCAGCGCAGCCACCGCGTCCAGGGTCATCCCGCCTGTGCTGGTTGCGACCCACCCACCGAGCCCGCCGCGCGTGTGCAGCTGCGCCGTGGTCACCGTCACAGGGTCGGCGCCCAAGGTCATGATCTCAGCGCCGTTGGAGGTCCGGATTCGGAGGTAGTCGTTGGTGCCCTCCCGAACGCCCCACGCGCCCGCCTGGTTGTCGACGATGACCAGATCGTCGGTGGGCACGCTGGCGAGGAGGACGGCGTATTCCACTCCGCCCGAGTCCTTGATGTACGGGGTCTCGTCTCCGGTCTTCCAGTAGAGGGCGATCTGGCCCACTGCGGGCGTGGCGGCCGCGGCGCCCTGGCGCATCTTGAGGTTGTCAGTGATAATCGAGCCGGGCATGGGGTCTCCGAAGCGTGAAAGTTTACACGGTTAGGAAGAAGAGGTCGCCCCGCACGTCGAGGCTGCCGTCGACGGTGAACTCACCGACCACGAGGAGATGGTCCCCGCGCGGGATGGCGTGGCCCTCGTCGGGGCCGATGTACATAGGCTGTGAGAACCTGGAGCGCCACGTCCCGGTGCCGTTGCTGTAGATGATCAGCTGCCCATCGACGGTGAAGGTCCCGTCGTCGACATCGAGCGTGCTGATGATGAGCTCGTTGTCCTCCTCGATGACGACGTCGTCACCAGTGTCGAGGACCTGCGGCTGCCACCATTTCCGCCGGTATAGTTCCGACGGGCTCCCACCAGCGAGGTAGCCGTGTCGGATCCAGCGCCCGACCCCACCAGTCGGGGCAACGATGTCCGGTAGGCTCTCGGCGAGCGCGGACTGGAGGTCGTAGAAGTAGAGGGAGTTCTCGTCCTCGACGTAGACCCCCTGCTTGTCGTCGGTGTCGGCCGTTGAGTAGAGCGCGAGCTCTGTAAGATCCTGAAGCGCCGGGGCCAGGGTCTCGTTCGGACCACGGTGGGTGATGATGCGCTGGCCCATCAGACGGGCCTTGCCAGGGCGACCCAAGCGTTGAGCGTGGGGCTGGTCCCGGAGACGCCTTCGACGACGAGGGCCAGCCGCTGTGCGCCCTGTGCCTCGATGAGCATGCAGTCGTCCCCGTTCACGACGACCTGGTGCCCCTTGTGCCACTTCCCGGAGACGTCGAAGTACCAGTAGAGGCGGACACGGAACACAGGGCTCGTGCCTCCTACGCCGAAGAGCACGTGCACGTACTCGTTCTGCTGGAGGATGTACCCCTCGGTGGCTGCGGCGGGGGCTGTGCCCGTCGTCGAGACGCTCACAAGAACGCGACGGTCGTTCGCCGTGTTCCCCGACTTGATAGTGCTGGTCTTGACTCGGCGAGCCATGGTGCTCCTGCGGGTGCGCAGTGTGAACAAGGTCTATACTACTCCGCCAGAGCTGCGGATGCTCATGTCTCTCGCACGTGGGCTGCGCGCTACTATCCCCCGAGGATCCGCTCGAGGATCTCGTAGGCATCCCGCGGCTCATCCTGGACTGCCGGATGGGGCTCCTTCCGCGGATTCCTGCCCAATACTTCCACGAGGAGCTGCGCTGCAGGAGACATCCCCGGAGGCGCGGGTGGTGCGCTGGTGTGCCACCTGCCCCTCGTGTCGCGACGGTACTTGGTGTTGAAGCGAGGCCGGAGGGCGACAACCACCTCGGGTTCGCGCCGGTACGCTTCGGCGCCGAAGTAGAACACCAGGCGCAGGTCGCCGGCGACCACCCCCGCGGTGCACATGACGGCCCCGGCAGCGTGGTTGCCTCTCCCGCTGAGCAGGCTGCCGATTAGCTCGCCGACACGCTGCGGCAGGACGCGAGACCTGCCGACGTAGAGAACCTCCACCCCGCGTACGACGACGTAGAGCCCGCGCGCGGGCAAGGCAGTCAGCCCCTCCTGGAGGATCTGGGCCCAGTCGAGGACTCGGTCCGGTGGCACTGAAGGTTGCAACACTATGAACTCCGGCTTCATGCTAACCGTTGTGATTTTCATAGGCAGCAGTCTCGCGGGCCGAGATCTGTAACTGATTACCGCTAAGAGCCAGCGCACACTTAGGATGAAACTCGGCACGCGCTTCACCAGAAATCCCCGTAGATATGCTACCGTCCCTCGCATGAAGAACAAACATGTCCGGATCGGCCGCGCCAACATCTCCATCCCGGTCATCCAGCTCTTGGCTGCCATCCCCAAGGGGGTGCGCGCAAGCATTGAGTCGGGGGCGGACAACCACGACCCGGACAGCCCGGGCGGGGAGAAGGTCACCGCTGGCGAGATTGCCGAGGATGTCGCTGCGTTCTTCAAGGCCTGGGGAGAGGCTGCCATGCCCGCAATCTTGCGGGCGAATGGCGTCCCTGTCCCATAGTTCACAGGAAGCCCATGCCGAACTCCCGCTATGCCTCTGCTGGTCTCGGTGCGATCGGAATGATCGCCCTGGCGCTCGCCGGGTACCTGAAGATCACGACCCCAGAGGCCGTCCAGTGCCAGGTCGAGCTGGCGGACAAGACCGCTCGACTCGAGATGACCGACGAGGCCATCGCAGCCTGCCGCGTCGCTCTCGAATCGTGCTCCGCCATCTCTTCACCTACGCCTACCCCCGGAGGTCCGTGATGCGACTCACTCCCGCCAGCTTCTCCCTGATCGTCGTGACCTTCCTCTTCGGTCTCGGCTTCGGCTCCCAGATGTCGCAGGCGCACGCGCAGGACCCGACCACGTGCCCGCCGTGCCCGGCATGCCCAGCGGCGGTGCCCGCTCCTCCCGCGGCACAGCAGGCCATCGACGACGCGCGCAAGGCGCTCGAGAAGCTCGACGCCGCCCAGCGCGCCCCGCTCGGTTCTAAGGAGTAGGTCTAAGAGCACGCCCCCGGTGAGGGAGGGGTGCCTCGATGTCCGCATCCATCTCAGGTCTACTCGTCCTGCGCCTGGCAAGGCCAGTGCAGGCATTCGCATAGACGATCGCCCTCCGGATACCCTTGGATGCGTTACCGTCCCCAGCGAACAGGTTAACTGCGAACATCAGCACTCCGTACGAATGGGTGGATGACGGCACCTCAGTCCGTGCAGTACTCGTCTTCCCCTTCCATGTGGTGGCACCAGGCCACGGTCGCGCCCTTCTTGAGCTCCTTCGTGGCACAAACGTGGCAGAGGCTGTCGCCCCCGTCCGCCTGCGAGACGTAGAGGTACGGGTAGCCCCCGTCCCCGAACTGCATGAGCTCGCTCCTGTGCATGTCGAGCCCGCCGAGGCGCTCGGCGTAGCCCTCTAAGGCCAGGTTGCGGAGCTCGTCGTAGGACATCTCGCTGCAGGTCCATCCGAGAACCCGGTCGATGTACGTGACCAGCTCCAGCTCGCTCATCTCGTCGAAGCTCCTGTAGTCCTCGTGCATCACGTCTCCGCGAGGAGGATGGCTGGCTCCGTCCCGGTCTGGAAGTTGACCTGCTCGTAGATCGCCGTGTTGTGCCCATCGACGATGAACCCGAAGGCGGAGCTGACGAACGTGAGGTTCTTCGCCACCAGCTCTCCGCCGCCTCTGCCGACGCGTTCCAGGCGGAGCGACAGGCCGGACTCCCCCGCCACGAGGACACCCGCCTCGAGCGGGAGGAGGAGTCGTTTGAGTCGAATGCCCCACAGCTGGATCCCCTGCGGAGTCCCGGGCAGCTCAAAGATGGTGCACGTATCGCCCATGCCAGCGATGACCTCGTCCTCTCTGCAGAGTACGAGGACCTGTCGCTCCGATAGCTGTCGCCGCATCACTGCGCGCCTTGAGGAGTTTTCGCGTCGGTCCAAAGTTCGAGGTGCTTCAGTCCTTCGAGCAGGAAGGCGCATTTCGTCTCGTTCATCGACTACTCCGTGCTCTTCAGTCGTTCGTCCCAGCAGCACTCCCCGACCCAGGTTCCCTGGTGCAGGTGCGCGGTCTTCGCCGGGACCGAGTTCTGGCAGAGCTTGCACATCACGTGCAGCTCTTGTTCGCGCTTTTCCTTCGTCCGCCCGGTCGGCTTCTTGGTGAGCGTGTAGCCGAGTTGGCCCGCGGCGCGCCGCAGCAACTCGACCTGGTCCTCTTTGTTGTGCATCACGTACTCCTGGTTGTTGTGTGCTTCGGGGGACTGCATCGGCTACGATGCTCCCATGGGTTCCATCAACATCGGCCGACTCCTCGGTTCTCCTGAAGGGCGCAAGGGCATCGCCTACGCGCAGGCGCTGATCGTCCTCGTCCTCCTCGGGGTGGCGGCCTTCGTCGACGGGGGGATGTCGGAGAACGAGCTCGACTCCCTGCTGATGGCGCTCACAGGCATCCTCGCGACGTTCTCGGGGACGAACGTCGGCGAGCACTTCGCCAAGCGCCCCAGGGCAGCCATTGCTCCCGCCGTCGAGGAAGACACGGCTACCCAGCCCTGAGTCTTACCACTCCCACTTCGGCAGACGGTCCACCGCGTCGGCGTCCCTGTCGAAGTTGACGACGATGCAGTCGTGCTCGAGGGCGTACTTGATGAGCGGCTGCGCCCACTCGGGAACGGTCTCGGCGTGTTCCCGGCCGGGCACGAACACGATCCAGCCGTGCTCGTGCTTCGCCACGCGGAGGCTGCCCCAGAAGCGCTCCTTCCGGTTCAGCTTCGTACGGTGGCGCAAGCACGCCTTCACGTCGAGCCACCGCTCGCTGTTCTCCCTCGTGACCCTGTCGTAGATCGAAGGCATGACCAGCCCGCGCAGCGGGTCGCGCTCGACCACGTACCGCTCCTGCTCGTCCGGGTTGTACGGCATGTGCGCCGTCGACAGGTCGAGCATGTTCCTGATGCCGTCCATGTCAGTACTCCACGTGGGGGCTTGCGGCGATGCAGTCTCCCCACCATTCCAGTGGCATATCGTCGAGCTGCCCGAGGATCGCGTTGGCGACCTTGGAGTAAAGCTCTCCCTTGCCGTGCAGCGCTTTCAGGCGACGTCCGGCTTCCGCGGGGTCCAGCTTACGGAGTTCGTTCGCGAACTGGCCGACGTCCACGATGTCCACTGCGCCCCTGTCACGGAGGGTGTACTCGCCGAACTCTTCGAGGCCCTCATCCATGGCGCGCACCGCGCGCCACAAAGTCGCTGAGGTTGCCCTCTTCGGGCCCCCGCGCCTTCGCCAGGAGCAGCTCTTTCGTGAAGCCATTCTTCAGCAGGTAGTCCACCTGCACACCCTTGGCGGCGTTGTTGATGGCTGCGGCTTCGTCCAGCTTCACGTCAAGTACGAGTTCGATGAGGGTGTCCTGGTCAAGGGAATCGCAGAACCTGTCGAACTCCTCGCCATCGCGCTTCATTTTCTCGAAGCACGCCTCGGCGGCCTCCTTCGCTGCCTCCCGTACGGCCTCGATGCCGTAGTAGCCCCAGCAGCTGTCGACTTCGTTGTCATCGTCCTCGCCCTCGACGACGCGGTACCCGTACACCTCGCCACCCAGGTACTGGTTCCACTCCTGGATGTGGGCCTCGGCGATCTCACGCCAGTAGGCGGCGTTCTCGGTCTCGCCGCTTACTGGCGCCGGAGGGCATCCCATGCGCTCACGCCACTTCGCCTTGTCGATGAGCAAGACGCCGCAGCGGCTCACGTCCCACTGCTGGTCTGGCATGCGCGCGTGGGCCAGACTGCCCTCCAGCGCGAGGCTCACGCCGCCGTGGATGTACGCGCGGACGATGAAGACGGCCCATTGGTCCTGCATTTCCTGCTTCCGCCGGTGCAAGTAGAGGGACTTGAACTCGGGGACGGGGCTGTCCCACTCGTCATCCTCCCTCTCCTCTCCGTTGTAGCCCCTGTACCACTCGACGAAGCCCGGACCGTCCCGGAAGGGGAGCTCCTTCGGCGCGTGCTGGAAGTCGCGGTGGTAGTGCGCCAACCACACCGGGGCGTCGGTCAGGGTCTCGGGGTCCTCGGCGTGCGTGTCCTGGTAGATCTTCGCGACCAGGCCCTGGACCTGGATGGTCTCGATCGGCTTGTCCATGCGGTCATGTCCTTAGAAAGGGATCTCGGAGTCATCTGGAACCGCTGGAAGCGGGTCCACCTCGTCTTCTTCCGGCGGCTGCTCGACGTGCACCATCGGCACGATCTTCTTCGGCAGGTCGAACAGCGGCTGCTGTGGGCTCCAGTTCTTGTTGAGCTCGAGGAGTTCCTTGAGCCACGGGGGTCGGAACTTCCGCAGGTGCCTGGCACGCCGGCGGAGGTGCGTGGTCAGTGGCGTCGCCTGCTCCTGAATGCGGCGCTTCAGCCACGAGGGACTTATGTCCAGAGCTTCTGCGAAACCCTGCCAGCCACGCTGACGCTTCAGCGCGTTGCACCGCATGCAGGAGCTCACCAGGTTCGTGGGGTCGTTGTTGCCACCATCGGTCCGGTCCACGACATGGTCGAGGGTGAGCCCGTTCACCGACCAGTCCTGGAGGCAGTAGACGCAGCACAGGCCGTCGCGCAGGTAAAGGGCGAGCCTCGTGGTTGGGCGAATCCAACTCGACGAGTACCCGCCTCCCTTGTAGGGGCGCCGCGCCATGCGCTACGGCGTACTGCCGGTGATCCTGCGCACTGACAGCTCTACCAGCTCCTCCTCGTGGGCCAGGTAGTAGTCGGCGAGCATCTCGGCGAGCTCGTGCGCCTCCACACGCAGCGCCGGGGCGAGGGCCTTCACCAGCAGCGCTGCGTGGGTACGAGAGAGCAGGGGGGTGCCGAATAGGGTCTCTGTGGTCTGCTCCTGCGGACCGAGCATCCGGACGAGGTCGTAGGCGTGGGTGTAGGGGTAGCGTGGACCCTTCCGCCGAGGGTCCTGCTGGCGGTGCGCCCTCCGCCAGGCCAGCAGCGCGTCGGCGAAGTTGAAGGTTTCCTCGCCGGCAGTGATGGTGCCAAAGGTGGCGAGCGTGTAGAGCTCGTCGAGCTTCAGCAGCCAGCTGCCGTCCAGGGCCTGCAGCAGCATGGCGTCGTTCTCGACTCGGCTGTGCCCGCCGTTGAAGGTGGTCAGAAAGTCGATGATCTCACGCCCTGTGGCCACCTGCCCATCCATGATCTCGACCGCCGTGCCCTCCAGTACGCGGATGAGATCGGCGGTACCGGGCCCCTCGATCGAGATGGTCGCCTTGGCCGTCTCTCCGTCGGCGCGAGCGGGCGTGTACTTGGTCTCGTAGGTGAAGTCTTTCATCAGCGCCTCACAGGTGAAGGTCGAGCGTTTCGATGTCCTCGCTGGCCGTCTCGATGTACGACAGGCGCATCCGGACGTCTGGGCCGAGGAGGTCCTGCATCATGGCGGCCGTGGCGAGCTCCTGCCCGTCCGGGATCTCTACCCGCTGCAGGCGCCGCTGCTTCGGGTCCATCGTGGTGGCGTACAGCATGGCTGCGGGCATCTCACCGAGGCCCTTGAAGTACGACACCTGCGCCTCCTCGCGCATCCTCCGGGGGAGCGAGGACAGATACGCGTCCCGCTCCGCGTCGCTGATGGCCCAGAACGTGGCCTTGCCGGCGTCGATCCTGTACAGCGGAGGACATGCCAGGTAGACGCGCCCGGCCCGGATGAGCTGCGGCATCGCGCGGAAGAAGAACATCAGGAGCAGTGTCGAGATGTGGTGTCCGTCCACGTCGGCGTCCGCCATGAGGATCACCTTGCCGTAGCGCAGCCCCTCGGGATCGTAATCCGGGCCGAACCCGCACCCCAGTGCCTGGATCAGGTTCGAGAGCTCCTGGTTCGCGTCGATCTTGTTCAGCGAGACGTCGGCGACGTTCAGCACCTTGCCTCGGATGGGCAAGACGGCCTGGATGTCCCGGTCCCGTCCCTGCTTCGCGCTCCCGCCGGCGGAGTCCCCCTCGACGATGAAGAGCTCGGTCTGCTCCGGCTCGGTGGACGTGCAGTCGGCGAGCTTGCCGGGTAGGGTGAGCCGCAAAGTGGGCGACTTCCGCCGCACCTCGAACACGGCTGCGCGTGAAGCTGTCCTCGCGCGTGCGGCCTCGACGACGCGCTCGGCCAGGCGCTGGCTCTGCACGTTGTTTGCCTGGAGCCATGCCTTGAGGGCCCGGCGTATCTCGCCGGACACGGTGCTCTGCACCTCTGGGTTGTTCAGGCGGTCCTTCGTCTGGCCCTGGAACTGCGGGTTCTCGACGAGCACGTGGATGGCACCCACCAGCCCCTCTCGCACGTCATCGGCCTCGACGACGGGCTTGCGCGGCAGCAGGCCGTGGTCCTCCATGTAGTCACGGACCACGGCGGCCACGGTGGTCTTCAGGCCCGCGACGTGCGTGCCTCCGTCCCTCGTCGGGATGCCGTTCGCGAAGGCCTCGAGCATCTCGTCCATAGGACGGGGATCCATGGTCCAGGTCAGTGCCACCTGCAGCCCGTCCACGGAGAGCAGGAAGGGGAACTCGGTCACGGGCACCATCTCCTCCTCGGAGACGCGAGCAGCGAGCATGTCCGCGAGCCCGCCCCGGTAGCAGAACTCCTCCTCACCGAGCACGAACGTCACCCCGGGGGTGAGGTACGCCTTGACGCGGATGCGCTCGCGGATGAGCGCCAGGTCGAACTCCTGCTTCCCGAAGATCTCCGTGTCCGGTACGAAGGAGACCGTGGTGCCGTGCGCGACCCTCCCTGCCCGGGCGATCTTGGGTTTCTTCGGGACGCCCCGGGAGAAGTCCTGCGTGTAGACCTGGTCCTGGCGGGCGACGCGCACCGTGAGGAGCGAGGAGAGCGCGTTCACCACGCTGCTGCCCACGCCATGCAATCCGCCGGAGACCTTGTAGGCGCCCCCTCCGAACTTCCCGCCGGAGTGCAGCGTGGTGAAGATGAGCTCCACTGCGGGCTTGCCCGACGAGTGCGTGTCGAAGGGGATGCCACGGCCGTTGTCCTTCACCGTGGCAGACGGCACGGGGTCGTTCACGACCTCGACCTCGATGCGCGTGGCGTGACCTGCCAGCGCCTCGTCGACTGCGTTGTCGACGATCTCCCAGAGCAGGTGGTGGAAGCCGTCCTTCCCCGTCCCACCCACGTACATGCCCGGACGCTTGCGCACCGGGTCGAGGCCTTCGAGCACCTCGATGGACGAGGCGTCGTAGCCGGACTTCTTGGTCACGGCATTCCCCAGCTGCCGTCCTCAGCCTGGTCGATGATGACGAGGCGGGTGAGGTTGGCGTAGCGGATCGTGACCGCCTTCACGCCCGCCGCCTCGACCTTGGCGCGGTTGATGAGCTGGTCGTCGGGTTGGACCAGAAAGTTCGCGCCCTCGCGGAACGCCCGGATGGCCTCGGCCTTCGACGCGTAGTCGCTGCCGCGGATCGGTGTCAGAGTCATCGTGCATGTTCTCCCAGATATGTAGGGTGCACGACGCTTATGACGACTACGCGACCACCTTCGTCCATGTGGCCGTGGCGGAGAGCTTGCGCAGGCCCTCGAGGATCTTGGCCACCGTGGGGTACGTCGACTGATACTTCTCGCCGAGGGCCAGGGTGAGCGCCTTGAGGGTGCGCTTGCCGACCACGCCGTCGGGCTCGCCGATGTCGAACCCGGCACGGAGCAGGAGTGCCTGCATCAGCCGGGAGTCCGACTGCCACTCCCCGGCCTGCCCGGTGACGAGGGCGGCGCACATCGCCATGGCCTCGTAGCCGTAGTGGTCTCCGACGGCGTCCCAGGACCCGCGGTGGTCGAAGTGCCAGCTCTCGCTCTTCCCCTCCTCAGGCTTGGCGATGATGGGGGTGAAGCCATGCTTGGCCGCGACAGGCCAGAACGCGTCGAGGTACTCCTTCCCGAAGATCTTCTGCAGGGTCGAGATGTCGACGTCGATCGCGCGCCCGGCGTTGTGCATCGACTTGCCGGGCACCGCCACGTAGGCGTTCTTCATGGTCTTACTGTCGAACGTCGCGCTCCTGGCTGCAGGCTTCCCGGCAGCGAGCCAGTTCTCGTACTTCTTGCGCGCTGCGGCCTGCGTCGCCGTGAGCCGGAAGAGCTCGGTGACGCGCAGCAGCGGCAGCTCGGTGCAGAGGGCCAGGAGGGCGTCTGCCACATCCTGCGGTGCACGTCCGGCGTTCCCCACCAGGACCAAGGGCTTGCTGTTGTAGGACGAGAGGATGCGTGCGTCGACGGTGACGAGCGTGAGGTCTGAAGCGGGCATCTGTGCCTCTGGGAGGGTGGAAGTTCAGGCTAATGGGGAGCGCCCCCGTGGGCTACTCCTGTTCCTCCACCCTTTTTATGCCCAGTACACCTAAGAAATGTGGCCTGGGAGCGCGTGAGGTGTGACCCCGCGCGCTCCCAGATCAGGGCGCTCTTACGCCCTACCAGGCGTCGCCGACTGAGCGCTCCGCCTCCTCGATCTGGCCGCCCAGGCCCTGCAGTTCAGGCCGCTGGGGATCGAGGCAGGTGAACTTCAGGGGCTCGATGCTGTCGAGCCGGAGATAGAAGTCGTCCGTGTAGATGACGTCCCCAAGTTCGAGGTCACCCCGCTCGATGAGGTGCTGGAAGATGTCCTTGAAGTTCTCGAGCGTTTTGATGAAGCAGGTCTTCAGGTACAGGTACTCAAGGGTACCTTTCTGGACCCGGCAGATCCGAATGCGCATCATGTTCACCTCTTTGCTGGTAGGTCCAGCACAACCGGGCAGTGATCGCTACCCTCGATGTCATCATGAATCGTGCAGCTCGCATCTCTCAGTGCAGCGTCCACGATGAAGCTGTCGATGCGCCAACCACGATTGCGCTGGCGTGCGCGCGTACGCTGGTCCCACCAGGTGTACTGGCGCGTGTCCGGGTGGGACTCCCTCCAGATGTCGACGAAGTGCGTACCCCTCCGATGTAGCAGCGCCCGAAGAGCCTCACGCTCCTCTGACCGGTTCCCAGCCTCGTCGAGGGTACCGTTCCAGTCGTGCACGTCGAGCTCGTTCTGCACAGCATTGAAGTCGCCGGCCAACACGACGCTATACCCCTGCCGGCATAGCCATGCGCACTCGTCGCCGAGGCGCTCGAAGAACTGCTCCTTGTAGGGCAGCCTCTCGTTCTTGCCAGTGTTCGGGGCATATACCGACAGCAACACGAAGGTGTCGCGAACGAGGGCACCAGCTACTCGCCCCTCGTTCTCGTAGAGCCAGACATCGCGCCGAGGCGCGGTTGCCAGCCTGTTGCCGACGATCGCCGTACCCGAGTACCCGGCCGAGCTGGGATTCGTGGAGTAGAACGCCTCCAGGAACCCCAGCTCGTCACACAGGGCGTCTCCTGCGGGCCCGTCGAGGTCGGCCCGCGTCTCCTGCAGGCAGAGGACATCTGGTTCGAGGGCATCTGCCATGCGTGCAAGCGCCCCCTTTCGGATGCACGCTCTCACGCCGTTGACGTTCCAGGTCACGACGCGCATGGGTCAGCGCACATACCCGACCAGGTCCGACTTGTACCAAAAGCCGCTGCTGTCGTCCCGTTTCTTCTCTCGAGCGACCTGCTCCTGCAGGGCGTGCCCGGGGATCTTGACCCTGTACAGGGTCATCCACCCCCTGTTGTCCTCCTTCACCTCCCGACCAGTGATGATCCCGACCCCACCCGGGTCCTTGCCATCCCGGCTCTCGCTGACCCGCACATGGTCGCCCAGCGAGAACTCGAACTCCTCGTGCTCGTTCATAGAAGCCTCCTTTGTCCATAGAGGGGACTACATCTTTATGACAGAGATCGCATCGTGCTTCTGGAGACGGTATACGGTAGGCTGTTCATAGGAGCTCCCACGTGTCGGAACCTCCTTCCACACCCTCTTCTGATGCTTCGAGAGAAGGCTCCATGGATCCGGTGGCCGAGTGGATGATCGAGACGACGACGGCGCTCGAGCGACTTGCGGCTCGCCTGCAAGCGGTGGAGAAGACGGTCGATCAGCTTCACCCGCGTGTCGATAACGCCACGGCCGCCGCAGCTGCATCCGCGGCCGCGCTGACCCGAATCGCCAAGGCAGAGGAAGACCGCCTGGCGTTCGAGAAGCAGGTGAGCTTGGAGACCAAGGAGCGCGCGAACCGCGAGCGCACGGAGCGCCTGCAGAAGGAGCGCGAGGAGCAGGAGCGTAAAGACGCCTGGCTCACCAGGGTCTGGAGCTCGCAGCCTCTGCAGCTCCTGCTCCTCGGCTTGGTGCTCGTCATCCTCAACCTGCTCGGGCTCTCGTACATCACAGAGCGTTATGCCCCCAGCATCGTCCCCGTACTCCCGAGCGGGAAATAGGAGCGATGTATGCCTTCAGGAACTGACGCATGTCTGGAGCACGGCTGCGACTATGAACGATTGATGGCGCTGGCAGAGCAGGCCTCGAAGGATTCTTACTTCAACAAGTTCCGCACCTCAGACGCCAGTTCGGTGGCCTCTGCGCTGGCGTCGAGGATTCGGCAGATCGCACCCCTCCCCGAGACCGTCGAGCTGCTCCCGGCCCCCAACCGCGCTCATGGCCGGGCCTCCACCGGCCGGTAGACCACGTCGAGGCGCTCCAGCCCTGCCTCATCGCCCGAGGCGGCCAGCTCCAGCAGGCGCCCGACCTCCTCCTCCTCCACCGGGGCGCCCGTGGCCCGCTCCACAAACACGCGGCGCAACCGCGGATGACGGTCGGTAGCGAGGGCCTCAGCAACGACCAGCAGCCGATCTCGATCCGCGTCGCCGCGCTCCGCCAGCGCCATCATCTCGTCGTAGGTGAGACCGCCGTTCTCGGAGGCGAATCGCTCGATGTGGCGCTCGATGCCGTCGCGGGTGAGCTCTGCCGTGCTCTTCGCCGCAGCGGCCTCCACGCGGGACACCAGGCGGGCGAGGGCGGAGTCGTCCTTGTCGAGGGAGAGCTCCTCGGTGAGGCGGACGTTGCTCGTCTCCAGCTCCAGCAGCAGGCGCGAGAGGGCGGAGTCCTTGCGGTCGAGACTGAACTCGGCCAGCACCGCAGTGCGCTGTGCCTCGACGCCGTCCTGGAGCATCTTCTCGATGCGCGCACGCAGCCCGTTCTCCTGCCCGGGGTCGAGCAGACGGAGCAGCGGGCTGCCCTCGCCGATGTAGCGGAGCAGCGTCTGCGCCATCACCCCGCTGCTGCCGACCTGGGCCATCACCGCCCCATTGAGGATGTCGATGTGAGCGACGCTGCCCTCGCGCAGCTTCGCGATGCTCGCCTCGAGCGCCCCGGTCTTCGGGTCGAGATAGCGTGCGAGCTCCGAGGAGGTCGCCTGCTCCACCTGCGCGGCGTGGGCCTGCAGCAGCGCCTGCGTACCCTCGATGATGCGCTCCCCCTCGTTGCGGATCTTTTCCGCGTCCACCTGGCCGCGCACGCTGCCCAGGGCGATGACCCCGCAGCGCAGCGCGGCATACGCGCGCTCCTCGACGCGGTCTGGGCCCGCCTGCTGCAGGTAGTGGAGGACCTGGGGGTCGTCGATGGTCAGGTTCAGATTCATTCGGGCACCTTGGTGAGCCGCACGAGGCGTGGCGGCTGGTTGGAGTAGATCTCGAGGAGCTCGATGTCGGCCACGACGCCCGGCTTGCGGAACATCTCAGCGAGAGCGTGCTCGACGCGCTCTCTTGCGGCGGGATCGTCGGGCGATTGGAATGGAATGGCGATCTTCAGGACGTAGTCCTTCATGCTCACCTCGGATGAGGGCGTGCTTCCACGATGCGGGGGCGCGTTTGAGCCGCCACTCCACCTGAAGGGCGAGGATCTTGTCGCCGACATAGTGGGCGTAGACGAGCACCACGGGGCGGCGCTTGCGGGTAAAACGGGCACCGCCCGTGATCTCACCGTTGTGCTGGCGCAACCTTCGTTCTGGGTCCGGGGAGGTGCCGACGTACAGCCTACCGTCGCTGCACCGCAAGATGTACACCCACCACCCAGGGGACGTGGTCACAGGGTGAAGGGCACGCTCCTGCGCGCGTGCTCCGCGTTCCGCTTCTCGGCCTCGGTCACGGCGCGGTCGAAGTAGTTGCGCCCCTTGTTCCGCGTCGGCCCCACCTTCCGCCAGCCCTTCCTGCTGTGCGACATCGTGGGGCAGTAGAGGTACCAGGCGTCCCCGAGGAGGGCGACGTGCCACGGCCCGTCCCCGACGGTGATCAGGCTGTCGGGCAGGGTACGCGCTGGCGAAACCGCGGGCTCCTCCTTCTCTGCTTTTTCCGCGGCCTTCAGTATCTCCTTCATGCGCTTCTTGATCTCCACCGCGAAGACCAGCACCTCGTGGAACGTGGCCCAGACCTGATCGTTTTCTACGGCAGCCGTGCCAACATCAAGAAGCTCGTCGTCCGTGAGGCCCTCGACGAACTCGCCCAGCTCCGGGTAGTCCTCAAAGTGCTCGCGGATGGCGTCGGGCTTGAACGACACCAGCAGGTAGTTGCTGTTCTTCTCCTGCTCGGAGGTCTCATCGGCCGTCATGTGCATTAGTGGCACTCCTCGTTGCCGAACACGACCACGCTGCCGTCGGGGAGGCGGTGCCGACTCATAGCAGGCAGTTCGCACACGCTTCTTCGCGCGCGGCGTCCCATGCGTCCTTCTCGGGCACGTCGACGGCGACGTACTCTTCGGCGAGGGGCACGGCCTTGGATTCCCTCGCCTCGATGTCTGACGCACTCCAGTACGCCGCGTCGGGCAGTACGGCTCCGCAACTCGCGCTGATGGCTCCGCACTCGCCCATGCAACGCACCTCGTCCATGGTCTCCTCGAGCGTGCCGTTCTTGCACCTGGGGCACTCATCCCCGCCTTCGCCGAGCATCTGGTGGTAGAGCGGCTCCATCCAGATGGATTTCGCTGCCTCACACAGGTGCCACCGCGTACTGTCGTCGTACAGCCACACGACCTCGTCGACCTCGACGACGCGGAAGGCGTATGGGATCTCGCGCGGGGTGTTGAGCTTGCTCATGGCTCCTCCGGAATAGGCGGCTCTTCTGCGCGGGGCTCGTAATCGGGCAAGGTTAGAGCACTGGCGGCGTGCCCAGGAACGACGACGACCCTGGCGACGAGGTCGGTCCCGTAGCACAGGACGCCCTCCTTGTTCGTCCACCGCGAGTACTGGAGCTCGGCCTCCACGAAGACGCTCTCGCCCTTCCTCACGGCCGCCAGACGCTTACCGAGCTCGCCGAAGGCCTTGATGCGGTGCCAGTCCGCGACCTGCACCCAGCCCCCGGCTTCGCGCACGGAGCGGTTCGTGGCGATGCTCACCGTGCCGAGGGCGACCCCGCCCTTGGTCATCTTCAACTCGCCGTCCTGCCCGGCGTTGCCGAGCAGGTACACCTTGTTCAGCGAGGTACTCATCGCTCGCGCCTCGTCTCTCCACGACGGACGTGGATGTAGCAGTCCCCGTCCCCATCATTGCCGCGCTCGCAGCAGCGGCGGTAGGTGCCCACGAGCATGTAGGCCCAGTTGATCTGGTTGCCGATGTCGGGCAGCCGCTCCGGCGGCTCATCCACCTCCAGCTGGGCGGCGTGCGAGCCGAAGGACACGAACTTGCGGTGCCCGTGGTTCGCGCTGTCGAACGCTTGGTTCTCGTAGACGGCGATGCCGTCGTCGCGGTCGACCCAGTGGCGCAGCGTTCGCTCGAACGTTCGACGCGTCTCAGGGTCCATCATCGCCAGGATCTCTTCCAGCATCATCTTCTTGGCCATCACAGTTCTCCGAGGTCGTTGGGGCGGGTGCGGTGCGTCCACCGCTCCACCACGGTCTTCACGTTGAAGGGGTCGCTGTAGATCGCGCCGACCAGGTCGTCGAGCATGCGTCGCAGCTCTGCCTCAGACGTGGCCACCGGGGCGAGCGTGCAGTACGACATGACGTCGCTCTCGTGCTCATCACGTAGTACGGTGATGTCGGCGCGCAGGCGCGGCTCGTCCTCGCTATCCTCTGGGCCGTAGTCGCCGCTGATGCCCTCGTCGCAGTAGGTCCATACGATCCGGACTCCGTCCTTCTCCATCTCGAGGTCGTCCCACTCCACCTCGACGAGCGTAAGGTTCTTCGCAGGCATCAGAACCCCCTGTCCCCTTCGGTAGCTTCAGTGTCCACACCCATGTCCTCGTCATCTTCCTCACCCTCTTCGGGGTCGAGCTCGTCGAAGAAGTCGGGGGCTGATCGCTGCGCTGAGAGGAGCTCTCGCATCCTCGCCCTGCTCACCACCTCGCTCGACTCCGTCTCGTACTCGCCGGAGAGGTGATCGTAGGTGATCATATGGTGGAGGTCGGCGAGGTCCACGAAGACCAATGGCCCGCGGGAGAGTACCTCCACCTTCACGATTGTCCTGTACAGCCTATTGTCGTCGTCTTTCATGTCAGCACCAGGAAAGGAGCAGACCGTTCGGCCCGCCCAGGTTGAGTTTCTCGACCTGCGCCCTGCGATCACGCCTCGCCCACCGAACCAGAACCGAACCCTCGGGCCCGGAACCCTGGCAGCTCGGTCGGGTCGCGCCTGTGGTCGTACGGACCTCTCTCCGTCCCGGCACGCTTCATCGTTTCGATGACCGCGTCCACTACCTTGGCGTCAGCCGAGAGGAGGATGTGCATCGATCGGGGGCAGTGGGTGAACTCCACGAAGGAGCCCGTTCTCCGATTGATCAGGCGGCTGAGCCCCTCGGGGAGGGGCTCAGGCACGTGCATCAGCGTTCCCATCTGCGGCTGTTCCAGCAGCGCTTCGACAACAGCCCACCACGAGTGCTGGCGGGCCCATGAGAGCATTTTCATCTTTACCTCCAGCATCCTTATGCTGTCTTGGTTGCCTCAGTTTCGGGCTGGAGCAGGAGTCGCGCTCTGTCTGGCATCACAAACCCGGTCTCGGTACTGTCGAGCACCTCGTTATAGACCTCGTACCTCGCCGGCAGCAGTAGCAGCGGTGGCAGTACGTGGTCGAGGAAGTACTGCAGGGTCTTGTGCGCCCGATGCGGGATGGAGCAGCAGACGTGCCACGTCTCGACTCCCTGTACAGGTGCGAGATTATTGGCCTGTTCCCATCCATCGGGCTCGTAGGAGAGCGCGCCGTATGGGATGAAGGAAGCTCGGTGCATCTCGGCGTATATGGGGTCCACGACGTGCCAGTCACGTGCGTTGTGAAGCTCGCGTACCCGTCTGGCGCCTTCGGGGTTGAGACCTGCAGTCAGGCGCAGGGAGTAGTAGTCACCCATGTTGATTTCTCCAGGTTGCATAACGCTTATGACGTAAAGACGCGCCCCCGCCGCGCGAGCCTTGCGCGCGGACTTCCTCGCCTCACGTCCACTACCCATGTTTCACCTCCGGGTACTGGTCTTTATGACAGGAAATACCTGGCTAATGGGGCAGTGCCCCAGGGCACTACCACTCCCTCCGCGTTGCAGGCACGATGCGCGTCTCTATGCCTCGGGCGGCCAGATCCTTCTGGGCCTTCTTGGCGTCGCGCTCCTGCCTGTACCGCCCCGGTATGAGTACCCACTTCCCCTCGACCAACTTCTCGATGCTGAACATCACGCTCCTTCCTCCTCTTCCTTGTTCTTGGTGTAGAGATGCTTCACGTCCTGCTCAACGTCGACGGTGGTCAGGTGCACCAGCTCGGTCAGCGAGCTCTCGGGCTCCGTCAGGGCCTTCAGGAGCACCGGCACGTCGGCTTCATCCCGCAGGAGGATGAAGCCCATCCCCTTCCAGAAGAAGGAGATGACCGCGCGCGACTCGAGTAGCTTGACACGTTCGGCCAACACGCGTCGAAGCTCCACGTCTGCCGTGTCGTCCTCGGCGGCGGCCCAGCGGAAGCCCAGGTGCACGGGGAAGGTACGCTTCACCACCTCGAGGACATTGCCCCGAGCGTCCACCTTCACGATGTCACAGTAGCGGTAGTTCTTGTCGAGGGGGCGGTTGTCGAGCATGACGAGCGTGGGTCCGATCTGACGCGCCCACAGGCGTTCCCCGGGGATGGTGACCTTAGTGTGCGGCCAGCGCGCGTCACGCTCCGCGTTGTTCGTCTTGATGTACTCGTCGTAGTCGAACTCGATGGGACTGGACATGTTGACCTCCGCAGCACTTATGTCGGGAGTACGCACATTTTAGGCTAAGCAACGCGCCTTACCTGGAGGTAGGACGCGTGCGCATCTCACTCGAACTCGGTGGCTCCCATGTAGCAGAGCTCGAAGTCGCGATCGATGCTTACGTACCGCTCGACAGATCCGCAGGGGCCCGCTATGCTGGAGGTGTTGCACATCGCAACATCAAGGAATCAGGAGTTATCATGCCTCAACGCGAGTTCCTCCTTCGGCCCGAAGTGATCTGTGACCTGCTCGACCGATTCCACAGGAGCCACCGGAGCTTCGCCGGCGAGCTGGACATCAGCCCTGCGTACTGGTCCCAGGTCCTGAACCGCCATCGCCGGGTCACGCCCAAACTTCGACGGAAGCTCCTCGACAACGAGCTCATCCGGAACTCCCAGCTCAGCGAAGACGAACTCTGGACCATCAACGAGCCCTCGTAGTCCGCACCTTCCACGAGCCCTCCGTCGGTACCCACGGCGCCGGAGAAACTCCCATTCTCCGCGGGCACCCAGTCAAGAAGGAGGGCACCCTGCCCCGAAACATCGACAATCTCGTTCATCGCCACCCCGGGCAGGCCCGCTCTTCTTGTTCATGTGGAACCTCTTCAGTACATGATGCGGCGCCAGGCGGCGGCCGCGGTGAAGTGGGCGACGGCACCTTCGCGGTGCTCGGGAGGCAGCACCTCTGCTGCCTTCTTGATCTCGATGTTCCACGCCGCAGTGAATGCGTCCTTCCCCGCCAGGCGGAGCAGCGCCCTCGAACCTTTGGGCGTAACCACCACCTTTTGCAGCCTCTCCTCGTGCAGCAGGCGCGAGAGGAGCTCGTCGCTCATGGCCTGCGTCACCGCCCCGGACAGGTGGGCGACCATGCCCGCGATCGAGAACTTGGCCATCACCCGTACGAAGCGGTTGAACTCGGGTTCGTCAGTCATCGAGGAATCCGTACTCAATGAGAGTGTCCCGTGGCTCCCTGCTGTCGAGGATCTCCTTCAGGATGTGCATCGTCGTAGGCTCACTCTCGCCCTCGATGTAGTAGTGCACGTCCGACTCCAGGCGCATGAGCAAGCGCTCCCGCGTGACGGTACCGAGGTCCGACTCGGGGTTGACCAGATAGTCGTAGAGCTTCTTCAGCGCGATTGCGAAGTTCATAATGGGTTCTTCAGTTATTGCTTCCTCGAGATGCAGGTTCATGTCAGTGCTCGTCATACCCGTCTTCGCTGGGCGCAGCGACCCTGACCATGTTGCACCAAGGCCTCTTGGACATCTCCTCCGTGAACCGGTCGATCCCGCCCGCGATCACCACTTCGTCCATCTGGTCTCCGAAGCCCACTTTGACGAGGTCGGTAGTTAGCTCGCTGAACACGGCACGCAGCTTATCACGCGACTCGATGCTGCTATCCTGCGCTACCACGTTGAAGAACCGCTTCTCGTCCTTGCTGGTGTTGTCCATGCGGGTGTCGACGTAGTACCGGAAGCGGTACTCGCATTCCCAAGGGCCGTCTCCCTGGCGGAACAGCGTGGCCATCAGGTCGCGCGGGCCGCCGTAGACATAGAACACGCGGTCCACGTAGGTCTTCTCATTGAGATTCATCACGCGCCTCTGGTGTTGTTGTAGTACGCGGCTTCTGTGTTTCGGCTCAGAGCTCGACTACAGCTATCGATCTGCGACCTTCAATGCGCTTATGTCTTAAGAACAGAGGCCCTTTCAGGCTTGTTCTCTCGCGCTCCAGCAGCTCCGCAGTACATGAACTGTTACCAGCTCATGTACTCCTGTAGACACTGGTTGTTCCACCTGATCTCTCGAGAGTGCGAGAGGTTGTATTCTCGCACTGCGGCCTCGGCCTCCTCATACGTGAGGGTGCCAAGGCCCTCCTGCGCCGATGCCTCAAACCGGCACCCACTCCAGGAGTGGGTGCCGAACACCTCTTTTATTCCCCAGATGGGGGCGCGCTTGCGCGCCTCCCGGGCCTCCTCCAGGGCCGCGCGGCGGGCTTCGCGGTCCGCCTCCAGCCGGGCTTCGCGGTCCGCGAGGATGTTCGCGAGCGCCGTATCTGCGGGTGCTCGCCACCACCCCGCCCTCCTCACGGGGGCCGCCGCCACAGCGGCCGCCACAGCTTCGCGCTCTCCGTCATCGAGTTCATATTGGTCCGTCAGGGCTTGCATGTAGAACTTCATTCTTCACCTCTACTCTACTTATGACCTAAACGAGCGCGCTTTTGCGAAACGCGCAACGTCCTCACGTTGGCGATGTCAGTAGAACATCGCATGATACATCGAGCGCTCTGGCGAGTCGCACCAGCGTGCTCACGTGCGCATCTTTCACCCCACCCTCAATGCGGGACAGCGTGGCCTGGGAGATGTTCGCCTCACGGGCCAGATCGCCCTGCCTCCACCCGCGCTCCTTGCGCAGGCGCACGATGTTGCGCGCCAGCGTCAGCGTAGGGTCGTCTCCTACTTTATGTGTCATGAACTCGTCACGTTGAATGGACATGCTTCACCTCAAGCTCCTTATGATGACTTGAGTGAGCGCATTTCGCCCAAATACCATGCGGTCCCGCACCATACGTACACCCTCGGCGGGTACAACGAGCAAGCAGGGCGGACGTGGAGCGTGTGGGGCAAGAATGGGCAAATCTACGAGTGGCTCGGAGTGCGAGAATGTGCCTCGTGGGCATGTTTTTGCACGAATAGGAGGCAAATAGCCCTTCTTGAGCGCAGGAATAGTGCTCAAACGGTCCTTCTTAGGTCTCTGGAGCACGTAGAAAGTGCGTTCTGCTGATGAAATCGCGCTCTTTCCCTCTGTGTGAGCCATCGTCCGGCATCATTTTGGTCAATGCTAAGAAGATGTGTCCTACGAGGGTTCTTGAGAATGCGTGTTTGCGCGCCATTCTCGTGGTTACTGCGAGAACGCCCGTTAGGGGCGCTTCCTCTACGCGAACGGATTGCGTCGTCACGCCACGGCAAGGCCAAGTTCTCGCAAAACCTATGCCCATATATATATGCACGATCTTGCGAACTAAGTGAAAGCGCCCCACGGGGCACTGCACCGAAGCGCAGCGCGAAGGGAATCGAACCCTCAGCCTTCACATCGTGCTTATGACGCACATGCCCAGATTCTCACACAAGCACGCACAAGGCCCTTTCGTAGGCGTTAGCGTGTAGGTGCTTAGGGCCAGAGGTAGTACGCACTGGGCTGAAAGAGGGGACACAGGGGTGGTAATCCCCCGGACCCCATTTAGGTCGATGTCAAGAACGGCCATCTCAGTGGTGGTAATGGTCCGGACCCCATTTCAGTCGCTGCCAAGATGGACACTCTGAGTGGCACTTCTGGCTGGTGGTAATGGTCCAGGGTGCGTTTCGGTTTGCTCCAAGAACGGCCATCTCAGTGGTGGTAATACCCGGGCCATATTTTAGGCCATCTCAAGAATGGCCTTAAAAGGGCGCATCTGCACCCAGTCGGAACCCCCGCTCACTCGTGCGCTTGGAGTCGCACGAAGGCCTGCCGCGCTCGGCCTGTTCCGTCGGGCTTGCTGGCGTCGCCCTCGTGGGCGATCGCGTAGCCCTTGTCCAACAAGCCCCGGCACGCGATCGCACCGATGAACCCGCGACCACTGGGAAGGTCGAACCATCCCCCGGCGTCGAGGACAACCGCATCCACAACGTTGCTGTCGCCCGTGACGAGGTCGGTGATGCGGACTCGCAAGTAGGAAGAACCAGTGATGCTCATGGGACTCTCCTTGTAGGCAGGGGGAGTAGGTCTCCTGCTACCCTCCTTATGCCCAAGAAAGGGGTGTTTTTGCGGCTAAAGGGGGCGGGGGCCCCTGGTGAGGGAGCCCCCGCCGCGCTGGCATCAGACCGCCTGGACCGCCGGGCCTACACTGGCCCACACCATGCGCTTCGCGGTCTCCGCGCGCGCCTCCTCTATGCGCGCCTCGACCTCGAGCAGCCTGACGCGCGCCTGCAGGAGCTGGGTCTCCGCGCCGAATCTAGCCTCCTCGGCCTGCACCTGCGAGGTGCGTGCCTCTTCTTTGCGGGCTTCTTGAACCGCCTGCACCATGGCGGTCAGGCCCGTTATGACCTTCTCGACGAGTTCGAGCTTCTTCAGCTCGATCTCCTTCTGGGAGGCAACCATCTTTTGGATGGTTGCATCATCAATGGTCGCGGTCGTGGCGGTGATGGAAAGCTGGAGCATGAGATTTACCTCGGCGCAGGGGAAGTGTAGGTCCTGCGCAAGTTTCTTATGCTCGGAAAACCAGCGGTTTTCGGCTAAAGGGCGCGCCCTCGCTCTCGATTGCGCTCTCCCAGGACTGCGGGGAGCGCTTTGCCGCGGAGCGCTCCCCCGTTGCCTACGTCCGGGAGAGGCTCCCGCGGAGGGCCACGCGTCCGCGCTCCGCGGCCCACTTCCGGGCCGTCTCGAGGAGCGTCTTCGTCGCCTCCTGCGCGTTCAGCGTGAGCGTGAAGGTCACGCCCCCGTCGACGGCCTTGACGACGACGCGGTGCTGGACGCCGTTGACGACCGGACCGTCCCACGCCCAGGAGGACCTCGTGGTCTTGCCGGTCCGGGTCACCCGGATGTTGTCCTCGTCCTCCTCATCCTCCTCGACGCTGGTCTGGGTGCTGAGCTTCTGGATGCGCGGGAGCTTCTCCGAGCAACCGATGCTCGCGAGGTACTCCTGGCAGGTCGGGCGGCTGACCTGCTCCGAGGCGGTGTAGACGCCGTTGCGCTCGCTCTTCATGGTATTCCGGTACTGGGACACGGGACTCTCCCCGTAGACCACGATCAGCAGCACGACTTCGCGGTCGTGGCGCAGTGCGGAGAGCCTCGTGAACAGGGCGTTGGCGTCGTCGAAGAAGACGGCGCCGTCGGTCTCCGCGAACAGCTCGGTGAGCAGCGGCTCGAGGTGTTCGGCGGCAGGGGCGGTGATACTGACCTGGGTGGTGTGAGCATCGGACATGGTTGGGACATCCTTCGAGGCGATGGTTGAGATGGGCCTCGGAGGCCTTATGCCGCTTTTGCGCACAGTTGCGGGCTAAGGGGACAGCCCCGGTGAGGGAGGCTGCCTACGACGCCTGGTGCCGGCGGAGCCAGTCCGTCAGCCCTGCCAGGCCGTCCTCGAACCGGCTCGTGTAGAGGCGGCTCCGGCACTCTGCCCAGAGCTCGTCCACGAGCTTCAGGTCGAGCTCGCGACCCGCCCACTCCTCGACGATGCGGCTGTCTGCCTCCAGCATCGTCACCCAGAGGCTCCCGCTCTTCGTCCGCCGGAGCTCGATGAAGTGGCTGGCCGAGTTGTCCAGCCCGAGGGCGATGACGTCGGGACCGTCCGCGCTCGGGCGGACGGTCCCGGCGCGGACCAAGCTGCGGAACACCTCCAGCAGGGCGACCATCTCCGCCTTGCCGTTCACGTACCCGGACACGTCAGGGTCCGAAGAAGTAGGCCGCGACGTCCGCCTTGGCCTGGATGATGGCGCGATCGACGTCGTTCACATCGGTGAATAACCAGAATAAAAGGAGTGCCGTGATAACGCTGGACAGCAGGAACTCTACGAACGTGCGCATGTGTTGACCTCCAGGCTACTTATGTCACGAGCAAGCGCCGATTTGGCCGCTAAGGTGACGCCCCCCGCCGGTTGGTGGGAACGTCGTGCCTACGGCGTGGGCTGGGGTGGCATGGAGAACTCTTGGTAGTTGCAGGACCGATGCTGTGCCTGCAACTACCCTATGCCGAGGAGCTACCCGGACTGTTAGTCCTCCTCGTAGTTCCCCTTCTCGTTCCTGCGGTAGCGGACGTGCTTGCCTCCGCGCTCGCGCAAGATGTTATCAATGCTCTTGAGGAACGGAAGGGGCATCTCGCTGTCCTCAAGGGTCTTCGGGATCGGGGTGTCGCCGAACGCGGCCGCCCTGCCGACCAGCAGGACGAACCGGATCGCCTTCCCGGTCTTCGTGTCGGTGTAGACGCCGGCGCGCACGCACTCCCAGGACACGCCGTCCTCTGAGTCGTTCAGGACGTCGCCGGTCCTGGGGAAGAAGGTCTTCTGACTGAGAATACCGATCGCGGGCATGGTTCTGGCTCCTGGGTTCAGTTCCACGGCTCCTATAGCCGATTTCGAATGTAAGTACAAATGCTTGCACGTGTGCTCACATCCGGGTACGACTCCCGGCATGCCGACTATCCACGCGCCGCTCCGAGGAGGAGGCCTCTGTAAGGCAGAGGTCCCGGCAGGCCGCTCGCTGGCGACGGCACTCCGTGATCTCGGTGTGTTCGAGGTGGCCGCGCAGCGCGGGCTGGAGCGGCGAACATCTGTTGGGTGGACGCGAGTCGACGGGTCCCGGGTGCTTCGCGCCGGCGACGTCATCCGCGTGCGCCCCCGCCCATCCGGGGTGCAGGCTCCCGACACGCGCGCGGACGGGGCAGTCGCGGAGCTCCTCTCGAAGATACTGAACGCGCTGACGCGCAAGAAGGTGCCTGATGCAGCTGCTGGAACTGGTGTACGAAGGCGGCGAGGTTCTCGACCTGTGCCTCGACTTCCAGAGGGAAGCCCTCCGCGCTGAGTACCGTGACCGGTTCCAGTCTCTGGACCTGCGGGGGATGCCGCAGCAGGGGCGCAAGAGCGCCCTCCAGCGTCTCGCCGTGGTCGGTGCGAAGAACGTCCTGGTCCGCGGGCTCTCCGGTGTCCCGGAAGCCGCCAACGCCTTCCCGCGTGCGAGTCTGCTCTTCGACGCCGTCGGCAAGACCGAGCCCCCAGCGAGGAGCGAGCTCGCCCCCATGGCCTTCAGGACGAAGCGGGTCTTCGTCTACAGCAAGGAGATGGACAGCGCCATCCGCAGTGCTGGGATCGGCCTGATCTCGCGACACAACGGGCCCTACTTCCCAGCGGTGACCCTCGACGCGGCCCCGGACACCACGATCGGCGTGCTCAGTCTGGGCCGTGGCGCGCTCGAGGTGATCGCGCAGCTGAAGAGGGTGCGGCGCCAGGAAGGGCTGGAGTTCGACATCATTACGACCGAGCAGGTCGCCGAGGTGGTCGTCGCGCGCTCCGCGCTGGACGTGGCTACCCGAGCGAGCCTGCTCGTCGCCCCCTGCGAGCAGATGGACTACGGCGGCGTCCATGAGGCGGCCATCCTTGCGGTCTGCACGGGCCGGGTGCTCTGCACCCCGGTGGCGAGCGCCCTCCGCGACATGCCGATCGGCGGGTGGTACATGCACGCCACGAAGTACACGCCCCGCAGCTACGCAGAGGCCGCGGTAGGCTACAGGGGGCGCGAAGCCTACGCCGCGCTCCTCGACGCGGTGCAGTTCAACCCCCGAACCGTGTCGACCGAGATCATCCAGAGGACCTCCTGATGCCCACCTCCAGCTCCACCTACGATGGCATCCCGGTCAACCTGAACGCGCGCCGGCGCATCATGCGGGCGGCCCGACTCGGGACACGTAGCCGCCCCTCGGAGGTGAACCTGGGTGACGCGGCCAAGGTCGTCGACGCCGCGCGCCTCTACACCAGCGGGTGGGACACCAGCACCAGCGAGTTCTCGGTAACCGTGCGCAACGCCTGGGCGGCGCGGAAGGCGTAGACATGCCCCAGCTCAAGCCCCTCAACCCTGCGACGTGCCCGTACTGCGCGAAGAAGGAGACCCGGAGAATCGGCTACTCCGCCGAGCGCAAGGGCTCCCTCTGGAAGTGCGTGGCCGAGGGCTGTGGGAAGCCGTTCCTGGTGCCGACGCTGTCGCTCGTACGAAAGATGGGTTGACAGGTGTACGCACATGTGAGTACAAGACGCGCATGAGCTGGCCGCTCGACCAGTACCCGATCCAGGACGCAGAGGAGGATCCCCAGCCGCTGCCGGAAAACGCGTCTGCGCCGTCCGTAGTGGCGAGCCCGATCGACCAGCGCCGGACTGCGGCAGACGCCGTCCTCGAGGCCCTCGAGGGGCGCACCCGTCCCGTGGTGCACGACGTCACGAAGTGCCCCCTCTGCGGCGCTCCGACGAAGCGACGCCCCACGGCCATCGGGGTCACGACGATTACGCGCCGCTGCACCAATGGGAAGTGCCGTAACGAGTTCGCGATCGCATCCACGCGGGTGCTGGTCGACGTGCCCCCGCCCCCGCCGAACCCGCTCGTGCTCGGTGGCCCCTACAAGGGTGGACCAGACCGTGGCGGTGGCAGGCCCCCGATCGACCCCAACGAACCCATGAACCGCCGACTGGCGGAAGTGATCCGGAGGATCAACGACGATGACTGACCGCACCAAGGCGGCCACCCCTCAACGTGGTGATGCAGAACAGGCCGCCACTCCGGAGGCCGCGCGCCGGCGTGCCGTCCTGGAGCGCGCCAAGAGCCGCTCCAGGGCTGGTGCGGATGCGCGTCCCGGCCCCATGGAGGGGACGCCGAGCTTCGAGCAGGTGAACAGCGCCAAGACGATGCGTCCGGCCCCGGGCCACGACTCCCCGCCTGTCCTGTCGAAGGAGACGATGGCCGGGCTCGAGGCGGTGGCGCGCGTCAACACGAAGCAGACGACGCCCGAGGAAGAGGAGGCCGAGACGGCTGCCCAGGCAACCGGCCCCGTGCAGCTGACGCGGGAAGACATCGTCGAGATGTTCGGCACCACCGCGGACGTCGCCGCCGCCGTCTACTCGCTCGTCTACCCGGACAACAGCGACGTGCGCCGGCGCATCGAGAAGCGCGTAGGTCCGCTGGACATCGGGCAGTTCCTCATGAACGGGGTCCTCAGCCAGGCCGTACCCGTCGTGGCTCCCTCGGAGGGCTCGAAGGGGCTGGTCATCGCGTACCAGACGGTGCAGGAGTCCGTCGAGGCGATGATCGACCGTCTCCTCGCGGACGAGGCCGCGCGCACCCACAAGGCGCGCGACGGTGAGGGGAGCGTGGACGTCAAGATGTCCGGACGCGAGTACGTGCGCCGGCAGAACGAGTACGCGCTCGCCGTGCACATCGAGTCCTACGGTGGCCAGAAGTGGCCCGGGCTCTACCTCTCCGGCGGAGCAGTGGACGAGAAGGCGATCGAGGCTCGCCTCAGCAAGGTGCGGCAGATGCCCTCCCTCGTCTTCAGCCTGGCCATCGACAACCTTAGCTGGTTCATCGACCGTGTCCAGCGCACCCTGGAGGTGGCCGTCCTGGGAAATGGCTGAAGACCCCGTTGGGATGGGCGAGAGCTCAGCTGATCTATGATCACCTGCCCAAGCTCCCGCCCCTCGGGTCACTCCTCGAGCTCATGTGCCTGGTCGTCCAACGCGAGCGAGCACACCTGGCGGTCCTCGGAGCCCGTGCGCAGGCACAGGCGTCCCTGGGAGGCGACAGCGCCGAGGCCGCGTTCAAGGACTTCGTCAACGCCACCAAGCGTGTGGAGACCGAGGACACCAAGCAGCGCCTGGCCGCTCAGCTCGAGAAGCTCAAGGAGATCAAGGAGATTCGATTCACCCCCATCGGCAGCATCAGCCGAAAGACCAAACTCCCAGCCGTCTCCGCAGACAGCCTGCGGGATGCCGGGATGCTGAAGGACCAGTTCCAGCCAACCGAGGCTGGCCGCCCGCAGCGAGCTCGCACACAGAGGACCACTCGATGAACACCACCTTCCAGATCGTCATGATCGGCGCCGGCGAATACAAGTCGTTCGGTCCCGAGCCGTCGATGTACTTCGCCAGGTTCGCGCGCAGCAATGGGGCCTTCTTCGACCTTGCGCTGACGGAGGAGCAGCTGGGAGAGATCCTCAGCTTCACGGCATCCCAGGAGGAGGAGGAGGCCCCGCCCGCGGCCCCGCCCGCGGACCCTCCGCCCTCCGCGCGGGTCGTGGCGCTTGCGCGGGAGCCGGAGGGGGAGGACAGTCCGCTGCCCCCGGTGCAACTGCGCCGCCCCCTGGGAGGCCCCCAGCTGTTCGCATCCACCGACGAGGACCGTGACCTGTGAGCCCTGAAGCCTCCCTCGCGCTGCTGCGGATCGAGCAGAAGCTCGACCTGCTGCTGCACCATGCCGCCGCGCAGGACCCCGTGCTGCACGCGCTGCTGCAAGCAGGGACCGGCATGGTCACGTACCAGGGAGACCTCTGCCCGCTGTGCAGGCAGCAGATCACCATTCACACCGACTTCCGACGAGAGGAGTACGTCCGCCGCTGCGGCTGTGCCCCGCCATCCACCCCCGTCGTTCCGGGCATCTCTGTCCTGAACGAGCCCATCGTCGAGAAGAAGCCCACCACCCCCGATACGAACGAAGGAGTTCAAGAAGATGTCGAAGAGCAAGATCGTGGCCCTCGCTGAGGGAGCCCTGTTCCAGGCGATCGTGTACGACGCGAAGTCGCGGAAGCGCGCCATCGTCATCTACGCCTGCGGTACGGACGTGTTCTGGGCCAACGACATCCTCGCCCTCTTCGACCGCGACCGTACCAACGCCGCGCCGAAGTGGCTCAAGGAGCAGCTCGCGCAGCTCCCCGCGGAGGTCGTCCGGATGAACTGGAAGGGCGAGCGCGTCGGGCAGGCCACGTTGTTCGCCGTGCCCTCCGACACCGCCCCGACGCTCCACGTCCCTGAAGGGGAGTCCCTCGGCGAGGACGAGGGCGCCATTCGGCAGTCCGGAGGCTGACGTGTACGACGTGAACAAGATCCGGCCTCGGACGGGCTGGGCGCTCTGTCGCACCCTCAAGCCCATCTCGCAGTCGAAGGGCGGGCTCGTCCTGGCTCGCGACCTCGAGACGGGCAAGACCACGGAGGCGGTCGCCGAGGTGATCCGCGTCACCCCGGCGCTTCGCGACGACGGACAGGAGGTCGACCCTGGGTTCGGGCCCGGGGACAAGATCCTGATCCGCGACTTCATCAAGTACGCCCACGCGATCGGTGACCTGGTCGGAGCTGACCGCAACGACCGGGTCTTCCTCATGAACAACAAGGACGCATTTGCCGTCGTGACCGGCTCGGGGACCCTGGGCTTCTACGACGAGTTCGTCCTCGAGTAGGAGGTCCTCGACCATGCCGAAGCCGAAGAAGGAGGAGCGCCTGCAGCTCCGCATGGACCCGGACCTCAAGAACTGGTTCAAGCAGGATGCGGAAGCCGAGGGCGGGATGAGCCGGGTCGTCCACCAGCAGGTAGAGAGCCGGTACGCGGAGAAGACGGGCAAGCCTTGGAGCGGGAGTACTGATGCAGCGACAAGCACTGGTTCCAACGACGGAAGAGAGGGCGATCCCGCGTAACAACGTGGGCGTCCTCTTCGAGGCATTCCGCGAAGCCTTCCTCGGTCCGCACAAGGTCGAGCGTCTTGTCTACGTGCGTGGCAGGCCCACGTTCACGGTCGAGCGCCTCGTGCCCGCAGACACCCTCGCAGAGGGCGGGGAGGGTCTGCCCGACTTCCTGACCCCGTTCCAGATGATCCGCCAGCACGCCGACCTCGAGATCCAGGAGCCGATCGGAGCCCCGCTCGAGGCGATCAGCCGCGCAGTACAGTCCCTCACCTCCCGCGGGTTGAAGCTCACCATGTTCGTCTGCGAGTCCAAGGACGTCGTGCGCGCGTGGCTGGGTCGCGACCTACGCATCGAGGACATCTGGCAGGTCCCCCTCCACGAGGACCCGGATGCTCACGAGTCCGGAGTGTTCGTCGTCGGCTCCAAGGAAGGGGTGCTCATCCGCGACATCGAGGCGGCGATCCTGTGCCGGCTCGATCCGGGAGTCTCATGATCGCCGACCTGTTCGCCTCCAACGTCGTCGAGGTCGTCTCCGAGGATGTCGACGCAGACACCCAGAGCGGGAAGCTGGTCCTGCGCGTACACGACGAGAAGCAATGGATCCGCATGATGCAGGCGCTGCTGATCGCCGCGAACACCGACGGCGCCTTCGGCCTCGAAGCGCACAAGGTCTTCCACAAGGCCGAGGGCGACGTGCAGTACACCTGGGTGCTGATCCTGTGGGGTGACCCGACGGACGTTCGCGAGCCGCTGCGCGCTGTGCTCGCCAAGAACATCCCGAAGCCGCCACCCTTCGCACTGGGGCGGAGCGCGCCCGCCTCTGCGCCGCGCATCACCGCACAGCCCGCCACGCGGGTTGCCGAGCCCCCCGCGACAGCCGTGCTCGATTACGACGGACCGCCACAACAGGAGCTCGTCATGCCTGGCCTGCGAGACAACGGGCGGCACAACATCAAGCTCGTCGAAGAGATCCACAACGGGGCCATCGAGACGCGCACGACCGTGAAGCTCGCGCACCAGCGCACGGAGATGTTCGGTGGGCGCAGGAACCCGCACGAGGTCATCGACCTCCACTCGGGTCGGGGGAAGTTCAAGGCCGTCGTCCAGGGACGCGGCGAGTCCGAGTTCTCGTACCGTCGTGATGGCGGAGGGGGGTCGCTGTGATGGGCACCGAAGAGACCGCAGAGCAGCGCCGCTCGAAGATCATGAGCCTGAGCTCGGGGGCGACTCCAGCCCACGCCAACGTCCCGGAACTGACTGTCGGCGATACTGAGAGCGAGGCAGCTGGCCGGGCAGTCCTGCAGGAGCTCCTGAGCAAGGAGACCCTCGACGACCTCGAGGCCGCCGGCAAGTACTCGAAGGCGCACTGGAAGCTGCAGATCTGGTTCAAGTCCGATCGCTCCATCCATAAGCCGATCACGTTCACGCTCACCTTCTGGGAGTCCGGGAAGCGGCTGCACGGCGGCGGGGATGAGTCGGCCTTCATCTGCCGGCGCAACCCGAACGCCCCCAAGCCGGTGCGACCGCCCTTCCTGGCACTCGGGAAGTCGCCCTTCCCCAAGGAGGCCAGCGTCGACGGCTGCAACACCATCATCCCGGGGGACCAGGCCGTGAACGGCTACGTGATCTGCCCGGGCTGTGGGGTGCGCTGGGACACCGAGCACATCGCCGACTCGCTCTACTACGTTCTGCCGGTGGAGGTCGCGTCGACGGTCATCGCCGAGTGGTTCCGGAAGCTCGACAGCGACTGCGACCTGTACCTGAAGTACCGCCCGGAGGATGTCCGCGCGAAGATGATGGCGCAGACGTACGGTCTCGCCGAGGCGATCCGCAACAAGGGCCTGCTCATCTACCCGCTTCGGAACATCATGCGCGAGCTCGCCGCGGGGGCGACTCTGGAGTCCCGCATCAAGGCGGTGATGTTGGCGTAGGTGGTCACGGCACCAGTGCCAGCCGCGAGGTATGCTCTTCGCCATGCCGACAGTAACGCAGGACACACGCACGGACGTGCCTGGCATCCTCTCCTCCCTCGGACCTCCGGGTGAGTGGTCTGGAGCCGTCGCCGGTACGCTCACCTCCGAGGCGCGTCGGGCGGTCCTGCGTGCCTGGCGGTCCATGTCCGCAGAGGAGCGGAACACCATCATCGCGAAGTGGCGAGAGCGCTTCGACCACCCGGCGGACAAGACCGCCACTGCGAAGGGACTGAAGCTGTTGCGCGCGGCAGCGCCCGAGGCCGTGGCCGCCCTCTCAGCGCGTCTGCACGCGGCCGGGGCCTTGAAGAACACGCCTCTCGGGCATGCCGTGCACCGAGGCGAGAAGTCTGTACTCGGTAAGGGCGGGGAGCAGGTGTCGCATCTGGTCTTCGGCCCCGAAGGCCTGCAGGTCCGTAAGGACATGTTCCATCCGACGGAGGCACAGGCCCAGCACGCACGTGAGCGCTTCGAGACGGCCAAGCACGCTCCCGAAGGGCTTCTGCCGAGGCCGATCCATCACATCGAAGCTGCGCCCGGCCAGGTCTCGCAGGTGTGGGAGTACATTCCCGGCGAGAACGCCGGCGAAGCAGCAGCGCGGGAATCCGCGCAGGTACGCAGCAAGTTCAGGGCTTGGCACGACCACAACTGGGGTGATGCTGGTGCTGTTCGAGCGCGCCGCCGTGCCGACGAGGACGTCGTGTCCGAGATCTATGATCGGGCCCATGCAGAGGAGCAGAAGGCGCACGCTCCCCTGCACGACTGGGCGCGGAGCAAGGGTCTGCACATCGGCGACCTTGGGAAGAACACGCAGAGGACGCCGGATGGGCGCCTGCGTGTCTTCGACTGGGCGCAGGGCGGCAGTGAGGCTGAGGTACAGCAACGCATACGCAACGTCTCCGGACTCGGAGAGTTCGGCCCGTCGTTCACGGGCGTACGGGCGCAGTCGGCCGCCCTGAAGAAGACCGCAGCCCTCCCGATCTCCAAGGAGCAGCGGGAGGCGAAGCACCGCGCCAACACGCACTTCCGGAGCGACGACCCCAAGAAGTGGGACGACTTCCTCGACCACGCGAAGCGGAAGTCCTTCGTCACCGCGGTCCAGCAGGACACCCGGTCGGACGCCAAGCTCGAGCGCCACGTCGACCAGATGAACCGCCTGCTCACCGGCAAGGAGATCGAGAAGGTCCGGGTCGGCGACGGCGGCGAGTACAGCATCACGCGCCTGCGGGGCGGCGGGGTCGGGTGCACGTGCCCGGACTGGCGTTACAAGAAGTCCGTCGCCGGCAAGGGCGAGCAGGACTGCAAGCACATCGTCGCATGGAGGGAGTCGAAGATGTACAAGAAGACGGCCTCGGTGCTGTCCAGCCTCGCTGCACACCCGAAGACACTCTTCGCCGCAGGGACCGCCGCAGGTCTCGGGGCGCTGGCCGTGGGTCTGCATCGCAACGCCAAGAGCACCCAGTTCACCCCTGAGCAGAAGCAGATGCGGAGCCTGGCGATGCACGAGGCCGCTGGACTTGGGATGCTGATGAGCCCGTACGCAACGTCGCTCGCTGCCTCTGGTGCCGAGGTGCTGTCTCGTCGACCTGGTCGCGTAGGCATCGCAGCGCGGGCAGCTCACTCGGTCTTGGAGCCCCTGTCTCATACCATGCACGGTAGTGGACATGGAGCACATCCGCGAGCCCTATCGGACCTGAATGAGCTGGTAGGGCTTGGAATCCTGCTGCGCCCCTCCATCCAGGAGATGCACCACCTGCACGCGAAGATGTCGAAGCACGGGGCCGTCCTCGCAGGGATGCAGAAGGATGCTCGGGTGCAGATCAACATCCCGCACCTGCCAGAGCGAATCAGGGATCGGATCCCCGGGGTGACGCTGCAGCAGGGACACGCCATTACGACCAAGATCCAGAGTGTTCTCGCCCCTCTGGGCGGGCACACAGCTGACCTCCCCTCGGGTCGGTGGAAGCTGAAGATCCCGGGGCACGGACAGCTGGTTTTCGATCGGCTTCACACGGACCGGCCGGGGGTCCTGCGGACCATGCTGCTTCCGGGGGACCAGCACACGGCTTACGAAGGTACCAAGAACCTCGCCCAGGCCTTCCCCAACCACAAGCAGCACGTGGAGGCGGCGGCACAGCAGATCAAGACGCTCCTCGACCAGGCGCAGTCGACGCGTAGGGGCTAAGAGGTCTACCCCTCTCGGGGGTAGACCTCGGCTTCGATGTAGAGCAGCTCCCCCGTGGCCGCCACCCAGATGGTGACGTCGCCGTTGGGGAAGTCGAGCTCCGCCATCTTCCTCGCCCGGTGGTCTACCCGAGGTTCGCTGCCCCCCAGGCCGACCAGGATCCGGTGGTGCGGCCTCTCCCGGCCGGAAGGGACGTGTGCGACCACGACCCCTCCCTCCTGGTAGGTGTAGATCTCTACCGGGTCGGGCCCAGGGCCGACCACGGTGGTCACGAGCTTCTCCATGACTACTCCTCCTGCTGACGACCGCGGCAGGCACTGCGCAGGGCGTGCAGTCGCTGGTTGCGCTCCACCTGGTGCCGGCCACGCCACTGCGTGACCGTACCACCGCCGGCGAAGTGCATCTGCCGCTCGACACCCCGGACTGCGCGGGAGTCCCGAAGGATCCGCTCGGTCCGCTTCTTCTTCTCATTCTTGGTCATGTTCACCTCCAAGCTCCTTATGCCCGGGGCGGACCATGTCTTGCGCGTTCTCCAGGATGTGAGTACAACCAGAGGACTAAGAACTCCTGCCTGCTTTCGTCGACAACCGACTACGCCCAGACAGGGCGCCTACTCCCGCGCGAGGTGGCCTGCAGGACTCGCGCACCCGCAGTTTCAACGCATGACCCTTATCCCCTGGTTCTTCGGAGGTTTACAGTGCCCACCCTCGACGACAAGCTGATCCAGGTGAAGGAGATGGAGGGGCGCATCGCGGTCCTCCGGACCTGCGCCAGCTACCTCCGCACGCGCTTCCTCACGCGAGACTCGGGCCCGGCTGTGGCGAACATGCGCGCCCTGGACGGCAGCCCGGTCTCGGAGCCCGTCATCGAGAACCAGGTGGTCGAGTTCGAGCGGGAGGCCGCCAGCCTTGAGAAGGCCGTGAGGGCCGCTCGCACGGCGGAGGTACGCGATGTCTGATCCCGGGAGGGCGGCTGCTCGTCGCGCACGGCTCCTGGAGGAGATCGGGACGGCTTCTGGGACGGACAACTGGGCCTCCAGCTCGAACCCGATCAAGAAGCGCATCGGGCGCCTTGAGGTCGCCTGGCGCGAGGTCATCCAGTGGCTCCTCGAGGACATCCGCAAGATGTTCGCGAACTTCGAGACGGTCAGCGACGCCTACGACATCCTCGACGTGAACATCGCCGCGGTGAAGAGCCTCTGCATAGAGAAGGGAGTCTTCACCGAGGCCGAGTTCGCGGCCCGACAGAAGGCCATCTTCGGGGCGATCGACGCCGAGCGGGCACGACGCCAGGCAGCTCTCGCGCGCGCTCAGGAAGAGCAGCAGGCCGCGAAGGCCAAGGCTGCGGAGGACGCGCCGGACCCGGAGCTCGTCGAGATGCGGAAGAGGGCGGCTGCCACGAAGGACGAGGACCACATCCCCGCGAGCGCCACCATCTTCGGCGGGTAGTCCGTGTCTCGCGCATTGGTGGATTTCCACGTAGGACTCTGGAAGGACGGCACGCTCTGGAGTTGCGGGCACCCAGCGGAGCACGCACTGGCTGACGAGCGAGGCGCGGTGGTCTGCGGGACCTGATAGGGCTACAGTGTACAGGACCAGGCACGCCGCGATCCTGACCAAAGACAGCGCGGCCCTCCATCCCAATCCTGAACCTGCCCTGGAGGGCCCATGTCTGCAGATCAACGTGTTGCTCGCGCCAAGTTCCGCGTTGAGCGTCAAGCCCGATCTAAACCGACGCACGGGAGGCGGGCCGAAGCCCGCCTCCCTCCGCACCGTAGGCGCCCTACCCGTGGCGCAAGCCGGCGAAGTCGCGGATCAGCTCGCCCATCTGGGCGGGGCTGACCCGCGACCCCGCCTCTCCGACCGTGTTCCCGGATGCCTCCTCGTACCTCTCGCGGAGGGCCTCGCTCGTCAGCTTGTCGACGTCGAGGAGGATCCCGGCCTTGGCCAGGGACTTCCGGAACGCACCGCCGTCGTTGATCTCGTAGAAGAGCTCCCGCAGCGCGTCGGCGTTGCCGTCGGTGAGCGCCACGAACGCGCGCCGGACGTGGTCCGGGACGCCCGTGAGGGCTCCGGTCGAGAGCACTGCCTGCGTGTTGTAGTTGGCCACCTACTTCTCCTTCTTCTGCGGGCGGATTCGCCAGATGCGGGTCGGACCGGGCTCCTTCGGGATGGACATGACCTTCCCGAGCCAGTCCTTGTGGTCCGAGCCGACCATGATGACCGGCACGGAGGTGTGGAGTCCGCGACGGTGCAGGACCTCCGGGGCTTCCTCGCCGCTGAAGAAGTTGACCGTGCAGCCCTTCTGCGCTTCCTCGTTCGCGACGAGGATGAGCATGGTGGTCTTATAGGTCTTCGACGGACCCTTGATGGTGGTGACGTTCTTGGGCATGTCAGCGTTCTCCCGGTGTGACATAGAGCACCCACTTGCCAGGGAAGCCGGTGATCTCCATGTGGTCGAAGACGATCTCGTCGATCCGCTCGAGGTCCTGCCACCACTGGCTGCAGGTGGATTCCTCGTCGTCGTTCCAGGGTACCTGCACCCCGTCACCGTCCTCGGTGATGTGGTCGGGCCCGTCCTCGTACTTCACGCGCACGAAGTGGGCGTGGTGCAGGACGCCCTGGATGTAGCACACGCCGATGAGCGCGCTCGGCTCGACGTTTGCGGGGTCCACCGATCGGATGGCCCCGATGGTCGTGCGGAGGAGGCCGGGGCTGTTCGGCCCCTCGTGCCCGCGCATGAAGATCTCGAAGTCCTCGACCTGCGGGTTCTTGGTGTTCGTCAGGAGGATCGGGGATTGCCTCCACGTCGACAGCTCGTCCTCTACCTTCTGCTTCCAGTCGGCGAGACCCCCACTGACGCGCTGCTCCCTCTCCTCAATGGCCTTCAGCTTGTCCTCGGCCCCGCGCAGGTCCTCGATGATGTCTACCAGCTCGCGGTTCGAGAGGTCAGACGGCGTTTCGAGCGCGGCTGCTGCGCGCACGATCAGGTCGATCAGGTCACTCCTGTTCACGGCATCTCCTTGATCCGGACGTAGAACGCCCCGGATCCCCAGTGGTTGAACTTGTGAACCTCCGACCCCTTCCGGTCGGGCATGTCCTTGGCGCTCACCGCCACGACGAACCAGTCGCTGCGCTCCGGCAGGAACGTGCTGATGGGCGGGTCGAGTGGGGTGGGTCGGAAGTCGCGGACGCGTACCGGCGTCACCGGTGATCCTCCGACCGCACTCGGCAGTACATGCAGAGGGCCTCGTACGTGCGCGTGACCTCCATCCGCGCGAGGTGGAAGTGCGGGCCGAGAAGGTCGAGCCCTGCTTGCATCTGGCCGTAGAACGAGACGGCCCGGTCGAGCTCCGCATCGGTGAGTGCATCACCGCGGTGAACCTTCTCGATGAGGTCGGTGAAGCGCTGGTACGCCTCGTCGCGCAGTCGGAGATGCTCCGAGTAGTCATGGTCCGAAAAGACGGTCCCGTCCCAGTGAGGGAATAGGCGGACCTGCTCAGGTTTTAGGGGCATTGTCGTTCTCCTGGTCGTCGTCTTGTTCGTCGTACAGTTCCCAGTACCGCGGGCCGTCCTCAGACGGCTTCCACCACAGAGAAACCAGGAGCAGGACCGCGAAGCCGAGCATCCCAGCCAAGCAGCAGTAGCCGTCGAGGTGTTCCATCACAGCCTCGGGTTGATGCACTCCGCGACCTTCTTGTCGTCGCGGATGCAAAGCACACGGGGGTAGGTGAGGGCGTCGGTCTTCTCGCCCTCGGACTTGTAGGTGCGGTCGGTGTACTCCACCTGGAGCACGATCGGGTAGTCGGCGGGGTCGGAGTACTTTGCGCGGAAGTCGTCCGTGATACCGCCGCCGCACTCGCAGATGTAGATGAGCTCGCCCTTCTTGTTGTACTGGTAGAGGCTCACCGCCCCGACCATGCCGCGGCTGTTGCCGCTCCCCCACTTGCCCTGGACCCCCTGGCCCTTGGCGTTGTTGGGGTCGAAGAGCGCCACGAAGTCGTCCTCGTAGCAGGGCTTGAGCTTCCCGCAGTACTTGCCCGGGCGGTCGGTCTTGCCGCGGAAGTTGTAGGCGCGGTCGTTGTACTGGCCGTCCGGGTCGACCACGACCCAGCCCTCCCAGCCCAGGAGCTTCGTCACCTCGCGGGCGAAGTCGACATCGTCCTCGGGACTGCTCTTCAGCTTGTGCATCCGACGCAGTTGCCCGACCTCCCAGACCTCGATCGGCAAGAACCAGCTGTCACCGGGCCAGGAGGGGATGGCGTGCCCTCCGGAGTCCTTCACCGTGCCGAAGGTATCCCAGATGAGAGAGTACCGCGTCCCCACCGACACGTGGCTGACCAGGTCCTCGCCGCCCCAGAAGGCGACGTCCCAGACGTAGTAGAACGGGGGCGGCATCGTGGCGACGGCCTCGGGGGTGAGGCTCTTCATGAAGGACGCCACGTTCCAGCGCCCGTCGTCCTTCGGGTCGTGCACCAGGTCGCCGAGCAGGATGGTGCGCGGCGGTACGTCGGCCCGCTGCTCGAGCTCCTTGACCATCTCCTGGATGCGGTCCTTCCACTCGAACTGCCCCTCCTCGAGGTGGTGGTGGCGCAGCATCGTGCGCGAGTACGCGTCCACCTTCCCGTCCGGCCCCTTCACGAGGACCATCATCTCGCCGTCGCGCTTCCGACCCAACCAGGCATCGCACGAGCGGAGCTTCTTCTCGAGCGCCACGCTCAGCGTGTTGTCCGGCTTGAAGAACCGGAGATTGATGGGCAGCGTGGAGTTCCAGTCGATGCTGGTCGCCCGCTCCGTGCCCTCCTCGACGTAGCCGTTGCGCACCTTTGCGAGGATGGCCCTCCCGGCCAGGTACAGCGCGTCCTCCTCCGGGCTGACCTCGTTCGCCTTGCCGGGGTTCTTGCACTGCCCCTCGTCCTCGACGAACTGGAGCTTGCCGCCCTCTTCCCCGTAGGTGGTGCGCACGAAGCGCCCCACGACCTCGATGGTCCAGATGCGCGGCTTGCCGGTCCTGGACACCTGCTTGAACTCTCGCTTCTCCACCAGCTTGTCTCCTTGTACTCACAGTGGTAGGTGTGCCGTATGAGCAGCACGAACGTGGAAGTCACGGGTCCTGCGACCCTCGTAGAGCAGAAGGCCGCTGTCGAGCGCGAGATCGACGCCTTCGACGAGTTCTTCACCCGCTCGCCTTCCGTCGGCGGCGCGGGGAACCAGGACCCGCTCCTCCCGATGGAGAAGGCGCTCTTGCGGACGTACCTCCTCGCCCGCCTGACCGGCCTGATGTCTTCTCGCCCAGCGGGGACGTGAACATCCCCTCCCGGAGACGGACGACGTCTCCGTCAGCGCGAAGGGGCAGCGGTGTCTCGCGGAGATCGCTCTCCGTGCTGCAGTACCTGAGCAGGGTCGTGGTGAGCGAGCCCGGGACACGCCGTCCGGCGTTGTCGACCATCCACTTCGCGAACGAGGACACGTAGCAGAAGAGCTCCGGGCGCCAGGTGCTGTAGACCGCGCTGACGGTGTCACCCTCGACCTCGACGAAGCCGAGCGCCCAGAACTCGGTTGGACCCGCTCCGCAGGTTGGGCACTGGAAGAGGCCAGGGGCGATCTCCACCAGCAGGTGCGTGGGTGAGATCGGGCAATGTAAGGGCATATCTTCTCCGCTAAGAAGAGGATGCCTCGCGAGCCACGTGAGCCCGCACGGAGGCATGCGTACCGGTACAGATTGACCCTTATGTACGGATTTTCGCCGGTTATGGGGCGGACCCCCGTCAGGCTGCTTTCGCCTGACGGAGCGCCACGGTCTGCACGATCACCCGCGCGAGGATGAGCCTCGCGAGGTCGTCGGTCGGCTCCCCAAGCGCAGCCTCCAGGAGTTGCCGCTGCTTGTGGGTGACCAGCAGCTTGCACTCCCCGAGCTGCATCTCGGTGACCTCCGAGGTTGAGAACCCCGGTATGGCGGACGCGAAGGCATTCTCGATCTCGGCGTCGAGCGCGGGGAGCTTCTTCCCCCTCGCCTCCCGCTCGGCCGCGCCGATGAAGCG